TCGAAGATAAAATCTTCATCCTCAATTGATTCAACGTTCATACTTACTACGTATCCATCACCTTTAACACTAAAGAAATCATGGTTTTTAGTAGATGTATTCATCGCATTTTCAATAATTGGGTTAATATCTTTATCTTCAAAGTATCCTGGGTAACCTAAGTTAGCTAATGCACGGTTTGCATTGTATTCAACATAATCTTTAACTTCATCGTATAATCCGATTTCTCCATAAATATCTTGAGTATATTTAAGCTCATTTTCATATAAATCTAATAATAATTTATACATTTCTTTTTTAGCTTTTTCTTGTTCTTCTTTAGTTAATGTTTTGAAGATTTCTTGTGCATCAAAACCTGTGAAACTTCCGTGGATAGTTTCGTCAAGTAAGATTTTACGGATAATCTCACCTGAAGTTGTTACTTTACCTTGTCCAGCTAAATATAATGGATAGAAGAATCCACTATAGAAAATATAACTTTCTAAGAATACTGAGGCTACTCTAGCCATATATAAATCATAAGTTTTTACTTCTGGCTTAAATAATTTCATATAGTAACTTTCGATAAGATTTGCTTTATATTGTAGTTCCGCATTATTTGGAACCCATTCATCTAGTAAATAGTCTGTTTCTTTACTTGGAATTAATGATGTGAAAATTGTTGAATAACTCTTAGCATGCATTTGTTCCATCATACCCATAAAGCTATATACAGCCTGTTTTCTCATATCTTCTGTGTGAAGAGATACTAATGGCATACCTTTATCACCTTGTTGAGTATCAAGACCTGTTAGCCCTGCTAATACTTTTTTGTAAGCATCACGCTCTTTATCATTTAAATCTTCATTCCAGCTTTTAATATCTTTAGAAACTTTAAATTCTGTATCTACCCAAAACTGAGCAATGTTTTGACGCCAATACATAAATGTTAAGTCATCTTGTTTATTCCAGTTTACTGCTTTCATTTTTTTAATTCTTTGTTTCTTATGTTTTTAATGTTTAATACTATAGTGTTCAAAAATTATCTGTTAAATGTAGTTGTAATAATTTAAAATTTTCTTTAGGTCTTTTATTAGGTCTTCTGATAATGTTTCTAAATATTTTTCCACACATTCCAACATTCTTTTTCCTTCCTCATTTATGTTTTTGTAGGATGAGGGCAAGTAGTTAAAAACATCTATAGACACCCCTGTTCGTGCTTCCACAATATATTCATTCGTAATAAGACCTTCTTGCATTAACTTTACAATTCTTTCGTCAGCACAAGGTGTTTGTGTACTTTTAAAAAAGTCTGCTAAATTTACATATCCTTTGTATTTTACAACATCTTTATCTAAATCAATATCGACACCTGTGTTTATATAAACACCTATATTTTGTAGGTGCTTTTCAAACTCTTCAATTCTTTTGTACCCGTTTGTATGTGTTTTATTATTCATTTTTTCTTATGTTTTTTAGTAATCTGTATTTGTTTTTATATTAGCCCCTCACCCTATAGCAAGGGGCTGTTTTGTTTGTCCTACTCTTCTACCTTCATCCAACCTAAAAAAGTAAACAGTCTCACGAAGTGTTCTGTCATTATAGAATACCCATACCCAGGTACGTTTAGGAAGGTGTAGTCTTTGTACTGCAGTACGTGGAAGCCAAACTCTGCTAAAACGTCCGCATTGCAGCAATCTCCGTCCAAATAATAATCTTCAGTTCCCCACCCTGTTATTCGGTATAAAACAGTATACATTTCCAAAGAATCGTCTCGCCACTCATCCTTCAATCTATCCACCTCTTGCTCTACCTCATCATCGCTCATTTCCTCAATATTAGGTATAAGTGATTGAAAATAATCATCTGTGGGGTAAACAATCTCCACGTTTTCAAAAAAATCGTTTTGGTCTAACAAGTTAAAGGGTATAGTGTCAAAGTCCCTTCTGAAAAACGTTGTGGCAATGCCATCTCCACTTATCTCAACTGTTTTAAACTCTTTAAATTTTGCGCTGTTAGGGTCAAAGCCTCCGTTATTAAATTGTTGCGCCTGTTCCAATAGTGTTAAATCTTTTTTCATTGTTTCTTAATTTTTTAATTGTTATTTAATTTACTCTTATTCCGTTTTCTGTAAAAAGTACTCCGTTTAGTTTGCAATACTCTGCAAATGCTTCTTTGCTCTCTAAATGCTCTTCTTCTGCTCTAATTTTATCTAAAAAACAGTTGTTAATAATGTTTAATACTTCGAACATCCAATCAAGCAATTTGTCTCTGTCTTCTTTAAGTACTCTTAGTTTGGCAGTTTTATCTGTATACCAATCATTAAACGTTACCGTTCCGCATACAACATCATAGTCTGAATACTCAGAGTCTTTTCGCAGAATATCAAAAAAATACTTTTTAATCTTTAGTTTTGGTAGTTTTTCATTGCCTAAATAGTTTTTACTATCTCCCATTTTAGATAAAAGTTCAATAAAATTTCCTTTCCACCTTGCACTCACTCTATTTTCTTTTGTATAACATCTAACAGAATCATTGACAAAAGTGCCTCCAATAGACTCTACAAATTTTTTAAATTCGTCTGCAATTTCGTCAAATTTATAACTATGTGATTTTGTTAGAAAATACCTGTTTTCCTCGTGTACTTTGTTTTGTACCTTTTCCGATAGTTCATTAAAATAATAAACATTGATTAGTTTCTGTACTTTCATTTTTCCAATATTTTTAAATGTTAATAATTATCTGTTTGTTTTACGTTGCAAATTTACAAAGGTTTTTTGTAACTACCAAATTTTTTTGCAATTATTTTTATAAAATTTTCAACTTTTTTCGTAACTTACTATTTTTCAGTCAGTTATATTTTCGTCTTTTTTGCGTTTAAATCTCAGTGGTTTAAAAATCTTAAGTTTTAACTTGCTCACGTGGTAGTTAAGATTTACTTTAAACGCTGCCTCACCAGCTTTAAATCTTATATCAAAGATTGTTAGCTTTGTGTTTTTATCTACCTGTCCCAGCATTGTAGTATAGCCCACACCTAACTTAATTAAGTTCCTAGATAGGTGCTTCCTCTCTTTGTCTTTTACTTTTTCGTCCTTTGTATCGGAATGAAAAAGTAGCAATTTGCTTCCCGCTGTCCCCACTGTGTAGCGGGGGTGCGTTGCGTCTCCTGTGTCTGCCACTTTCTCCGCGTCCTTTGCTACTACTTCGTTAAGGTAGTTAGCAAGGTGCTCACTTAAAGTGTATCTTATTCTTTTTACTGCTGCCATATACTTCTGTTTTTAAACTCCTAAAAGTTCAGTTATATTTTTATCAATCTTATCAATTTTTCTCAATTCTTTCTCTATCTGCTTAAGCACTTCTTGTTTTTCTGCAAAAAGTTTAGCAATGTTATAAGATACCTCTTCCAACTCATTGGAAGTTTTTATCTTATCTTTTAACTTATCTTTGATTTTATTTTTTAATTCGCTTATTGTAACTTTCATTTTTTATTTTTTACTTATTTATAAAATATCTACTTCTTTAAAATCTAAATACGCATAATCATCTAACCATTTTTCGTTTTTACCTTGTTTTAAGCTGTTTAAAACTTCGTTGGCGTACGATTCTATCTTTTTGTCTGTGGTACTCAGTGGAAAATAATCACCAACATAAGGTCGTATTACTTTCTTTATTCTTTCTATAAATTCTACTTCGTTTATATTATTTATATCATTTACGGCAAATAATACTTCAGTCTCTTCTGAGTCATCGATGATATGATTTAATGTTATTACTTTCATTTTCTTTGTATTTTTATTAAGTTATTAATGTTTTTACATACTCTCAAAAATTGCTTCTTTTAGTTCGTCTCTGTAGTCTTCTACCTCAAAGACTTTGTCTTCATCGTGTGTAATACGTCCGCTTAATTTTTTGCGTATTATAGATGCTAATTCGTCTCCGAAGCTGTAGTTATTTACATACGCTTCTGACTTCCACGTCCCATAGCCGCACCACTTTTTACTTATAGATATTAGTTTTATATCTACACTTTCAAAAAGTGTGTCCACAAATTTGCTAACTTCCTCTTCTACTTCCTCAATATTTAAGGAAGCACATTTTAATTTTAATTTTTCAAACTCTTTTTTCATTGTTTACAATCTTATTCTTTTGTTGTTTGTGTTTACATTATCTCCATACATTGATTTTAAAACGCGGTGATAAAATTCTCTTTTGGCTTCATCCGTCCCTACTTTTTTGCCCATATTTAGATAACTCAGTAACTTATACATTACCGATTCTGCTATACATTGCTTCTGAGTTGTATAGTAAAAAAGTAGCCCATAAAATTCTCCAAAGTGTCCGTAATAGTCGTAAGCGTCTATAAGGTCATTGTTTTTCACTCCCTCCTCTAATATCTTAACATTTACGCATAACGTTTTATCGCAATAGTGTAATTTTCTACCCCTCTCAAAGTCGCCCTTATCTATGTAAGTTTTTGTAATTACTTTAACTTTTACGTTAAACTCTTTTAAGGTGAAAATCTTTGTTTTTTCTATTATTTTACCTACTTCTTCTAAATGATTTTGCAAATACATAACAATTAAATTTTTAGTGCCTTTGTTAATACTTTTTATATTAGCCCCTCACCCTATTAGCAAGGGGCTGTTTTTTGTTTTTATACTTCCTTTCCGTTTGCTGTAAAATAATAAGTATATAAATCGTACATTTCGGCTACATAATCATAGGAAGTCTCATAATCGTAGCTATATTGTAAGTTAGCAAAAAGCGTATTATTTAAAGTTAAAATAAGTTCTTTTAACCACTTGTATAAAGAATCTAGTGCTTTATCTATGAGCGGAAGTTCTTTTTCGTTTGCGTCTTTTTTTGTAGTCTTCTATGTTTATATTAAAATAATCTACAAATCTGCAATTTACTTCCGCTGTATAGTGTATTAGCTGCCTATCAATTAGCATCCTTATAAGTTCTTTGTTTTCCAACCCTTCTATATCTTTATCCGCTAGATAAGTATAAAGTTCGCTATTTTCGCCTTCGTACGCATCGATTAACTTTTCTATATCTATATTTAAATTATATTCTAATTTGTTACGCTCCAAATCAAAATGTAAAGAATCGATTTGTACGTCTATACCTGTGGAATAAAACATTTCCAAAAAATCTTCTTTATCAGTCTCATACCAATCTTCATTTAAAAATCGGTATATATCTTTGTTATAGATTGATTTTTGTACCTCTTTAGGTAGTTCGTCAAAGGTAAATACCTCCACGTAGTTTTTGCCGTCTATTTGTTTTACTATTTCCATATTTTTTAATATTTTTTAATTGTTTTTGCAATTCTTAATTTATAGGTAGGCAGTTTAAAGACTTGCCCAGGTCTGTACATATTAACCAAACAGTTTGTATAATTCTAATTTTTTACCGTTGTAGTTAGCTAATTCGAAGCCTAACTTATCCGCACCCAGGTAGTAACTAATATTTAAATTTGTGCATTCGCACCCGTCCGCTATAAGTTTGTCCGCATACTTAAGTGCAGCCTTCTTTGATTTAAACTCTTTAACCCCCTCAAAGGCGGATACTATACAATCATCACCAGGTGCAACAGTATATATAACTTTTTCCTTTGTACCTGTTTTAGGTCGTTTTTTCATTTGGTTTAAAAAGTTATTTAATGTAGCGCAGTTTATACTTGTACCCCCACAAACGTTTTCAGAAGCTAATTCTTTTGCAAGTGCATACATAATCATCTCTTCCTTCGTTTGCATTGTGTTACTTGTACTAAAATCATAATCAAAATAATACCCTTTTTCACTGCTTTTGATTAGATACTCAAAGATTCGTCTTTCTATTACTTTGCCGTCCAACTCAACCATATACCACCCTTCCACATACACGCCTTTCTCTTTGTCTATAACAGTTGCAGCTATTTTGATTTTTGTTTGATATACTTTTACTGCCAACCTAATTACTTCTTCATTAGGTAGTGATGTTATTAGTTTTGCTCTCATACTATTTTAATTTTTTAATGTTTGTACTTATTTTTTGAGAGCCTTTGCACTCTCATTTGTAGAAGTGTTACTTCTTACATTTTGACGTTGCAAAGATACGGCAAAAAGATTATAACTTCCAAATTTTTTCGCAATTATTTTCATAAAATTTTCAAAGTTTTTTGTAACTTATTGTTTTTCAGTAACTTATAAAATAAGTTTTTTCTTACTATTTTTAAACTATTAAGAAAAACGCTAACAATTTTATCCAAAAAATTAAACAGTTAGCCGTCTAACTTGCATATAAAAACGCTATTTTTTACCCGTTTTTAGCCGTTTTATTTGTGTCGCTTCTATCTATATAGGTAGCAAGGTAGTACGTTTTTATTTGCCCCGCTGCAGCACATACACCCCTCACCAGGTCCAGGAAGCTACACCCACCCGCGCCCTTTGCGTTGTGTTTTTGTCCCTGTGTAGTACCAACCACCGCGCGCAAAGAAGGCAGCCCAGGAAGTGCCCTATGTTACCTTTCCAATCGATACACCACGAAGCACCCCAGGAAGCAAGTTATATACTAATTAAAAAAATAGCCGTTTTTATAGCGTTTTAAATGTAGGAAGGTATAAATATATTACTACAATATAAAAACGGCTAAAAAACGGCTCAAAATTAGTTTTTGGATATAGATACAAATAAAAAAAGCCGTCTAATATATAGACGGCTCAAAAAATTATTTAAACATAGAAAAAAATTAAACTAGTCTTTCCATCACCCCTTCCTTCTCAAACTTATATAACTTGCTTGCAATTTGGAAGGGACTCAGATATGTTGCAAGTATATAGCTGCCTTTGTACCTAGAATTTGCGCGCGCTTTTGTTAGCCCAGACTTTTTGGCTAGTTTCTCAGCTTTTGCAATCGCTTTTTCACTGAAGCCTTCTGAGAGGTCTAGGAAGTACATTATTGGAACAATGTAGCGCGGCGTCCCAAAGACGTTGTTATCAATTCGTGTTAAGTTGTTAGCTATTACGTTTACAGTTTGTCTTTCGTTGTTTATGTTTGTATTTGTGTCCATCGTTGTAAGTGTTTAAAATTAGATAAATTAATGTTTTTAGATTGAGAGGGCAGCCCAGGAAGCCGCCCCCGTGTTTGTTTGTTTATTTTACTGCTTCAGTTACTTGCATATAATCGTACAAGTCGATGCCCGTGTCGCTAATTTCGTAGTACAACCACATTGAATCAAGTTTTTCATTCTTAAGGATAAAATCAATAAGAGTGTAAAAAATGTAGTTATCTTTTTCTATAGCAGCGGGCTGCAAAGATAGCAACCAGGTAGCAAGGTCGTTACTGTAATAAGAGAAGAAGCCATCGCAGCTAGTAAAATTATTTTTCAGATACACTTCAAAAGCGTCTATATTTGCATTAACATAATCAAAACACAAGTCCAAAAACGACTCAGATATATTCCAATTGGTATGTATCTCATCTGTAGCAAAGTTATATTCTTTCGGCTGCCATAATTTTTCAAAGGTAGCAACCGCTTCAGAATCGTATGCAGCAGCGTTCAGTATCTCATTAAGTTTAACGCTAACGGCTGCAACCGCTTCCACACTAAAGGCTTTATAAAACGCTTCGTAATCGAATGATAATCTAGAATCATCGTATACTAATGAGTCGTCGTTATAGTCGTTGTACATTTCGATTGCATTTAATTCTAAAAAATACAACTCAAAAACACCACTGAAGAAGCCAGTGAATAAGGGTAATTTGGTATTAACTAACATAATAAAACAAAAATTTAAATTAAACAAATATTTATATCTCAGAAGGCTGTTAATACCTTCATTTTGACGCTGCAAAGATACGGCAAAAAACAAATACAAAGCAAATAAATTAAGCACTTTAACAAAATTTTAACACAACTTTTTTCATAACAAGTTCAAAAACAAGTATTTATAAAACGCATTTAATAAAGACAAAAAACGCTATAAAAATAAAATTGCGGTTGGTGCTGTTACTACCTTGCTACCTTGCTGCAGCACTATAATAACAGTAACACAACTAAAAAAATATATACAAATACAAATAAAGCAATTACACCCCTAAAAAACACACTAAAAGAAGCAAACTAACATAAATATACCTAAAAACTATATAACACGGCTAAAAACGTCTAAAAATAGGTAAAAGATAGATACCTATAACATTAACTAACTACCTATATAAGTAGGAAGCAAGGCATTAGGATATACAACTACACACCGCGCAAATAATTACAGTATGCAGTACAGGAAGCACCGCCCCCGTAATAGCGTCCCAGGAAGTAGCGGCTGCAGCAATATGGATATAATTGCAGTATATAGAAGCAGCATCACCCCCTAAAAAACGTAACCCCCTGATTATCAAGGGATTGGCTCGGATATGAAAAATTTTTTGCCGTTGGTGCTGTTATGCCACACCCTTGCTACCTTACTGCATCCTATATAACAATATAATACTACACTACTACACCATTAGACTATATAACTATAACACTACCTAACTATATAGATAACTATAAATAAAAGCTAATAACTATATACATACAACTAACTAATAAATAGTACATACAACTACAACCCAAACACGAAGCACACTATTACACCCCCTTATTATAGCAATTACAATCAATCAAAAAGGGATATATACATACAATAATAGTATATTAGACTACTGCCTTTTTTGTATCACCAGGTTAGACCCCCGCCCCTACACGCACCCCTACAAACTTGTAACAAACTGATTTACAAGCACTTGTAAGCACCTCAAAGGCTATTAATTTCGCTCCCCGAAGCAAGGCAGAGAGTATATTTTTCTACTTATTTGCACCTCGATAGTAATTTTTGCTACAAGGTATAAAAAAAGTCGGGGGGTATAACTTGCTTCGTACTACAAAAAGCCGTTTAAGTAGAAAATTTTTCTGTTAGCCCTGTTTTTAGGTTGTATTTGCCCCTTCCACGCCTCTCAGATAGAAAATTTTACTACCTTGCATACAACTGTAGCCGCTGCACGACACTGCACGACACTGCACCCCGTACGTACTGCAATTATTTGCCGTCTTTGCATTTGCTACCTATATAATAAAAAAGTACTGCACCTATATAGATGCAGTACAAGGAATATATTTGTTTTAGTATGTTACTTAATTAATTTTAATAGTGTCTCAATTGGTTCGGAAGTGTGGTGGAATTTCTCCCACAAAGGGTCAATTACTGTATAATAATTGCAACCGTCTTTCATTACTACAAAGACCCTATTAACTCTGTAGGTACGTGCGTCGTATTTTACACGCAAAAAACAATTACCGTTTGCACCCGTGCCTTCCATTGTTATACGAACCCCGTCAATAATGTACTGCACCCCTTCCAACATTCTAGGGAAGTCGTTGTACTTATCATTTTTACACACTATATCATTAACGGCTTTTTCTTTTCTGAGAGCCTCAAAAAGTTTATTAACGGTCAATATATTAAATAAATAAGAGTGTTTTTGAGAGTCCGCACAATCTAACAGCAAGCTAACAATATTTTGCACGCGGCTTTTAGGTACAACCGTCTTTGCGTCTAATTTTATAGTAAGATTATACCCTTCACTTTGCAAATGTATGTTGCGCATACGTTTGCCCGTATAAAAATCTAATACTTCGTTGTTCTCAATTGAGAAGCCACTTCCCGTCCACTCACCCTTCTCAGTGTTTAATAGTGTCGCTAATATAGCGGCTTTAACTTCTTTTACTGTGTTTAACTCTTTAATCATTTTTTTCTATGTTTTTTTAATGTTTTTTTGATTTGTCAGTACATTGTTGGGGCGGGCTTCGTTGTTAGTTGTTATTGTTTTTTTATAAATATCTTTAAAAGTAGTATGTAGTCTATTATTATAAGGTTGAGAGTTAATAGCAACCAATTGCAAGAAGTTAATGCAATTACGCAAAAGATTGTATTAACACAAATCAAAAATACCTTACTTTTTGCGTTTAACTTGTAGCACTCAGAAAAGTGCATCAATGTTAAGAAAAAGAATATACCTACACAGTACACAACCGCTAATAAATTTTGCAAGTCGGTAGCTATTAGTAAGCCAAAAAACGCTACCGCATTAGGTAGCAAGGTCAATTTTACATTTAAATTTTTCATAGTCTAGTAATTTTTTTGATATGTTTTTAAATAGTTTAAACGCCCGCCCCAATAAATCAATGTACTTGTATAAAGTGTAATACCTTTGTTAGTATTACAATGCAAATATACGACAAATTTTTAACATAGCAAACAAAAATAAGATTTTAACACAAATTTAACACAACTTTTTTCGTAACATACTCAAAAACAAATAGTTATATACACACAATTAACAAATGAAAAAGAAGCGATTTGCGGCAAAATAGCACCCGCAAAATAATAGTAGCAAGCACCCCGCACGCGCGGGCAAATACGTGGCAAATAAGGCATAAATAGGGCATAAATAGTATGCAAATAGTTAGTTAGGTAGTAAGTAGCTACTCAATAAATAAAACTTAAAAACGTATGCAAGTAAGAATCGCACGCGCGCACAAAATTAGGGTACCTTTTTACAAGGTAGGGGGTAGGGGCAAAAAACTTTTCAGAGGCGGGGGAGTTGGGGAGGGGTGGTCGCTTGACACTGATACTTAAATCAAATTTCAAAACTCACTCACCTACACACGAAGCGTCTTACACACATATACTTTTTGCATATAGTAGTTACTTACACAAGAGTTCTATCACACTCTATTGTTTATTGTCACTATTGTTTATTGTTGTTACCCCCGACACACAAATGTAATGTTTTGTTATCTCTATGTATATATGGATAGGTAGTTATGTTCTTTGGTGGCAATGGTAAGCAACAGCACCCAACAGAATTTCAGTTTTCACTCCGCACCCCTTGCAGCGCACCCAACCGCGAACCCATTTTTGCAACCGCAGCGGTACGATTGTCGGGTATGTTTGTCAGGGGCGGGGTATGTAGAGATTGTTGATGCAGGTAGGGGTAGAAGAAAAAACAACCTCCCTAAGATACATAGAGAGGTTGTAAAATAAAAATTACTAAATATATATATAGAAATGTATGAAAAAATAGGCTCTTTTTGGAAACTCCTTACGTAGGAGGGGCTGTTAAAACCCCTCACTACTTCTGGAGAAAAATTTACTTTACAATGAATACAAAAAAATTTGAGTTAAAATCCTTTCTTCTTTCCGTGCGCAAAGATACAACATTTTTTCATTCTTGTCAAGTATTTTAGCAACTTTTTTGCAAAATATTTTTTTGGCTTGCTTTCGGCTCGCTGACTTACAAACACTTAGCATTAGAATAAACTATCTGCTGTTATACTCTTATCGTGTTTGGTATAAGCGGTAGGGCGTTTAGCGAAGAAGTCGTCTAACTCGTTACTAAACACTTCTTCTTCAAACCACATCATCGGCTTTATATCTTCTTCTGTAAGCTCGAAAGGAGGTTTTAGCTTTAGGTCTAAGAAAGAGTTGTTGAGTCTATAACGCATATAGTTACCCAAGTCTTTTTTAGATACCTTTTCTAACTCTCCTTTCTCAAAAATCCAATCAAGGAGTTCGTCCTCCATTTTAATGTACTCTTGTATAAAGACTGTGGCTTCTTTCTCCGCTTTTTCTCTAAATTCGGGCTGCTCCTCAAAGATTTTAGAGAGTATCCAGGTCCCTGCTTGTGCGTGAGTCAACTCGTCAGTTGAAGACCACGCTATCATATTAGCCACATTTTTCATATACCCTTTAAAATGTGAGAAGTAAAGGATAGTAGCGAACTGACTAAAGAGAGACGCATTCTCAACAACAAGAGTGAAGAACAATAGTTTCTCCATTATGTTGTCTTTGTTCTCGTTGAGGTAGTCTTTTAGTACGTGGTAACGTTTCTTGAATACAGGTATATCTAAAATGTGTTCAAACTCATTGACGTGACCTAACACTTCAAGCAGTCGTGCATAAGCCTCCGAGTGCCTACAGTTGCCTGAAACACAAACACTTTTATTTCGTCTTACCACCACACAGCCTGTGGGTACTTCAACACAATACACAAAATCGTTATAATCCACTTCCTTTCGATAAGGATATACTGATTTATCAGTTCTAACAATAGTTAGAGCATAACAAGTCTTAGAAGATTTCCTCACAGGGTCACCATACGGATTTTCTATTTTCAAACTCTGTTCTGCAGTTCTATTCACACCTTTACAGCTTCTGTATCCTGAGATAGAACAGATTTCTATCACTTTATCCACCGCCTCTTCTCTACTATTGTAATATGTAAAATGATTGCAGTCAGGCTCTTCTGAACAATCCCACAATCTAAGTTCTTCAAGGAACTCTTTTCCCCATTCTGCATCAATATCCTCAAGTTGTATATACGAAAAAGTTTTTATTTTCCCAATAATATCGAAAGACACGTGGTCTTTTAAAGACGCGTTTATTCGAACTTGACCTCTATCTCTATCTGAAACTTTATATTCTATTTTCAAATCATCAAGAAAAGATAAAAGTCTTTTTATTTTCCGTTCTTTTTGCAAACTGAAAGTGAAATCCAATCTCCCTGATTCCTTACCTGAAGGGGTGTTACCAAACAAACTACCATCAGCTTGTATAGCAATAAGAAGTCTATCTAAAGTTGTAAACTCCTTACCACCTTTTTTATAACCTGAAACAGGAGTTATATAGTTCTTACCCCACGTACCTTCACAAGATTTTGATTTCTTAACTACGTGCGAAGTTGGGTGTTCTACAATAATTTCGTGGTTAGGAGTCACCATCAGGTCTATGGTTTTACCATTGTAATGGTGCATTTTACCCTTATAAGGTTTCCTTATATAACTTAAAGGTTTCACGAAAGATATGGATTTGTCTTCCATATTGTACTGCGCCACCTTGTCCTCTTCCGTCAAGTCCTCAAAGCGTTTGAATCCATCGTTGGTGAGTATCTCGGTGTACTTGTCGAAACATTCACTCTCCCCGAATGACATACCTAAGTTGTTGAACTCAGGTTTAGGAAACAGTTTGTAAAGGTCTCCCCAAAAGGTTTTCACCGCAACCTCTATCTGAGCAATACCCAATAACGAACGCTTCAGTGCCTCACGTTCCACATCTGTAAGATTGGATTTGTAGTCCTGTACATCAGCCGTAAATTCAACCTCACTATGTACCCAATAAGACTTACTCATCGCGTCTGTAAACTTTGTTACTTCAGGGTACTCAAAAGGTTTGTACGCCTCTCTTTTGTCAAAAATTCCCATTTTATTTGTTTTAAAAAATTAATTTACATAAATAAAAAATGCTTTGCTGAATAAATGTGAGATTAACCAACACATTCATCTCGCAAAACATTCGAGTAAAACCTAAAACCGAACTTCTATAAAAACCCTATCACCTAACCAACTGAAAAAGAGATGCACAGCTTAGGAAAACCTTTTCAGACCATCATTTAAGTTCGTCTTACTTCAGTTTATTTCCTTAATCATAAATAACATATAAAACGAGAACCTTCACTTAGAGTTGTTAGGACATCTAAGCTACTATCTCAGGGTTTGTTTTCTCACTCTGCCCTCAACCGCAGCGAGGTGTGGGAGTAAGTCAAGTCAAAAATAAAATTAACCGTTATGAAAAATATCAAACTATCTACGAAAACTATTGAATATTTATGAAAAATATCAACTACCGTTACCTAAAACAAAGTCTTAAGTTTTGCACACGATTACAAGTCAATTGAATGACGGTGTAACCCGTACAGGCGTACAGCAAGCCCCTATCGGGTACTGAAATTCCCCGAATACTTTTCTTAAAATGTTAAGCGAACCATTTAAATCCGCATTTATTAATTTGTTAGTACTTGTTTTAAATAATCCTCTTGTTATACGTTTTCCTAAATAAGAGTCTTTCTTTTGTAAAGGCTCGTTATCTAAGAAACTGCATTTAGAGGTGTAAGACTCCTCTGTAAGAATGACGTTTATTCCCTCTAACTTACACTTGTATTGCAGTTGAGTAACAAAAATGTTAAAAGATACGTATGTAAAAGATTGATTGTTTACCTTCCCGATTGAAATGTTTTGTTTCCACTCCTCGTTGTAACCTATTACAAGAGTACTTATCTTATTGGAAACTAAGAAATTCACTATTTTTCGAGAAGATTTATGTAAATAATCTTTAACTCTATTGTTCCTTTTTTCTGTTATTAATGCCAACTGTTTAGAACTTTTACTGTCTTTTGTGAGACAACTTTGTAATTTAGCTTTGTGTTTATTCCAACGCTGATTTATAGATTTTAAAGGTCTGCCGTTTATAATAAAAGGCTTTTCTACGTTGGAACAAACTGTAGCTAAATTATTTAAACCTAAGTCTATAGCAGCATATCTTTTGTTGTCTTCAAGTAAAGGCTTCTCAGCTTTAACATAAACAACTTCGATTATGTAATGGTTGGTCCTAGGTAGAACTCTAACTTCTTTTAAAGCCTCTAACTCAACTTTAGTCTTTATAACATTAGAAATGTTAGCTAATTTTATTAAACCTTTCCTTAAAAACGTTTTAGATACTGCGCGCTTTTCAAAAGTAGCCACATATCTTCCTTGTTTGTCTAAGTATCTAGGTATTCTTATAGGTTTGTTGTAATCTTTATTCTTTCTCTTCTTAATAAGAGAAAAGAAAGATTTAAAGTTTCTGTCAACTAACATTAAGATATTATTAGATACTTTTGAATTTAACGCATAATAATCCGCGTCTTTAGAATCAATCATTAATCGATTGACACCATAATAATTTAAATACTCCTTAGTGTTAAAATAATGTTGTCTAACAAGATATAACGCTTTGTTGTACAGATTTTTAGATAGAAAACATACATTATCCAATTCCTTGAATAAAGGATTTTTAGGCTTAATTATATGTCTTTCTGTTAAATACATTCTACCTCTTTTATTGTCTTCTCTGTAACTCTATGTACAAAAAATACAAAACAATGTCAGTTACAATGATAGTAGCAACCGTTGGTGATAGTGGCAGGATTCGAACCTGCGAACCCGAATGGGAACAGTTTTACAGACTGCTTGCTTTAACCACTTGCATACACTACCAGTTACTCAGCATTCTTTGCGCAGATGAAAGGAATCAAACCTCTGCCTGTTGTTTTGGAGACAACCATTCTCTCACTAAACTACATCTGCAAAATCACACATCCTCGCGGAAGAGGAGGGATTCGAACCCCCAAGCCCATAAGACCACTGTTTTCAAGACAGTTGCGATACCATTCCGCCACTCTTCCGTTTCCTAAAACAATCTCATAATTCTCGTATGTTGGAATTAGCAAAAGCATTGACAGGTCAGTCTGTTGTTTTAGCTTGAGATTGAGTTAGGTTTTTGAAGCGGGGATGGGATTCGAACCCACGACTTGAGGATTATGAGTCCTCCGCGCTGACCTCTACGCTACCCCGCAATGTAAACACTAAAAATTAATTTTCCTTTTTATTATGAAAAAACCAAGAAACGTAGGTGGGATTCGAACCCACGTGAGGAGTTAGCCTCCCGCTTTATCCAACGGAGGTCAAATCACTGCTACTTGACCTCTCCAAGCTACTACGTTTTTCCAACTCTTTGGAGTAGAATGTTTAATTTAAATTTTAATAAAATATGAGTATAAAGTTTTCCAACTTCGCACAGAAAGCAGGGCTCGAACCTGCAACTCTCGTTCGTTTTTTAGGACATAAAACTTAGGTTCAAAACTTGCGAGTGAGTCTACTAAATTCCTCTATTTCTGCATTTGACAGCCTTATCTCCCGACCAAGCTGTCCTTACAAATACAAACCATTAAAAAAACATTAAAAAAATTACCCATATCAAGTAATAATTACTAAATATAAGAACTTGTGAGCAAGGTAGGGCTTGAACCTACATTCCCTCCTGGTGGCAGCCATAAATAAGGCGGCTTTGGAAGTTTCCTAATCTTAGAAGACTTGCTCGATGAAAAACATTCAATTAAATGAAAATAGCTTCTTTCGTAATTTTCGTGGAGGCAGGTGGAATCGAACCACCGACACCGAGCTCTTCAGGCTCGTGCTCTACCAACTGAGCTACACCTCCAAAAAAGGTAGTTTTGTTTACCCGACTAACTACCTAAAAAATTCACCAAATCAATTAACATTCTATTTTTGTAAAAATTTGCGGTCGGTGAAGGATTCGAACCTACGACAAGATGGTTAACAGCCATCTGCTCTACCAACTGAGCTAACCGACCAGTAGTTTTATTTCACAACCAACCACTTAATTAATATTAATGCTTATGAAAAAATTGTTCTTTTGGAGGATGGGATAGGACTCGAACCTATGTCTCTTACCACTATACCGCAGCACCGCTTTACCAACTAAGCTACCCAACCAAATAACCCTCGTCTATCATCCCGACCGATAAGGGAGAAAGTATTCAGTAATTCAATCTATTAACAAATAATTATCTATGTTTGAAAAATTTTGAGTACGAGGACAGATTCGAACTGTCGCGCTCCTCACGGAAACCAGATTTGCAGTCTGGCGGGTTCAACCACTCCCCCACTCGCACTTCATTTTATATGGACAATCTTTCGCAAAACATATTGAACTCGTTGTATCTACTTGTTCTCTCATTTTTACGTTGCAAAGATACGATGACTTTTTGAAACTTCCAAATATTTTTGCAACTTTTTTTCAAAAAAATTTAAAATTTTTTGCAACTTGTTGATAATTAAGAAATTAGCAAATTGATAACTTCTGAATATTCTCGTTGTATCAAATTTATAAGAGTGAAATTCAAATCAAACATTCCTCTATCCATCGCAAACATTACATTCAATTCTTCCCACACAATCCTCCGTAGTGGTAAATCCTGCGCGCCAATATGGGGGTATCTCTTGACATAATCCACTAAATTCGCATAAACTCTGTCTTTCACAATTGTGAGGTCTTCAGTCTTAATCTTTATCTGCGTGTGGGACTTCTTGATGTTGTCTTTAGGGTCTCCTTTTAGTACTTTACCCACAAGAGTTCCTATAGCCTCTCTTTTACTTACAACCTCAACCTCCTTTTTTAAAGGAGATATTTGCACAAACCTTGAGTAGAAGGTCAATTGGTGGAAGTCACTATCGGCAGATACACAAGTTACCCTATCGTAGGCAGCGTTCCTCGCATAAGTCGCAACAATATCGTCAGCCTCTAAAACTTCTTGACACACATAGAAAGGCTGTCCTTGCAAAGTGAGTTTCAACTCATATAACAACTTGTTAAATCTCTCATCCGCACTCGGTTTTCTATTCTCCTTATAATCGGGATACAATTTTTTCCTCCAATAAGTTGATTTTTTACTATCTGAAACAATTTTAAAGTTGGAGGTGTTACAAGAAGGAAACCAACTACTCACATATTCCATTAGTCCATCCATACTTAGTTTGTTACCTTTGTGTAAAACATAGGATATGTTATTTAGGTCAAATAGTATAATCGAACGAGGGTCATACGCAACCTCCGCAGCCTTGCCCTGTAGTTTCATACATTGTGCCGCAATTGCGGTTTTCTGACTTGCAGTGAGGGAATTAAAGCCGTCCAAGTTCTTAACAAGCCACACCCTGTAAGATTCAGGTACTTCAGACAACCTTTTACCCTTGTGCGCACCAAATGTTAACTTAAAGTCGTTCAAATTCTCTTTTTCCAACTCTATAACCTCGTCCAACTGCTCAATTGTCATCTCTGCACCCATCGGAGTACCTGTTAGTAGGTGCGTGTTATTGAAAACACCCCAACCATAACCCTCCTTGTTGACGACTCGAAGGTCTTCTATCTTACCAAAACGCTTAACATTGTTACAAAAATCTATTATCAAGCACTCTTTAAGGTTTGGATACTCTGGATTTCGCACCCCACGACCAAAAATTTGGTAAAGTAACGCTAAAGAGTTGGTAGGTCTCGCCATTATAACTGTCTGTAAATCAGGCTTATCAAATCCAACAACCATTACACTTTGATTTGTTAGTATTTGTATTTTATTGTTCTTAAAATCTTCAACAATTTTCGCTCTGTCCTTTTTCTTAGTCATCCCATCAACACAAGCAGCCTTTTCTCCCAAACTTTCAGCAAGAATTTTAGCATTTTCAACACTATCCATAAAAACAAGAGCATTTTTACCTTCTTCAATTAGTTTTTTACAGCGTTTAAACACATTTTCATTAACACCTTGTTCAATAATCGCTCTCTGTACGGATTGTTCGGTATATTCAGCACCTGTTGAGTTCAATCTTAGAGATGAAGTGTCAAAATCCCACATTTCATAGTTCAATTTAGCCCAAAACTTGTCTCTCACAAGTTCTTGTATCTGTGTAACGTGGATTATATCCTTAAACACTGTAGGTCTTCCACTTGTAAGCATATTTAACTGGGTCCAATTGTTACGAAGGTCTCCGTACGTCTTTAATCTAAAAGGAGTGGCGGTAAAACCTATGATGTGAGTAGGTTTAAGGTCGTCAATGAACTTTCTAAACATAGAACCCTCTTCAGGAGGATAAGACGCGTGGCATTCATCAACAAGTAACACTTTGACACCTCTTTCTTGGAAAGTTTTACCTAAATCTTTTACAGAACCTATGGTGGCAAAAGTGACGTGTCCTATTTCTTTCTGACCAGCAGAGGCAGAATACACAGACGCAAAGTTTCCATAGGACTCATATTTCTCAAGATTTTGTTTCAACAACTCTACAGAAGGCTGCAATACAATAACAGAGGTCTCACATAGGTTAGCAACAGCACCTATGAGGATTGATTTTCCGTATCCTGTTGGAGCTACAACAACAGCAGGCTTCGGTTTGTCTTGCAATAAAAACTCCTCACAAGCCTTTACAGCAGCCTTTTGATTATCTCTTAATTCATATTTCATTTCTCTATAATTTGTCTTTTAAGGTGCAAATTTACAAAGGTTTTTTGTAATACGCAAGAAAAAAGCATCTTTTTTTAACCGAAATTAAGATAAGATGCTGATTTACAGATTATTATTACTTCTTATGCGAAACCTTTTTCCATCAATCTCCTGCTGTAATTGGCGTTGAACATAGATTTTACTGTCCTATAACGGAGTATGTACTTCTTACCTGCTGCCACATTTCTAAAAACTCCCCTCTTAATACTCTTCGAAAACGTCCCACCCATTGTCCAACCTAACTTTGCGTAACCGTTTCTAAAAATATCAGTAAAAAGACTAACATTATAAAAATAACCATCCGTCTCGTGTATGATTTTGGTTTTCTTCATAGTCTTAAAGTCAATCATTCTCACTTTTTCAGGAGTAACCCAAACAGCCATATAACCAATTTTATCCAGAACAACACCTGAACGTCTGTTTATAAGTTCGTCCTTTATGACTTCAAACAGCTTATTCACTATCACCCTCTGGGATTTTCTAAAAGGTCTATCTTTCTCAGGTCTCTTGTAAGCTCTCTCCATAAATTCGTAAAAATCAGCTTGGGATAGATTTGTACCAGCTTTTATCTTATTGATGTAGTTGTCAAGTTCAACCCCTTCACTTTTTTTAAAGATTTCATAAAGTTCTTCACGTATACTCTCTCTAATTTCAGCTTCTTCGGGTGTGAGTGACAGCAAATAGTTCTTGTAAGCCTTTTGATGTCTCGCGTTCCTCCGCTCAGCAGCCTCAATTTGTTTCTTTGTTCTACGAATAGGTTTCATTCTGTGTTTTTGTTAAATTTATTGTTGTGTTTGTGTTTTTTGATGCTCGTCCATATTAGGGTTTTCGTCAATTGTAACAGCCTTATAGAACGAAGCTATCTCTTTAAGCGTCTCTTGTATCACTATTTCCAACAATTTATCAGGACAATTAAACTCATAGTCCCAACCCTCTTTACAACCGTCACAAGCGTCTTCGTCTTTACAACCACTTGCGTCCTCAACTTCATCTAAAGAAACGGGAAGCAAGACCACATTCACTAATTCAATCTCAGAATCGGGCAAGTAAAGGTATCCGTCCTGTATGTAGTAGTTGTTCGGTTTTATAAGGTTTGCAAATTGTCGATTTTTTTGTAGCGCGTACTTCTGAGTGGTGATAGGAGTAAACTCTATTTCTCCACCCACAGACGAAATACTCACTATTGAAGCACCAAATCTACTAAAAACTGTTTCAGGAAGTTTCTTAACGGATTTCATTAAGTTGTTACAACGTCTAAACTCTAATATGTTACACTTCACGGCATCATCACGCTTTAATTGAAAGCATTTTATTGTCTTGTACAATTTGTCTTCTTTATAAAGGCTTCTGTCGTGTAGTTTCTGTGCTATATAGAACTTAGCTTTGTTTTTAGCCGCCCTTAAAATAAACCTCCTTGAAATATGTTGGTCTTTGTTGAGGGTTCTAAGATTATTTACAACCCTACTCACTAACTCTCTATTTGTCATACTACGTACTAATTTTGTATAGCACAAATATACAAAAAATAAAGACTAAAACCAAAAAGGTAAAAATCACAACCTAATCGTTACTACTTGCAAAACGCTCTTTACTCGCAGTGGAAACAGACTGAAACACACCCTGCCACATCTTCATATAAAAATCGTATGCTGTTTTTATTTTGTCGGAGAGTTGAGACACTTTTTGTATTTCTTTCTTAACCGCTAAATATCTTGCGTCTATCTCAACAAGTTTATCAGCCTGTGCCACAGATGTTGCCTTCCCGTTCTCGTCTTTCCTACTCTCAGTAATATCTTTCAGAATTGTTGTACGATATTCTTTCTTGAGGTAATTGTCTAAATAAGCCGCCTCCATAGCAAACTCTTCTTTACGAGTCATCAAGAACTCCAATTTGGCGGTCATCTCTTTCTTTATCCTGTCATATTGGATAATATCTCCTATGTCAGCTATAGATGTGTATAACTTAGTAAGATATTCCAACTCTTTAAGGACCTGGTCAATTTGTTCAATCTTCTCTTCAGTGATTTTAGTTTCAACATCTCCCACAATGAGATTGCCTACTTTCTCGTGGATTTCCTGCAACTTCTTAACCTTTATAGCCTCTCCTTTGTTGGCAGCTTTTGTTTCAGCTTGCTTTATAAGAGCCTGCAACCACTCAACGTTTTCACTTGTAAATGTTATCATTGTTTCTATATATTTTAAATTTCAAATCCGTAAGGTTTAGATGGTGAGAAAATGATTTTATTACCATCTCTATCTCTAAACTGAAACTCTCCACCATCTATAACTTGAAAAGTAAGCTCCTCTAAGTCTTTAGAGTAATAACCCCATCTTTCTCTATTGTATTCACTGTCGTCAAAATACTTGTAAGAAACAGTAACTCTCTTACTTGCGAGCGGGTTGTAATTAACTTTAGAGTGATAAAGTGTCCCTTTAATATACAAACGAACATCGAAATATGAGTGTTCTATTTGTATGTTCATATTTTTAATAGCCACTCTTGGAGGTTCGTTGTACATATTTATCTCGTCAATAAAATGTAATAGCACATCTATAGACACAGTGCTAAGTATCTCCAACACATCCTTGAGTTCTTTTTCGTACTCCTTGTTTTCAAGCAAATCGTCTATAACCTCCTGAATTGTTTCTTTGTCAAGACCATCAAACTGACGCACGTATCTTATACGGCTAGGTCTTGATTTTAGAAACTCGTTTATTTCAAAATGGTTAGTAGTAAATAGAAACAATTTTTTGCTACTGAAAGTGCCGTCAAGGATAGAGAGGAATTGTTTTTGTTCATTCTCGTCCTTATACACCTTTTCAAACTCATCAAAAAATAGTATCACGTCATCTCCCATTTTGTCAAGGCAGTCCGCGAATTTATCCCCATTGAAAGGCGAGGTTATACAAACCACTGGCATCTTGGCTTTCTGTGCAATCATTTTTGCCACCATTGATTTCCCTGTCCCCTTGAGACCTGTTAGTAAAACACCCAAGTTTCGGTCTGTCTTGTTGTAAGTGTTCAAAACCCTATCACAAAACAACTCGTCCTTGCCGTAGATTTTAGAGGGTAGAGTAGAAGAACCTATCTCACTAAGATAATACTCCTCTCTATCACTATCAAACAACATAAGAAATGTTTTGTTGGGTAGCTTTTTGATTTTCTCTACATTTGAGTAGAAATATATTTTATTGTCTTTTATTATCATCTTCTGAGTTTTTTGTGTCTTCTAATTTTTGTTCGTCTTCCAATCTCGAAGAATAAATTTCAACTTCTTTTCCATTGGACAAGTCTATTTTACGCTGCGCTATCATCTGCATTATCTCTTTGTGTTTTTGTCTCCTCGCGGCTTGTTCTTTCAAACTCTCGCACACTTCATTGACTTCTTTAAACTTTTCATCTAGTATTATACTTACAACGTGATACTTTATTTTGAAAAATTTTGAAATCTCAGGGACAGTGTTGTTCCTTTCCGTCTTGAAATAATACCACACAGCCTCCTTGTCATCCTCTGTAAGTTGAGACATCTTCTTATAATTCTTCTTTCCTTCGTAATTAGTCATAACATTTATCCTTGTTAGTCGTAACTATTAGTCTTCTATTATGTCGTACTCCACTTTACACATTAAAGGAATCATTTGACGAACCATTTCCTCTTCATTGTATTTTTCATTCTTGAGGATGAAGTCAAAAACAGCACCCAAGCCGTGATTTGTGTTTACAATGAGGTTGTCGAAATCTTCCAACCACACATCAGGGTCATTAGGATATGGCGTGAATACCTTTGCGTCTCTAGGTTTAGTGTAATAGTAGCGTATGTAATCACTAAACAATTCATAATTATCTTCAATGTATTGCTTTATCCAATCATATACATTTTGTTGGAAAGAATATGTTACAAAAATGCAATCATTATCCAAGTCGTATTCTTTAGGAGAGTAAAGTCTTAAAAACTTCATCTCGAAATCATCTTTTGTAGCCCCACAGAACGCAAAGAAGTATTCCAACTCCTCCTCAACATACTCAGTTATTGAATCAGCCATATTAGAATAGTAACCCATTGTATCAAAAATGAATTTATCCTTAGATATGGGTTTTTCAAGCCACCTGTTGTGAGCCTCAACAACAGCATCTGTGTTTATCTGCAATTCTGTCCCCTCAAAACCTGGAAACACAGGCAGCCAACTCACAATGTTGTAATCATATTCTGTTTTTTTCTCGTCTTTTTCCATATTAACATTTAGCGTTAGGTGAATAAATTTCTTCAAATCCTGATTTATTTACTTTGTGGTCACTAAAATTTTGAGAGAGTATCAATCTTGCTATGATTTCTCCTTTTTGTGAGGCGTTCAGGGTTTCATCTCTCTGTACATCTCTTATTCTTTTCTCTTTACTCAACAATTGAAAGTAAAAATTACTTATATAGAAGTTATTCTCTTCGTTGTGTTTCAAAACGGACACCAAATGAGAATATTCCAACTCCGCAATTGTCTCAAACTTGACACTTTCTAAACGTTCTCCTTTTTCGTTGAATATTGTACCCCAAAAATAGATGTCTCGTGCGTCTATAAGACTCATATCAACGAACAACCTCTCATCTTCAGTATTGTAGTAACGAGAATGAGGTATTATTGCGTAATTAGTTAGCAATTGCACAAACCGCCAATCAGGGTTTTCTTTCCAAGCCTTAAAAAGTTCGTCAGCTCCAAGACTTACAAACATCTTTTTACAACCCCAAGCGGTGTCTCCAAGTAAGTATTCGAAAACTACATCTTGATTTTTCACAAACAAGTCCCATAAAATAGGTATTCTATTTTCTAATCTCATAATTCAATTATTTTAGGTTGCAAAATTACAAATAAAAATTGTAACAGACAAATATTTGTAAAGAAAAAATCTTATTTTATTTGACAATTCGTTATTTTTTCGTATCTTTGTGCCTTAAAATTCAACATAATAAAGAAATAACTATGAGTTGTACTTTTGTTTATAAAAAAGGTAAAAACGGAAAAAATGCAGTCTCAGCTAAGATAAACAACCCTTTATCTGAAAATGAGGTTGCAAATTCTAGGACCTTTGAAAAATTAGTAAGAAATCCAATGTTGAAGAATGAAACAGCTGTTGAGGCTTATATGAATGTATATTCTAAAGAGTTTCAAAAATCGTTCGGTAATTGGGAGAATACAAAAGAGGGATTAGATAAGATAAATAGGGAAGGTCTTGATGATAGTCAGGCTATAGCTGCTGCACAGATAGCTAATCGAATGGAAAAACCTGTAATGTTGTTCAAAGTGGAGAAAAACGACATTATAAACGAAAAACCTAAATACAAAATACCCGAAAATATAGAAGAAAACAACCTCTACACTACAGACAGAGCGTTGGCTCAGGCTCACAAACCTTTAACAGATAACGACATTGTTTTATTGGACGACAAGGAAGGTGTTGTTGAAAATAAATTTGTAAATCTCACAGAAGAGGACAAACCTGTTAAAGTATCCTCTCGTAAAACAGTATTGGACTACAACGGAGAGCCTAAATTGTTCTACAAAACAGCAGACGGGAAGGTTTTTACAAACTATCAGCAAGCACTGCGAAATCAAAAATACGGATTTATAAGTTTAGGTTTTATATCTTCATTTAATGTCGAAGTGGTTGAAGAACAAGACGCTTTCGACAGTTCCCCTGCTGACTTTGTTGCTTTCGAGGGTCAGTACAGACTCAATAACAATAGTGCATTTAAAAGCATAGCAGACGTAAGTGCGGATTCTAACTACACTTCAGTAGAGGGTATAACAAACGACCTTATAAAACGAGACCTTATAGAGGAATTAACCGTTTACGAACAAGGTGAGTTTATGTTGGAAGGAAAAGGGGCTACGCCCTCATCTCAACAGTATAGTGTCCATACTGCGGCAGAAATTGTAGAGGAACAAATCGGACACTCACCCGAAAATGTAGAGGTTATAGGTAATAGATTCTTGAAAATAGAAGATGTAAGACCCAACACAAAAGTTATGCGCGACCAAGACGGTAACAAAATCCGAATGACGAGCGAGGAATTGTTGGAAGATGTCTATAAGAATGGAAAGAAAAACCCGAAATACGATAAAGTAGATGCCATAGACGAGAATGTTATTGCTGCAGAAATGGAAAGACACAACTTCTATTCTATGGAGGACATAGAAACCTCTACTAAATCAGAAGCGGAACTGAAAAGTGCAATTAACAAAATTCTTGCGAAATTGGGTATATCTGTTACTTCTATGCAAGAATATGCTGAAAAATACAAAACCAAATACGGAACAGACCCTACCGTTCACGCCCTTGCGGATATAGCTAATAAAGTAATTGCGTTTGCTGAAGGTAGAGAAAGTGCTGAGAATATGACCGAAGAGGTGGCTCACTTTATAATAGAGGCTTACAAAGACCAAGCACTTATTGACAAACTCGCAGCTGAAGTACATAACACGGCTGAGTGGGAACAAGAACGAGCTTTTTACTACGAAAAATACAAAGAGCAAGCTAAGAACGAAAACGAACTTAACAGAATGGTTCGTAGGGAAATTTTAGGTAAAGTTCTACAAAACCGAATACTAAACAGAAATAAAAACCAAGAAGTTGAAGTAGAGGAGAAAGAAAAAGGGTTTTTAGACCAACTATTGGGTTTATTCGATAGTTTTATGGCGAGAATTAAGTCTTTTCTAAGCCCTCAAGTTAAATCTGAGTTTGACAAAACAATGGAGGAACTTGCGGAACAAACACTCAGTAGTATAATTGCGGAGAATTTGGACGCCAACAACATCGGTAAAGAGGGACAGAAGACATTCTTCAATACTAAAAACTTTGTAGATGTGGCTTTGGCTTATCTGGGAGGTATGTATTACTCTACAGACGGAGCTATAAAAAACACAATGGCTACGCGAATAAATATACTCCGTTCAATGAACGAACAGGAGGCTCTATCTTTTATTCTAAAACAATGGGATAAAGATTTGAACCGACTACTCGTTAAAACAGAGAGCATTCGTACAGGAAAAGAGAAGATAGACCGCGCGGACATATTGATGTTGGTGAACTTTATTCAAAACATAAAACCTTATCTTGCAAGTGTAAACGTAGCTGTTAAAAAAGAAGGTCTTATGGGAGATAGTGCAGATAAGTACAGCAAGATGATAGAACAAATGGAGACTAAGATAAATAACCTTGATGGTATGAAGTCTTACATTTACAAAAGTAATCTTAAGGTACTTATTGACGAAATACAGAACAATCCTAACTACACACAAGAATTTAAAGATAAAGCCATTAAACAACTCGAAAACGAGTTAGACAAAGTAGGTTGGTGGCGAAATATGTTTGGAATAATGATTAACTCCAATAACATATTCTTACAGCTAATGGGTAAAATTGTTCACGATATGACCACAAGATTGAACACCAAAACTGTTGAAAAAGTTAAGCCACTTATTCGCTTCTACGAACAGAACAATTTCGACTCTCAAGAAGTGGCAAGACTGATGATGTCGAGAGATAAGGACGGCAAGGTTGACGGTTACATTATTTCCAATGGAAAGCACGCAGAGTATGATGAGGCATATAATAAAAATTTGTATGAAATCTACAAAAAACACTTGGGTGCAGAGTTGGGAGACGAATTTACGGAAGAATCATTCCTCGAAAACAAAAAAGACTGGGGTAGACTTATATCTGTGGCACTAAAAGATAAACCTGATGTAAAATTAGACATATCGGAAGAAATTGAGGATTTCCGACTTGAACACGAGGAAATGCCGATGAGTAAGGAGTTCTATCTAAATCAAAGGAAGGCGAATAGAACTTTGCGTTTAAGTGACGAAACAAACGAACTCATTAAGTCTATACGATACAGACGTTGGGAGATTTTAAACAAATATCGCGATAAAGAAACAGGTCGCATTAATATGCTCGATGTTTCCGATAGTGATATGACGGAATTAGACTCTCTAAATCAAATACGTCTAGAGGCTAAAAACAAAATAAACACAATAGATGGAACTGAGAAAACAGGTACAGAACTGAAAATCGCTGAAGAACTCGAAAAATTAGATGCCTACAATGCCTTAGCTTTTGCAGAAAATCTACAAGCAGCTATAGACGAGTTCAACACCAAGTACGGAACATCTGTGCAGGAAAGTGACATAACACAATCCAACAAAGTTCTACAACAAGCATTTATAGATATGTTGGCTGATGTGGAACAAACACAGGGCTCAGAAGAAGCATTTAAAACCTTTATGGCTAACGGAGGGTTCAGCTTTAACGATGCGTTTTGGTCTAAGTTCGGAGACGAAAGTTTAAGGGATGTGTTAGAGAGAGTGAAAACACAACCAAATGCACTACAGGCTGTAGACACCATAGACACCCTGATTTCTAAAATGGACGAAAAGAAAGAACTTCTTAAAATGTTCACAAATCGCTTCAACCCGTCTGAAGTGAATGGTGCATCTATGACAAATGAACAGCGCGAAAGGATACGTAATCTGGAAGACGACATAGCTCATTTGATGGACGTTGTGTCTGCTCAAGTAAAAGAGGTTAGAGACGCAAGAGAAGCCCGTAAAAATGGCTCTAATGACGTTTTCGAAAACACTGTTAATGACGCATACTACAAAGCCTTAAAGGAGAGTGGTAAAGCAGAAGAGGTGTTCCTGAGAGAGAATATGTCTAAGAAAAACCTAAACGCATTTATTAAATTCACAGCAGACTTACAGAATGATAATCCGTCACCGATAGTTATAGAGTATATGATGAAGGCAATGAACATAGACCCAAATCTATTCAACAATATGACACGTGATGAGGTTAAAAATTACTTTAAGTTCTTACTCGGTAAAACAAAAAGTACTGTTAAAACCAACATAATGTTGGAATACGGACGAACAAAAGTAGCGGGTTACTACAAACGTTTAGCACCTAAAGGTTTTAACGAACTAATGGAGAATATGCGAAATGGAACGACCTCTGTAGCCTCTGTTGTTGAGCAACTTCGAAATGTAAACCCTAACGTTAGAACTGACACTGTTTTGGACTTCCTTAAGGTTAATGCTGACTTTTCTTGGATGGAAGATGCTTCTGGAATGTCTTTAACAAACAAAAACTACAGCACCCAATTCAACGGATTACGTCAGTTTAAGAAAATGAGTGAGTTTTACAACAAGGACTTCTACCGTCAAATGGGAATACGAGACGAAGACATTGACGAGTTTGAAAAAGATATGTTAGGTTTTGACGCAAGCAAGGCTTCACGAAAAGAGTTAGCGTTGTGGCAAAAGTTCATCGCTGCCAAAAAGGAAAGTTTAGATATGTACGGAATGAAACACAACAGTTTGTTCCTACTACCTCAATTTTCTAAAGGTCACATTAGTAAATGGGTGAACATAGCTCAAAACCCTGTAGAGGGTGTTAGAAATATGCTAAACGACCTCACTCAATCACGTATAGACACCCAAGAGTATGGTGCTAAAGATTTATCAGGAGCTGATATTGGAGAGCTAACAGGTGTCCGTGTTATACCTAAGTACGGAGTATCTCCGTTGGAGGAAAAAAGTGATATATCTGAGGAGTTGATTTACTCTTATTCGGCACTATTATCTCACGCTGTTGGATACGAAGTTAAAAACGAACACCTCGAACAAGCCAACGCCATTGGTATAGCAATCGAACATAAAGCTAAAGAACAAGGTTTGAAAGACGAACAAAGTGGTAGAAAAGCGTGGAGTAATAACATTGACCAATTCTTTTACGGGATTTCGGAAACACGTAAAACACAAGTAAATATATTGGGTAGAAAGATAGATGTAGGTAAAATGATAAGAGGTTTCAACAGATTTGTGAGCGATGTGAACCTTGCGTTCAACCCATTCGTGGCAGCTACCTCTTACACAACTGCAGCACTAAACCTACACTTGTGGAAAAGTGATTATTTTGATAAAGATAGTTACAACTGGTCACAACGAGAGTTTTGGAAGCTCCTGCCAGGTTTTGTATCAGATACAGGGCGTAGAGTGAGTATCTCAAGACTTGCTCAACTTGCGGAGATTACAGGTGTTGAGGATTTAAACGAACGATTGAGAAACGCGAGTTTCAACAAGTTTTTCCGCTTGCTTGACAAAGCCCCACAAGGTCTGAACGAAATGGCTAACGTACCTATCAAATACAGCATTATGCTTGCGGTCCTGGATGATGTGCGTTTTTATAAAGGTAACTTTATACAAAGTAAAGTTTTCCAAAGCCTTCCAGAAAATCAGGGTAAAAGTAAAGACGAAATAAAAACCGCGTGGGCTGAACTACGAAAAGATAGCTTGTACAACACTATTATTACCAAAGAAGATGGTAGTTTCGAACTACGAGATGATATGAAACCTTATAAAGAGGCGTTTGATAAAGCTATGTTATATGTTGCAGGTATGACACGTAAAGCTAACTCGGAGACAGATGGTGTGTTATCTAAGGCAGACGCTATAAACATCAAACGCGACTACGCTTTTTCGGCAGTACTTATGCACAAAACGTTCTTCTCGCTTAACATAGATAAACGTTTTAAGAAACGTCACTTAAACCTTACAACAGGTAGAGAAGAAGTAGGTTCATACCGAAGAATGTGGGAAATGGCTGAAAAAGTATATAAAGAAATGCCTTCTAAATCTCCTGCTGCATTTATTTCGGGAATGAGAGAACTATACAACAAGTTATCTCCCGAAGAAAAAGAAGGTTTTATGCAAACAGTCAAGGAATGGGGTGTTGCGATTGGACTTATGGTCGCGGCAGCACTTATGGCAGGTGTAGCAGACGATGACGACAACAAGGATAATTGGGCAATACAAGCAGCGGCATACATTATATTTAGAACTGCGAGTGAGTATTCTCAATCTCACCCTTTAACAGGTTGGACACAGGCTAAGGAAATGATAGAAGAACCGTTTGTTTCAGCAGGTTATCTTAAAGACCTCTTCAACCCTGACGACTTTAGTTTCAAAGAAATTAAGAGCGGTAAGTATGAAGGTGTCCCTCGTATCGCAAGAAAAGCACTGAAAGCGTGGTATCCGAGAGCATACTTTAATCTCCAGGACCTACACAATACAGTTGATGGTTATGCTAAACGAAACAAAGTAGCATTATTCAACTCACCCGAATGGTTTAAAGACGAATAAAAGAAAAAGCCCCAATTACGGGGCTTTTTTAATAGAAATAACTATTTACATTCGTTGTGTTGTTGGTTTAATGAATCTTCTTCTTGTTTTGAATAACTTTTAACAGATTTAGAACCACTAAACACAGAAGGTTTGACCATTTCTCTCGCCACCTCCATATTAACATTCGGACTTTCCAACTTGTATTCGTAGTTATTAAAATTTGGATTTTCAATTATTTGTTGTTTACCATAAACATAAACACCATTAATTTGACCAACCCTTTCAAACAACCCTTCTTTCACTCGTATGAAATTATCGCTTGAGTTGTTGGCAACTAAAGTATTACCTGAAACCTCATAGTCCCCTTTAAAACTTTCCATTTGAGAAAAGTTGTTAGAGTAGTAATATCTTTGGTTTTCAGCCGCATTGTGTCTTCTAATACCATCGTTTTCAAACTCAAACAAGTCCTGCATTGTTTTATTCTTAGAAATAATTGAGTATTGCTTTAAGTTCTCAAATGTTTGGTCAGTTATATAAGAATTTCTAATACGTTGTTTAATTGTATTGTTTTCAGTATTCAAGGATATACCATTTTCATTCACCTCAAAATACTTCAATACGTTTTTGTACAACTCCGTATTATCAAGTTTGTTCTTTAAAATGTAATTTTGAAAATCAGAATGGAAGTTATTTGTCAGATAATGATAATTACCATTGTAATTTTGAAATTTTACCTCCTCTTGTACGAAATTAGGCAACTTTTCAGTATTCATAGGGTTCTTGTTCATTAACTTGTAAATCGTCCATTTTTGAGCCGTTTCCGTGCGATTTTTCAAATTAGGGTCGTTTAGCTCGTTTGCCCTCTTTTTAAAGTAGGTTTTCAGCGCGTCTTTTACCGCACTCCTATTTACCTCATCTAAAATGGCAACCTCGTCAAATTTACCATCTTTATAAAAAGACAAATGTTTAAAATTAGACCCGTTTATAAGAGACGGATTTTGTATTATCACATCTGTTGCTCTATCATAAGACTCATCAAGAGTATTTTCTACAGAAACTTTTTGATAGTAACCCTCACTTGTTTTAACGAGTCCGTGTTGTTCGAATAGTGAAAGGTCGTCTTTTTCTGATGTTAGTTCGACAAGTGTCTTACCTTTGTTTGTGTCAGAAACTTTCTTAAACACCTTTTCATAACTTGTACTTCTACCGAAAAAGTTATCAATGTCTTGAGATAGTTGGGATATGTCTTTAACGCTATGAGTGTTATTACTCACTTTCTCAGTAAATGTGTTAATTTTGTTCAGAAAGTCAATAAATTCTGACTTGTTTTTCCTGTCATACAAATCAGACAACCCTATAACATCTATGTTGTAATCAACAAGTTTAGTCTCTATCTCCTTAAGTATTGCTTTCACATCTTGTTGTTCAGAAGACCACACATAATCGTCAAGTTTGCTGAGAAACGCGGTATCTTGTGCAACTTCCATTCCCTTATTTGAAAATTGCAGTGTTTCATACATTGTAGCAAAACGAGAACCCTTCACTCTTGGTGAAAACTCGTCTTTGATGATTTGCGCGCGGAATATCTTACTCATCGAAGAGTATTTTCTGAAAATCTGATTAGCAAAATCCTTGTCATAACTATAACGTTGTTTGAAAGATGGGTATTTATCAAGTCTTTTTACAATTCCATCAAAAACCTCTCTGTTGGAAATACCAGCTAAGTTCTCCTTAAAATAGTTTTCCACCTCAATAGGGTCTTCTATCTGAACTTTACCTAAATTGTCTATTTTGTCTCCATATTGAATAAGTTCCTCATCAAAATAATTATTGTCGATGGTGTTCTCAAGGTATGTATTGTTAGAAAGGTATTCCTTTCTTATTTTTTCAAAAAAACTCTGTAAATTACTTTGTACTTCAGGATGTTCCAAAACATACATCGCCTCACCTTTAGAATATAACTTACTATTGAAAAGCAAATCAGTTCTTATCTCAAAATACCCATTAGGGAAGAATGTTTTATTTATCTCTGCATAAAGTTCCTCCATTCCTTCAAAATTATGTCCAAAATTATTAGACAATTTGTATATTTGAGAAGGTGTTATTGTGGCATTCCAATTTCGCATAAGATTGTCGAAAACTAAAACATCTTTTAAATATGGTTCTCCATTCCTATCTGTTGCGTCTTTATCAGTCAAGTAACGTGACTCACCTACTGTTGGTAGTGGTTCGAGTTTCTCATTATACACTCCAAATATCTCCTCATTAGATAATCTGAAACCCGCAGGTATTAGTTTTTTAGCAGAATCAGCCAAGTCATTGTCAGCTATTTTATCAATAATTTGAAACTGTACTCTCTTATTTCTCAAATTTTCAGCACGTTTTAACATACGCCTACTTTTCTCAAGGTTTCTCAACTGAACGTGTCTTCGAGTCTCTTCTTGTTGAGCCAACCTTTCTAAAGCCTCTTTTCTTTCCTCTTGGGTGTAATTCCACTTACCAAAAGAAACCTCAAACTCCTCCGTGTAAGGCACAGATTGTAAAGTTAAAGCCTCCTCAAGTAGTTTCTGACTCACTATGTTCTTAAAACTCTCATTATCCCTAACAAGGACGAGCGGATTGTTAGAACTCTCCACAAACCCCGCATTGGTAATTAGTTTTTCAGAGAAAGGGTTTGTCTTATCCACATACAGCACCTCTCCGTCCTTGTCAAACTTGTCCATCACTCGACTGAACACATTCTCTACAGGATACCCTTTTTCGTTTTTAACACTTTCAAGGTACAAATCACCATCACGTCTATTCAATGTAATGGTCACACCATCTTCCTGAAAAACATAATTCTGATTACCTTTAGTTTTACTCTGTATAACATCATCTTTTATAGTTTGTAAATGTTTTACAGCACTTTCAAACAAGAAAGACTTCTGCCCATTAGGCGCAAGCACCTGCTCTATTTGTTTATTTATTGGATTTCTTATTATACTACAACTTGCCATTTCTTATTATTTTAATTGACCTATAACATTTACTGCTTTACCTACAGCAAATGCTTCAAAAATTTTATCGTAAGTGTCAGTTCTCTTTTCGTCTGTTCTCCTCAACTTCAAAACAAAACCTCCATTGTTTTCCCAATAATCAGCATAAGTTACATAATATTCTAAAGTATTGTCGTGTTGAGGAACTAAGACATCCCCTTGTTCTAAAGGCATATCAACCTTAATCCACAAACCTTTCTCGCAAGCACCCACCTCAAGAATATAAGCCTTATAGTATTTTTCATAGTTCATACCTTCCGAAAACCTTGTGGAGTAGAGAAGTGTGTTCTGCCAAGCAAAAGGAACGTCTTTTATAACCCTTATGCAATCACCATCTCCCGCACAAGTATCAGTAGGTATGTATTCTTCTGTGTATTGACCTTTGTTTTTATCTCGAAAAAAGATAGCCCAATCGCGAGGCATTGTAGGCTCTTCTCTCAAATCAACTGTATCTAAATCTCTCATTCTTACAGCTATAAGTTATATAATTACGCTGCAAAGATACGAAAAAATATTGAAAAAAACAAAAAGAGCCTCTAAAAAGAAGCTCTTTTCTTCTGAAACATTTAAAAAATTACCAGCTTGGTTAAATTTTCAAATTTAGAATTTAGAATCCTAGAATGGTAGGTCATCCTCCTCATCGACTGGAGGAGCTACATTTGTAGGCGGTGCTGTTCTGATTGGAGCAGCCTTCTGTATAGGTGTCCCTTGTACAGGTACACCTTGAACAGGTACTCCTTGATAAGGGTTAGGTGCATATCCCTGTGAAGGGAAAGGTTGCTGTGGAGCAGCATACCCTTGTTGTGGAACGTAACCTTGCGGAGGGAACGCTTGTGGTGCACCTTGTTGTATAATTTGTTGTTGTGCATACTGCGGTGCTGCCAGCACAGGCTGAGCCACTTGCGGAGCAGCTTGTGCTTGAACAGCTTGTGCTTGAACAGCTTGTGCTTGAACAGCTTGTGCTTGATACAAGTGCTGATTTTGTTGTTTGAAAGAATTAAAACGCTCTAATTCAACCACTAACGCATTATACAAAATATCATCTTGTTCTGAAAAATCCAAACTCTCTTTTCCATTCCTAGAAACTTTAACAGGAGGAGGTAGTTGTCCATTAGGATTTTTCTCGTTTCTGTTTTTAAGTGCTGTGGTTAAGTACTCAGGTTTTTCTCCATCGTGATAACTGAAGAAAAATTTCACACGTTCTTTACCATCTGAATCTTTCTGTTTCGTAGAATTGAAAGAAATAGGTCTTGAGAAATCAATATTCGGTAAATACTTTATGATTTCCTTAGCAAGCCCATTCAAATCAAGACTACCTTGTTGATACAAAGGCACAGACACATTATCGCTTTCAGTTTCTCCTTTGATAGTAAAACTTAAATACGAAACTTTACCAGTGCTCAAATTGTACTCCGTAATTCCAAGAAAGGTAATATGTCCTATCTCTGTCCCACCAGGAAAAGTGTTGTGATAATAGGTAGGGCTTTCAGGTTTTTCATCCTTCTTGTATATTTTAGCAAAGGTATTACCTTTAGCAACCTCTGCATCATATTCTTCTTTCGTCAAACGTGTATATAACATACCGTCTGAGGTTCTAACACTGAGGTAATTTATTTTACCTCCATTTCTAACAAATTGTCTCGCCATATTATAATAATTTTTTTTATTTTATATTCCATCTAAACTAACAAAGCCACGTTCTGTCACCAAACAACCTGTTGTTAGCAGAGTTGTTGCTACAGATGTAGCATTTTGTAGCGCACTTATAGTGACTTTAGCAGGGTCTATAATACCTGCCTCGTACATATCCACAATATCACCATTGATAACATCACAACCGACATTGCGTTTCCCTTTAGCCTCTATATGTTTCTTGACGCTATTAGCATTAAGACCTGCATTATTTACTATTGTTTTAAATGGTACTTCTAGGACCTCATTAACGATGTCAAAACCATCGTAAAACTCAGTGTTTTCCTTACAATCCTCGCAAGGTTCTACAGAGGTTTGTAACAATGCTATACCTCCACCAGGTAATATACCACCCTCAATTGCAGATTTTACAGAATTAATAGAGTCCTCAACTCGGTCTATCTTTTCTTTAGCCTCAACCTCTGTCTTAGCACCAACATAAATAACAGCAAGACCTGAAGATAACTTCATTAGTCGGTTTTGTAGTTCTTTCTTAGCATATTCCTTTTTCTCTTGAGAAATAAGAGACTTCAGTTCATTCTTTCGGTCTTCTATACTTTTCGCATTTTGCTCGTCAGCTGTTATGACAAACTCGTCAAGTGTCACCTCTATCTTCGAACAAGTACCCAAGTCATCAAAAGTTACATCTTCTAAAGAATCATTCTTTTCAGCAGCATATAACTTTGTACCCAAAAGAGCAGCCAAGTCAGAAAGAGCCTCATATTGTTCAGTACCATAATAAGGGGCTTTGACAACAGAAACTCTCAACCCCGCAGTTGAGTAGTTATGAACAATAATTCTTTCCAAAGACTTGTCCATATCTTTACAAACAATAACTAAATCTTTATTGTTGTCTTTAAACACACGTTGCAAAAGATTACTATCACCTTTCCCGAAATCCTCATAACCCGAAATATACTTGTTGGTAACAAGAACATAAGGTTTGTGTAATGTTAATTTCTTGAAACCTATAGGTATAAAATAAGGAGAAGTTACACCTGTGTCGTACTTTATACCCTCAACAACCTCAAGATAAGTGTTAGGTGTGTTACTCTCTTTAAACGTAACTAAACCTTGATACTTTACTTGTTTGAAAGCCTCCAATACAATGTTACCTAACTCTACATCGTTGTTTGCAGAAACAGTTGCCACCTGACGAATCAACTTCTCATCGTCTTTAATAGTTACAGCTGTATTTTTAAGATGCTCGCACACAAGCTCAACTGCTTTATTTATACCACGTTGTAGTAGAATAGGGTTTGCACCTTGTTTTATTCTATCTATACCTTTGTTAATCATCGCTTGAGCAAGGACAACGGAAGTGGTAGTACCATCACCAACCTCCTTGTTAGTACCCAACGCGACTTGTTTTAGCAATCTTGTACCCTGACGTGCGTAATCGTCATTAGTATCCACGTAGTTTGCAACAGTCACACCATCTTTGGTGACTTTCACAGAAGTAGGCAATGTGATAAGAGCATTCATACCGCGACCCCCAAGTGTAACCTTAACAGCGTCAGCCACCAAATCCACTCCTTCTTTGAGTTTACTTAGTGCTTCTTGCCCAAACAGAACTGTCTTTTGTTCTTTTTTTTCCATAAAACTTTTTTTATTTTTTGCTAACTTTTAAAGGGAGGTCATTCACAAGAACGTACTTAGACACACCATCTAGGACCTCCACGAAATACATTTTTTTAGATTTTACTAATTCCTTAGTCACTTCAACAACAGAATCATACTCAGTTCGATTATCAACACCCGAAACCAAATCTAAGTTTTCACCTTTCCATCTAAAACCTAATTCTTTAAGTTTTAGAATGTAATAGTGTGAGATTATAATGCCTTGTTTATTACTTCTAAAGCGAGCAGAAATACCTAAAGTACTCAACAATTTGATGAGTTCCTTTAAAAATTCCTCACTGCCTGTGAGTAATATGGTGTAATAAACTCGACCACCCTCAGACCTTGACACAAGATTCCCACTTTGTGCAAAGAGACCCTCTAACCAAGATATTCTATCTCTAACACAATATAGCTGCTTGAAAAAGCAAGAGATATTACCCGCTTTAAAGTTCCTTTTAGCATTAAAGCCATCGCTATAAGAAATCTCATCACACAACAAATCACTGTATAAACAGACAGGTTCGATTTTCGGAAATCTGAAAGATGAGTCGTACCTTAGCTCTCTCAACGAGGCAGGAAATGGTATGTACTTACCTTTCAATTTATCGTATTGATTTTTCAAGAAAAATTGTTCGTTAGTCACTAACACTTCTTTACCTAACTTGGTTTTAACTCTGAAAAATTTCTCCTCTTCAACGATTAGTGACTTAACTTCAACGTCCTCAAAATAATCAAATGCTGTCTTGATAGCAACCTTAGAGTTTTCCAAATCTTCCAACTTTCTGTAGCCGTCTCTCGTTAGAACAAGAGAACAACCCTCCAATAACAATTTGTTACCCTCCATTATTTACTATAATTTTAGGCTGCAAAATTACAAATAATTTTACAAATAAACAAATTTTCTAACAAAAAAAATATTTTTACAAAATATTTAAAATTGTAATTCTTGCTCCATTAAAGGTAAAATTCCGTCCCTTTTTAATAGCTCATAAAGGAACAAACGACCTTTCTGCGTCCATTTGGTATTCAACTTACTACCTTTTTCACCATTTCTGTAAGTTATAGAAACTGTCTCACTCTTTGTATAACCTTTGTCTGCGTGATTTTGATACAAAAGCCAAGTCCCTGATTGTTTAAATTGAACTTTCTTATCGAAAAGAAATTGGTTTAAAGATTTAGCACTCATCCCATAATCTTTGGCTATCTGAGTGACAGTTGAACAATCAACTGAACTTAAAATCAAATCGTAATATGTAGCTTTAGGTTGTAACTCGCTAATAACCTGTTTCTGTTGACCAACCTCCAAACGAAGCTGTTCGTTTTTCTCAAGCTCGTCCGCATAGGCACGTAACGCTTGAATGAAAGTTTTAGGAACTTGTCTCACATTTAGTTCCTTCTCCATCTCTTCAAACTTGTTAATATACGCCAACTTAAAATCGTTGTAACCTTGAATGTTAAACATATAAAGAGTAAAACCTTTCTTGGTGAGAAGATACTCTTTGTACTCCCTCTGCTGACCCTCAACCCTGTAAGTGCTTGATATACAGAGAGAACGGAAATCTCCGTTTTCTAAAATCTTGTCAAGAGACTCTAAAACATCTGAATGTCTCTTACCTAACCCCTGAGCAACAATCCTACTACTCACAACCAAACCATAATCTTGGTTGTTTTCAATATGAACATTTAACAACTGTTCCATAATTTTTTAATTAAAAAAAATAAGTCGTAAGGAGTGCTTTTGAAACTCTTAATAATATGTTTCCTCCTTACGACTTTAATATTTTTTATATGTAAGAATTTCAAAAGCGGTGCAAAGGTACGACTAAATTTTAAACCTGCAAACTTTTTGAACGAAAATTTATAAATTTAGAATAGTTCTAAATAACAACCGCTACTTCTTACTCCGATATAGTTCTGTAAAACGACAGGTAACCATATCCCCGCAAGGTTCATTATGAACCTCTGTTTTTTGGTCTTTTTTATACTTACCTACAGTCACGTGTTTAAACTCGAAAGGTACATAAGAAACAATGTCTAAAACTCCACTGTCATCTGAAGATTCAAAAACATATTGATTGAAAACGATGTTTTCACCATCAACAGTTTTGAAATCTAACATATTACCACAAACTATATTCTGCTCTAAAACCCACTCCAAATTTAAACTCAAAAGGGGGTCTGAACCAAAAGGATTTGTATCTTCTGCTTCTTTCAGCAGTCTCTTCCTTGATTCTTCAACATTATCGCAAGCTATATCAACAGCATAAATTGAACTAATAGCCTGAATTAATTGAGAGTCATACACATCTCTATCTGTTGAGTTCTCACATCTCTTTTTAACTGTTGAGATTTTTCTGCGTAATATTTCTATAAGAAAATTACCTGTGCCACAAGACGGCTCTAAAAAAGTAGCGGAAGGGTCGTAGCTCTTCTCACCCACCAAATCAAGCATAGCTTTAACTTCTCTTTCGTTGGTGAAAACCTCACCACGCTCCTTCACTCTACTTTTACTTTTTATTTGTTTGCTTTCAGCCACAGCTAAGACTCTTTTATAAATGTACCATTTACTAATTTACCTTTACGTTTAGAAATTATGCCATAAACACTTTCTAAACTTTCAGTCAAGTCAATGTTCTGTATCTTAGCCTGCAAGATAACAGTCACTATCACATCACCAATGGCATCAACAATTGCGTCTCTGTCATTTTTCTCAATAGCGTCCTTCAGTTCGTTGACCTCCTCTTGGGTTTTAGTCCATTGCGCCATAGGGTTTGCGGCTTGGATTATACCCTTGTCATACCCCCACTGTTGTATGTTTTCCACAACATTGAGTAGTCTCAAAGCTCTATTTGCTTTATCTAATTTTCTCTGTAAAATTTGGTCTTTTCTTGCCATTATTATAACTATTTAAATTTGTTGATTTACATTTTCTTTTTAAGGAGTTCAAACATTTCCTTTTTCTTAGAATTGTAAGTCTTTTCGTCTATCTGGCTGAAAATGTTGCGTGTAAAACGTTGAATTTCAGCCGAACCTTTGGTACAAACCTCAATCTCACCATTGTTTCTTATGGTAAATTGCTCCGAAAAGAACACATTTCTATGTTTGTAGTCCTCATTCTTAGAGAGGATTTTGTGATAACGATTAAAAATAATCTGTCCTCCCAATTCAAGTTGCTCTAAATAAAAGCAACCTTCTTCTAATTTCACTTCTTGTTTATTCATCTTTCAATTGTTTTTCTTCATTTTCAACACCTTTAATGAGCTTGATTAATTCTTTTTTGATAGTCTTTAAAAACCTAACATCTCCGTCATAACAACCTGTCATATACAAAGATTTGTCCATTTTCTTAGGAGGTGTCAGCTTAGACAATCCGAAAACCCAATCATAAGTTGCCCCTTTCTTGTCCTCAAACCTTTCAGCCTCACCTAAGCCGTATCTCTTGGAAATCATATCAAACAACACGCTATCTTTTAAAGACCTACGAACAGAAAACACATTTGGTTGCTTCCATATTAGATTTTCAAGATACATAATGTTTCTTTGATTGTTAATGCAGTCATTGACATAGTCCTCAACTATCTTGTATACAACCTCTACACCAAAACCTGTTGCGGAAATAAACCACATCAAATTTTCTCTAATCTTAGCCTTAACACCTATTGTTTTGTTGTTCAGTTCGTACAATTTTATAAGCCTATCCTCAAGAACCAACACACTCTCATCAAATTCATAGGTTTCAAGTTCTCTGAAAAAATCAGAACACTTCTTAGTTAATCGCAAAGAATTAATATCACCCTCTTTCTTTTTGAGATATGTTAAAAATTCTTCCTCCACTAACCTATCTATAACTTCTTTCTTTTCGTCTTGTATAAGGTGGAAGTCTTTTTGATGCACTTTCAGTAACAACATATAATCAGTATCACTAAGACCTTTCCTATACAACATTTTAAAGTTAATATAACTCATAATAGTATCACTTCTTGTTTTTGTTTTTCAACCAATTTCCTAAATCAAAGGAAAAATAACATATTAGGTAGCCTATTGTGAAAGAATGCGTGAAATTGCGAAAATCACGCAAATTCTCAAAAACCACAACATTGTAAACCCAATCCCGATACTCTTCTCCGAACCAACCTCTAGTTGCTCCTAAAATAACAATGTTGATTATTAAATCTAAAACACAAACAACCTCGAAGGCAAATGTAGGAAAATTGTTTTTTATTTTGTCTATCATAGTCTTGTAATTATAATTTAACGCTGCAAAATTACAACTATTTTCGAAACTTACAAATATTTTTACAAATATTTTTACAGCACTTGTTAAAAAACTCATTCCCTCGACCGCAAGGTGTTGGGAATGAGAAAATTAAAATTCTAAATAAAATGAATAAAAAAGTGTAGGCTTTATTTTATTCTTCTTTCTTGGCAACCCCATCACTGAAGTTTATTGTCTTGCGAACCTTTTTAGTTTCAGACTTTTTGTCTTCAGCTACTTCAGGTTGCACTGCTTCAGGCTGTGGTGTTTCAGCTTGAGCCTGTGCGTTGGCAACTTCAGATTGAAGTTTAGAAACGTGAGTAGCTTTACCTGTCTTTACATTCTGTTCGTGAACACCTGCCAGGTAAGCACCTAAACGATACGCAATTGTTGATTCCAACGGCATATATGTTTCTTGATTTTCGGCAGAACGAGTAACCCAATCTATAGGACTTTCTCCCTCTTGACGTGGTGACAATTTAACCAAGTGCTGAATACCCTTGCCTGCTATATCACCTAAAAAATTAACTATTTGCAAGAGTGCTTGACCTTCGATTTCAACTTTATCTCCTGCTTTGTACCCAAATAAAGATGGGTCTAATTGTACAGCTTTTTTTGCTTTGTCGTTCATATTCTTTGACATATCTCTAATCTTTAATTATTGCTAAAATGTTTATTTTTCTGAAGAAATACAATGTTTTACCATCGTAAATCGTTTCGTAAGGGATTGCGTTCTTGTCTATAAGAACTTTGTCACCTTCCTCGACATCGATGTCGGAATTACTACTTGTGCCGCAAGACACAACCACACCCTCAAGGTGTTTCTTTGACAAAAACATATCATTCTCGTCAGGTATCAAATCAACCAACACGCGGTCGGCATACGAGATAATTTTACTCATAACTAATCTTTTTTTTACTTTTTACTATCGTAATAATTGTTCATATACTTGGCTGAGAAATTGAAATCAGAGTCACGGATTACAATACCCTCCATATTTTTGTTTTCTTTGAAAATGCTTTCACATCTTTCAATCAGCTGCTCTTTACTTTGAAACTCTTCAGCAAACAATAATGGAACAACAGGCAATCTGAGAACACTTGATTTCAAAAGAAAATCTTCGTAAGGTAATCTCTTAGTAACCCCATTCTCAATCTTGTCTATACTGAAGAACTTGATGTTTGGCTCTTCCTTAGCTGTAGCATTTAGAACATTACCACTACCTTTAAAGGTTTTACCATTGGCTTCACCTCTCAAGACAATGTCTGTAACACCAACCTCAATTAGAGCATCTTGATATTGTTTTCCAACCTTGACAAACTCATTTTCATTTTCAACCTCTTCATAGATGTTCAAATCAGGCTTTCTGAACAATAATATCTCTTTCCAAGTCTTCTTTCTACGACCTACAACTTTCTTGACAAATCTGCTGACTTCTCTTGTGCTAGAGCAAATTTTATCAGCTGAAATCGAAATAGAGCTTCCATCAATTTTTTGCGTTCCCAATAAATAAACAGGGAATGTTAAACAATGCAACTTGTTATAGATGTTAGTCTCATCTGTTTTGTACCAACCTTCAGGAAATGTTTTGAAAGAAGTTTTAGAAGAATTACCCATAGACCCACCTGTTGAAATTTCAGGCTCTTCGTACTTATACACTCCTAAATTCGATTCGTCCTCAACAGCAGCATACACAGAATCATACTTCTTAGAGTAATCTTTCACATTCTCCATTATGTAATGAACAACTTCTTCCAACGGAAGCAATATACCGTTTGAATAAAGTTTGTCACCATTAGGCACTTTAGACAAGTTAAAAGATTTGGCTCTGATTCTTCTTGGTTTTCCACCAACTTTACCTAACAACGACCTATCTTCGTTTCCATCAGGAGCTATAAAAGAGGAGAAAATAGGTATTTCCGATAAACAGTAATCGGGCTGTATGTAAACAGCTTTGTCTCCGATGTTATACAAATCTTTCTGCGCCACAATTTCGAACCCAGTCTCCTCTAGAGCTATGAGTTCCACCTTGCTTGCTAAATCCTCTTTCTTGTAAAGAGGTATTTTAGCTTTAATTGTTACAATCTGTACAGGTTTCATAAAATTATATATAAATTATTTTTAAATTACTAAATTTTTCCACAAACTCCCCGATAGTTATTCCGCAACCTTCAGGGTCGTTTTCCATTTCGTCTAAAAGTTTGGCGAAATCTTCATCGGAAATCTTATTCAAAGACTCCTCAAAAAGTTTTAAAGGAGTTTTCTTAACCTCCTTAAAACCATTCCTCAGAGCTTTCTCATAGAGATTATCTGGGTCCGCATTACTGAAGTAGTTTTCTATTTTGTCTTTAACATCTTTTAGTTTCATAGTTTTTGTTGTAATTGTAATCTTTTAGAAAAAAGAAGATGTAAAAAATCTTCTACTTCTGTAGTCAAGTAAAACCATAACGACATCATAGCCATTACTCAAGTATGTGATAGGGTTATCGCACCAAACATCTACTTCAACAAGCGTCTTTCCGTCAGAGTTTAAGGTTTTAAACTTAAAACCACCAAAAGAGTTAATAGTGGCATTTTCAGGTATTAACAGCTTCACATCGCCCCAACATTCGTAAGGAACAAGTAAGTCCCAATCAGAGTCAGGGTTCAAGCCTTTGAAAATCCCATCTCGCCCGTTAAGAATGTTGAAAGAATCGAAAACCTTATTTGCTCTCGAACCTGCAATTAGCGCACCTTTCAGACACATTTTGAAAACTAACTTAGGCATAGGTAAGCCGCTAAAATCTTTTTCCATAAACTACTATCTTTAAAACGCGGCAAAATTACAAACTTTTATTATAACTTGCAAACTTTTTTACAAATTTTTTTTTCAAAGATGTAAGATTTTGTCGCAAAAATGCAACTAATTTACGACAAAATCTTGACTAAATAAATCTAATTCGCGCTTACTAACTTCCATTTCTAATGCAAGTTTTCTTGCTATAGCTGTATAGTAATTCACATTTATAGGATAATCTGTAATATGTCTATCAGGGTTATAGGTATTTAAGAGTTCCACACCGCAATCCTTGTGCATTTGTAGAAATCTGTTTGAAACAGCCTCTCTTTTATTGAGATACCTACCTGTTCTAACGAAAAAGTAACGATTAATGTTCTGAACTTTCTCGTCACCCCAATAAACTTCCCAGTTCCTAGAAACTTTTTTAGCAACACAATAATCAAATATTGTCAAGTCATACTTTTCAGGATTTCCTATAAATTCAGTCAAAGGAATACCTTTCAAAAAGTAAGCCTCAAGAGCTTTTGGTATGACTTGCATATTCACACTATCCCCTAAAGGAATATCGTCACCATATCTAAATACAGAGCCTTTCCTTTTTATCTTGTTAAGACCTGTTTTATGGGAAATAAAATTACAATTGTCATCCAACATAAACTCTTCCTCTATTAAAGATATGTAAGAGTTGGTGTTAGAGAAAATCATCTTTTTGTTTATTGTAAATTCCCAAGTAACACCAAATTCTTTCTCTATTGACTTAGCTATTCGACAATATTCTGGAATAAGGTCTTTTCTTATTTTGACAGTTGTACCATCTGTATTAGTAAAGAACACAGAGCAACCATCAAGTTCCGCAAGTTCTTCTATGAACCTAAGCTGTATAAGCTGACCTGTTACACGCAAAGCTAAAATCTCTTCAGGAGAGTAAAGCCAAGAGGTAGGACAATCCGCTAATCCACTAAACGTTTTGTTATCGTGAAAGTTCTTTATCTTTCACCTCTGCGTTTTCTATTTTTTGAGTTATTTACGCAGTCCAGACTATATCTTCACCCACGTGGGGTGTCGGGTACTCGTGCGAGAAATTATTGTTAGGCTCATTCTCGTAGTCGTTGAACCTTCCAAACTCCTTTATCCTAAGTTTGGCTCGGCTGCTGATTGTCTTCTCCAAGATTTTCCAGCAATTCTCCCGATTTTCAATAGTTGATTTCTCAACTATGCAGCATTTAATTTACTGTTAAGGACTAATTTTAAAAACTTGTCTTTTTTCTTGTTCCCTGAGTGCTTAGCTTCAATCCTATCGTCTTTTATTTCTAAGTACTTATCTAAAACTATCTTAAGGTCTCCACGTAAGAAACCATATTGTATAAACAATGTTGGGTACAATGCTTACCCATCTTTTATCTTTCAATAAAAGCCCGACTATCCCTTTTTGACTTTCTCCCATTTAAAGCCATAAATTGATGGTTTCTCACCACTGCAAGCCGCATAAATGTTGTGTTTCTTGTATGATGGATTTTCGCGAAGTATATCCGAAATAGTCTCCCATTCCTTAACTAAAGTATTATCGAATTTGTTTATTTGTAAAAACTTGAATTTTGAGTTTTTCAACTTTAGTTTTTCACGCATTTGTTCTTTTTTATCAGGATTTTCTTTCCAAAACTTACTTGAGGATTCACCTGTTTTCGCCCTTTCTTCTTCTGAAAAATATCTATTTTTTAAAGATTCAGCAATTTTAACAGAAGTTAGATAATGAGTTTTAACACCATTTTCTTCGTCCCTCCTTAAGTTGTAACCAAATTTTGGGTCACACGTTTTGAAATAATCCATCCAAAAAACCTCTCTTTCCAACATAACTTTCTTGTCCGCAACATCAAAAGTCTCTACAATCTCATATTCAAAATTAGCATCACCATATTTATGATAATCTTCAATAAGAAATCGATTTGCACATCTTGAGTTTCTCAGTTTCAATTTAGAGCGAATAGAAACAATTCGCTTATAAACATTTACACTTTGACCAATATATCTGCGACCATTTACTTTATTTATTATGCAATAAACAGCAATTAAATGTTTGTGTTCAGTATTTAAAAACATATTATTTATTTTTTTGCAAAGATATAAAAAAATAAATAATCTGAAAACAATAAAGTCAAATTTCCATTATAGTCTGTGAACCTTCCTCCCGAAGGAGGCTTGGCTGCGGATTATCCAATCCTTACCTTTATTACCATACACAAGTGGTTAGCTTGTCCCCTTTTTCATTTCTGTGAAGGTTGGTAGGTAAGGCTCTAAGGATGTCCCCGTCAATTTCGGAAATTTTAATTGCCCCATTGTGTTAAGGCAATATCAGCGTCTAACAACACGTAATCACCACTGCTTTCGTGAATTTCATTGTCATTCACAGAATGTATCCCTCCAACAGATGGTAGTAACATAACCCTTGTGCTATTCTTAACAAATGGAATTTCCATTTTGAATTGCCCTGAACAATTTCTGAAACCCTCGTAAACATTTCTAAAGATTTCAGTTTTAAAATGTACTTCAGGTAAGTAAGAACCTAATTTAAAAGGCTTTGGTTCATACCTTCTATTTCTTATCTCCCTTTTATACTCCCAATATGAAACCCCGCTATCTTTGTTATATGTTTTTCTGCAATAGTCCTCAAGTAGGTATTCAGAAGCAATCTTGGGCGCATCCATACTCCAACACTCAATTTTGTATTCCTTGAGCAGGTAGTGACGCAATTCAACATCACCACGCATCTTGACGTACAGTTTTTCCAACACACCCAAGTCATTACGCATATTATAGCGTATCAACCACTCTATCTCCTCATTCGTCTTAAACACATAATCAGGAGTGTAAGGCAACTCTTGGATTTCGTCATAATTTAGTTGAATAGCCAACGCTTTCAAACTAATATGTTTAGAAATCCTTAAGCCCCTAGACCAATAACACATTAAGTCTATAGAAGTCCAAGCTGTCTTAAACCACTTGTATTCTTTATAGTCATTATATTTTTCACCAATCACCTTGTCAGACATTTGTTTTATCCAAAAGGTGAGGTTGGAAGTAGAACAATAAGCAAACTCTTCATCATATTGTTTTAAAAAATATTTAAGAACAACCTCATCATAGTGCTGACCATTGAATGTAACCATAAAACCATTGTAGTTGGATAACCACTCATATAGTTCTTTACGTTGGTCTTTTCTTGGAGACATTTCAAATGTTAAATCCTCCTTTGTTCTATAATTTCTACAACCTACAAAAAATAAATTTCTATAAACCTCTATGTCTAATAAATAAACATCTTTTTTCATTTCTGTTACCAATTAGATGACCTAATCGAAACTTATCCCATACTCCCTTGAGAAAATCTCCTCAAGAACATCGTGAGGGTAAGTACGAATGTAACCAAAACGAGGGTCTTCAATTCTTTCAGTTGTGTAGCCTCTTTCTTTACATAACTTTACACACATCTTACCGAGCTTCTTAGCTTTCTCTAAACCAACCTTGATTTTCACTTTGTTTGCAAAACCTATTATCGAATAGTAGTCAGGTCTATGAATAGCTTTTGTTTTCAGGTACTCAATATCCTTGCTCTGTTTCGCTTGAACAGCCTCAAGTTCATTTTGTTTCCGTTCAAGTTCCACCATTGCTTGAGCCTGCATAGCTATTATCTCAATATGTGTCATCGGCTTTATTGAATAACTACCTGTTTTACGGATAGAAGGAATAACATCATTAAAAATCCAATCTTGAAATTTTTTAGCTTCTTCTTTTCTTGATTGAAAAATTACTCTGTAAAGATTTGGTTCGCTCACATAATTAAGCATTTGATTTCCACCGTTTGTAGGGGTGTCTATACTATGGACACCCTTTTTATCAAGCCTATCAACTATGTTTCGTGGATTAGCAACATTTAGTACTCCACAAACATCATTTAAACAAAACAAAGGTTCTCCATTCTCTTGGAGAATAACCCTCACCTTACCAAATTCAGGATTTTCGAAAATTTTAATTTCGTTCTTCATAATTTATAATATAAATAATTTGTTACAATTTAATCTTACAATCCACAACTTAAACTAATAAGGAACATCATCATCTTCGTCATCACCAAATAAATCAGGCATATTTTCCTTTTTCTTAGTTTTAGTGTCTTGAGGTTTTGAACCTGCCGTATTAACTGATGCTGTCAATCTTCTTCCGTCTGATAGTAAGAAAGGCTCAACAGCTATGTCAATGTAATTGTCCTCAAGCTCACGAACCTTAAGGTAGTGCCAAAATACATTCCCTGCGGTCAAAAAGTGCGTCCATTTGTTATCAACCCGCTCCATATACTCGTGTAGGTGGGCGTACCTATTGTCCAACGTATTGCCCTCAGAGTCCACAGCCAAACCTGGTATGTTCATATAAAGACTATGACCCAGTTTAAAAGGATTGTGGAGTACAAGGACAATATCTGAGATGTGAAAGATTGTATCCGAGTTGTACAAATCTGAACGTTTCGGTGCTAAATTCTGTATGTCCGTTCTATTTTCAATATCTCGGTTTAATTGAGACAATATTATAAAAGAAACATTTACAAATTCCTTTTTCAACATATTGATGTTCTCAATCAAAGTGTCCATAGCGGTCTTTTTACTACCAAAAACATCACGAACTAACGCAATGTGGTCGATTGTAACCACCACGTGTTTTTTATGTTTATTTTCTTCTAAAAATGCACGAACAGCATCGTACCAAGTTTTAGGGTCGGTAGGGTCTTCTAAGTAGAAAATTTTATCAGACCTTTCGCTATCACACACATCTTTAAATCTGTTTAAATCATCACCTTCAGGTGATTTAAAAAGTATCTCGGTAGCAGATTTCCTAAGTTTTCGTTTTAACTTCCGAATAAGCAGTTTAAAAACAGTCATCTCCCAGTTACACCTAAGCAGCACATAATCATCACAACTGGGATTTAACTGTTTATTAAACATATCTTCTTCTATCTGTTGCAAAACATAAGACTTACCTGAGCCCGAAATAGCACCAATTGTTATGATATTCCCTTTGAAAATACCACCAAGAGCATTGGCGTTGAAATGTTCAAAACGTGTTTTTATAGGCGCGTCCTCGTGTGTTTGATACCTTTGAATTTGCCTCACAGCAACATTCACCAAATCAACCGCCTTTGTTATTAGTCCCATTTCTTTGTTTGAGTTTTTTAAGTAAGTAATCAGCCATATCTTCTCCTTCTTTTACATTTTTTTGTTTTTCGAGAAAATCACTAACCTCTATGTCATATTCACCTATAAATTCAGATAACTTTGCTTGCCACTTGCTGAAAGCGTCTCCCTTATCTGGATAAAATATTAGTTTCTTATCTGCGTAAGGTAACAGCTTTTCACCTTTTATGTTGTTTAATCCACCCGTAGCCAACCAATAGCTTTCAGGTTTCATTATAGAACATATCACAGCAGTTTTTTCACTTTCTACTATGTGAAATGTATCCACATTAGGTGTATTTACCAAATGTTCTCCAAAAAACACTTGTGACAAGTTATAATCATAGGTATTTCCATATTCACAGCTTTTGTTTGGTCTATGAACCCAACTTATTCTGTTGATTGGTTCTTTAACTCTCTTACCTGTTTCCCTATTGTACAGCATTATTTTACCTGTTCTGCTGTTGTAATCTTGGTCTATTTGCCAAAATATAACAGCCCTATCACCCCATTTGTCTGTAGTTCCGAGATAGTATCTCTTAATTATTAAATCAACACTTTCTTTAGGAAAGTTATTGTATAAAAAGTAGGTGAAAGAGTTTAGAGTTTCCTCCAAACTCTTAATCACAAACTTAGAATCAATAACATTAATAAAATCTTTCTCAATGAACTCTTCCTTTATCTCGTTGTTATTTACAACAAGTGGAGCGTCTTTAGGTAAATCTGAAATCTTAGGAACAAGGTGATAACCACAAGATGTCTCTCTATTACATCTGCCAAATTGCTCTCCTATGTACAAACCTGTAACCTTATCCACATATCTTACAAAACTGTGATGTCTACCACAGGAGGGGCAAGTGTAACGAGATTTTAAACCTTTATACTTTTCAAGACCAAAGCGAGGTGTGTCCCCGAATAAAACTTTATTCTTCGTTTCCTCCTTCTTCTTCGGTGTCTTCTGTATAGCCATCTTTATCTAAAATTTCCTTGTAGTTGAATCTGTATCCGTCTTCTAAGACAATTTCGTCACCTTCAATTCTGTAACCCTCTTGACCTTTGTTTGGTTTTACAGCTTTAAAGGTTATAGTCTTAGAATTATCCAATTCGTCATTAAAGATTTCAATCCCATTTCTGAATTTATGCAGAAGATGTATGCAAGCAGTCTCTTGCAATAGAGGGAATAAGGTATCTAGTTTCTCGTTCCCCATTTGTTTTTTAATTTTGTACATTGTACCCATCTCATCTTTTGGTGAGTAGTTGAATAAGACTTCAGCCTCAATTCCGTATGTCTGCTTGAGCATTTGAGCACCCCATTGTAGTTGGAAGTAATAAGCATCGTAGAAGCCTTTTGTACCAGCTTTAAAGTCAATTATAGCTATTTTCTTTATAGGTACAATAAAGGTTTTTGCTTTTGTCTTAGGGTCTCCTTTCTTAGCTACACCTTTTACATCACGTTGGTAGAACTCACCTGTGGGAACAACAGCTGATATTTTAACAGGCTCTTCAATGTAACACAAAAGGTCTACAGGAGTAGCGGCAAGTAAATTCTTATCCATAACCACCAACTCTGTAGCTATTGGTTTCACATTGTAATCTGAAATAAATTTACAAAAACCAATAAGATTATTCCACAAGTGCATTGAGTACTTGTCGATGATGAAAATTAATCTTGATTTTTTAAGCACTTTATCTATTAGTGCTTGGTCGTACAAGTCTTTCTGAAATGTTTCTTTTTTGAACTCAAAATCGCTAAGTAGTAGTGAGAACGAATAGTGCATAAGTGTTCCATAATCAGCGCGTTCCTGAGCGTATTCGTCGGGATTTATACCTTTAAGACGCATTTCTACTTTCCACCTATTTAAACCATCCTCTTTTTCTGTAGAGGTTTCTCCCCAACTAATCATTGTAGTTAAAGAGTAGCCCCAATCTAAAATTTGAGTTCCAACTTTAGGGATGTCATTTTCCCAAAATAAAGGAAGTTTCACATACAAACGGTCTCCGCGATAGAGATAACGCTTGAATGTGAAACTTGGTCTTTCTAAACTTCCCTCATTTGAGGAAGCGTATGTTCTGTTCGTAACTACCTCTTCATCAAAGTTTTCAGGGTTAAATGTTTCATTTAATTGTGTTAAGACTTTTAAATAAATGTCTTCTTTCTTTTTTAATAACTCTGCTGTCATAAATTTTTAATATTATTAATTCGCGGCAAAATTACCAAAATATTTTTAACCCACAAACTTTTCTGAAGAAAAATTACGCTTGTTTTAAATTACCGTAAACGAAAGTTGTATCCCTTGTAGCCTCAACAGCAGCAACGTGACCCTGACCCTCAATCACCGCCTTTTTACCTGTTGGGATAAGTGTCTGCCCTACAAAAGTGACAGTACCTGTACCAACTTGAGTAAATGACGTAAAGAAAGCGTTGTTAGTTTCCAAATTGGCGGTTAGCGATAAAGCATTAGGTACAGTAATCGTTATATTACGAGCTTCATTCTTTATGTAGATATTTATGTTGTTATCTAAAGAGTTGATGGTGTAATCAGTGGTAATGTCTTTGTACCTGTTTTTGTTTTTAACAAACGATGGTTTATCTTGTTTGTCTTCTGTAAAATCGGAATTTACAGGTTTTAAGGCAGAAAGATTAACCTCTATGTTCGGTAAACCATTACGAGTAATAACCAACATATAAGTTTGACCATCAAATGACACACCTGTCACGTGCTTATCACCATTGATACTTATAGAACTCAAATCTATAGTGATAGGCTGTTTTCCGTTGTTTTGAGAAAGCGTAATAACATTACCACTCAACGAAAAACCTGTCACATAAGTATCCACTGCCGCAGGAGAAGCTAAAGCTGCTAGGTCCACAGTTAAATCCTGACGACCATTGTTCTGTTTTAGCACAAGAGTTCGCTGATTTAAAGTCAAGGCAGTTGTGTATGTATCCACAGCAAGTGAAGCTAAATCGACAGATAAATCACCGCCACTTCTTTTCAGTTTCAAAACAGTACCTTGCAATTCCAAAGACGTACCGAAATAATCACTCAAGAAACGAGCAATAGGTATTGTGATTGGAGATTTGGTTTTGTTGTAAGTAAAAACAAGGTTTCCATCAGAGGTAGTGATATTACTGATATGAATATCATCTCCCGCAATGTCAGAAATCTTTATACGGCAAATCTCTAACTCAACGCCCGCTTTAGACTTGGTGTACATAATGATATTTCCACCTGTCTCATATTTAAGGAGGGGTTCAAAAACCTCAAGATTTATAACCTCATCTAACTGAGTAAAATCAGCTGTTTTGGTATTACTTGATTTAAGTGACCTGAAGTCGTAGTATCCATCCGCAGAACGAGCTTTATAAACCTTGACACCATCTCCTAAGTTACGGAATGTTAATACGTCATTAATCATCTTAAAGAGCTGATTATCAACCCACTCCAAAATGTCCTGAAGTGTAGAACCTTTAGGTAGGTTTATCACCCGAAATCCTTTGCCGTCATAGATAACACATTCAGTGCCTATAAAACCTTTACAACCACAAGGGTCAGGTCTGCAAGGTTGAGGACGGCAAGGGGTTTCAGATATAACTCGCTCAGGGCAACATTTATTTTGTATGTTCATCTTTTCAACAATTTACAAATTACAATTGTACAAAGATAATTAAGAAAAGCGTAAAAACAAAATAACTACCAGCGCGATAAAAACTATAGGATTTATAAGAACAACCCACAACCCATTGTATTTTTTGAGTTCTGTTTTGTATCGGTAGTTATTTATAAACCACCAAGCCTGAAGTTGCGGCTCGTCAAAATAGCGAATGTCATCATTTGTTAGAGGTTTAAAACGGAAATACATAAATCCGAAAAACGCAAAAAACAAAAACAACAATAGAGCAATCCACCAATAAGGACAATGATAAGCCGAAGAAACCATAGTCAAAGCCAACGAAGGGAATATAAAGTTAGCAGAACGAGTGAAGTTGTGAGGTTTTCCACCAATTTTCACTACATAATTTAGCGCAAACAAGCGCACAATCCATTTTCTCATTGTTATAAAAGATTTAATTGTTTAAAAGTTGTAAATTTATAATTGTTGAATATTATATGTTGAGCCAATCCATTTTTAGCAATCAGTACATTACAATGGACCCAGGAACTTGCACCTTTCTGATTGTAGTCAAGGAGTAATTCTGTATTAGTACCCACGTAGAGCGTGTCGTCAGCCCTGTAGGGTGTGTGGGTGTGCGCAAGCACGATAGGAATACCAAGATTTCTAAATGTCACAGGCGAACCCTTAGCACCATTTGAGCCATTATCTCCGTGTTGGGAACATTCGTATTTACCTATTTTGAAGCTGTCTGTGTGTTTTAAGGTTATAACCTCATCTCCAAAATGATGTTTTAACCAATAAGCAACAACTCCATCTTGAACCTCTCCATCCAAAACCTTTTTGGTAAATTCTAAGTAGAACTTAGCATTATGAATATCTTTCCGCCAATCCTCATCTAAAATTCTGTCAAATCTGTTGTTGTGATTAGCTTGAGGCACTACAGGTTTATACTTCAATTTAGTTCTAACCCAAGTAGAAAGATTTTCCAACTCCTTGTGTATCAAGTGTTCTCCTTTATCAAAACGTTTGAATTGCTCTATGGCGGATTTTATTTTATGATTGTTGCAGCTCTCACCATCAATAATGTCGTGAAGTACCACATTATCAACATTGAAAAACTCACACAACAAATCATTCTGTTTGTCTATCTCAGGGTTTAAATGACCTAAGTGAGTGTCCCCGCAAATTAAACCCAATGCCTTATCCACAACACTAACTTGTTGATTTTCAACATTATAACACAAGTCTATAAAAGAACCATCTTCTTTCGCTTCAACTTGACGAATGAAGAATGTTTCATCATCTTCTATTTCAACTATAACAAACCCAAATTTGTGAGAACCCTCACCAATAACACCGACCGCACTATCTGTGTAGTTTGGCATTGTTACCGCACCTGTTGTTAGTATAATTCTGTTAGGATAATTAGCAAGTGTAGGCTCTGTTTTCAGGTGTAACTTGGGGTGACCCACAATCACTGTCTTGTTATCAGCTAGGTCCTGAATACCTGTCAGAGGATACTTACGTGTTGGAGATATTTTAATGTTGGCAAGGATTTTTAAGTATTTGTGTATGTTATGTTCTCTTGCGTCCCAATACGGACGAGTTTCCTCATTCCAATTTTCATTCTTTGAATCTGTAAACACAGAAGTCGGGTTTTTATATCTACCTAAAATAACACTCAATTCAGCTCCTAAAAATTCCTTATAAGCAAGGATATTATTGAAGAAGTCCTTGTGTAAAGGTGTTTCATTCTGTTCCCAAGTTATTATATAGTATTTTTTACTATTTAACTCCCTCTTAGAGGCTTCTTTAAAAGAAGGTGAATCCTCCAATCTAATCTTGTTATTTGTTATATTAGAATGCTCTAAAATTCGCGAACAATGCCGCCTTATTTTATCGTCATAAGGGAAACAAAACTCTGTGGCTAATATTTTAGAAGCCTCAGTAATGTTCCCCTTTTTTCTGTAGAGCTCTTTTAATCTTTTTACCTGTTGATTGCTTAGTTTCACTTTTATAGTTAATTAGAAATCACAAAATTACAACATTTTAAAAATAAATGCAAAAATGTAATTTTTAAAAATTCTTTCGTTTCTCATACCGCTCCTTAACTAAAATCCAAGCAATCCACAAAAATAAAACTATAACTATAATTACTCTTATCATTTCTTATTTTTCTTTTTACCAAACTACTTTAAAACGTTTTTTCTTTTTAGCAGGTCCTGGTACAGGATTAGGTTTTCTAAAATACGACCTGAGTTTTCTGATTTTTTTCAATCTAACCTTAATCCAACAATAAGTTATAAAATTACATTTTTTGTCATAATCAAAATTATCAAAAGTTATCTTGAAATATTCAGCATTCCTGTCATACAGAGTTTTAAATTCTTTCTGAAAAAATTCATACGATAATTCTTCATCAAAAAAGGAAACTACGTCCTCTCTGTTTCTTTCCAAAAGTTTCAAACCTTTGTAATAGAAAAAACCATCTTTAACACGGTGATTATAATCTGTTGAGTAAGTTACAGAAAAATCTCGTTTGTAACTACTTTTAAATAATTTTATATACATTTTCAGTAAATTTTAATTTCTATTAATTTATTTTTTATTGCGCAAGTAACAGCAACAGCGAGAGCAGCCCATTTGTGGGTAGTTATACCATACAGAACGCCAGGTTTTTTAGCCGTACCAACAGACGGGTTTGAACCTCCCCCAGTTTTTGGGAACATATCCATTAAAGCCTGACGAATATTAGCATCTTTGACTTTGTTGCTACCACAAATTGTTGGATTTATATCCACTTTTTTGTAGAACAACTCAACTTTTGACCTGTCAGACTTAATATCCTCGACTTTTTGCCAATAACGACCAATATATTCAATTGTCCTAATCGTTTCAGCACCAATAGGCATTCCATAACTGGCAATTCTTTCTATTGCCATTATATCATAATCTAATTTTCCTATCAAATCATTCAAGAAATCGTCATTATCACTCACTCCACTATCTTCCACAGAGTGAGAAACACTATTGTAAAGCACCCAACCTGTTTGTATTGTACCTGGGTCTACACCTAAAATCTTCATATCGTCAATTAGTTTTTTCGGGGCAAAATTACAAACAATTTTTAACAAAAACAAATTTTTTTAATTTTTTTTCAAAAATACTTGACAAGAATGAAAAAATGTTGTATCTTTGCCCCCGAATTATGCCGATAAAGGAGCTCAACAGACTTATGTGAGGAGGTTGTGAAACGCATTAACTTGACGTTTTTATAAACACTTACATCGGGTATTGTGAGTTTCGACATAATAACTTGATATGTCAAACGACTTGGGTTATGACTTTCAAATAGTTTAGGAGTATGCGATGAAATGCTCCATAATTAAGAATCCCTTATTAAGCGGAAAACAAGACGACCGCAAGAGTTATAGCTAAGACCAAGCTCATTTCCATTGGGTAAAACCAAGAGCAGAGGGGGGTTATAATTTCTGTGACTTAAGTTGCGGCTTAAGTGATAAGGTCAGGACATAAGCGGAGGAGGGACTGCTGAGATAGCACTTCAGGGAGAAGGTAGAGGCTCTTTGTTGACACGTAAGAATTGTAGAACTACTTTTGTTACAAGGGATTGTTTCAGAATGTTTGGTTCGAGTTTTCGGAAACGTAATGTAAAAGATTTTGGCTTTGGAAGGTTGAGCTTTTTCTAACAAGAGTATTAATTGAAACAGCGGTACGAATATCATCAGTCGCGATGATGGTAGTTTTGAAAGGAATAATGAGGAGCGGGTAGACAATGACTATCTTTTTGTTAAGAGGACAGGGTGTTCTACACAAAAAGGAGCAGGCAGATGAATAAGTGGGTATGTAAGTGTGCATACGAAGCGAGAAGCTGTCGTCTAAACTTCAAGTAAAAAGAGCATTTTGAATTGGTCAAATGGGTGCATAAATCTTTGCGGGGCTCTTCCGGAAGCAAAGTGCTCAAAGGGTGGCTGTTAAGAAAGTACAAATAGGAAATCATAGTCGCGACAGCGTGGTGTAGATTTATACTGAGAGAGTAAATCACTAAAATACACCTGCAGGGTAAGTGTTAAAAAACTTATCAAAAAACTCCTTAAACCACTAAGCGTAGTGGTTACAGACATACTCACTCCCCACATCTCAATCTTAGTAACAAGATGAATTTTTTTGGGGGGAGGGGGGGCTCACCCTTGAGAGATTGCTTATGAGAGAGTACTTTATGCAGAATTTGCTATTTATAAACAAATATTTCTTCAATTTTAATATTTTTCACCAGTTTTTTCTTCTGAACTGATTTTTCATCCTATTTTTTTCAGAATTTACTACTATATTACCAAACTACCAGACTCTGGTACTACACTGGTACAACATTACTACAATATTTCTGCCACTACTATACTCTGACCTTGATACCTTTCTACGAAGAACATCAGTTCAAGTGAAATACTTTCATCTTAAACAGAAGTCAAGGTTATTGTAAATGCGTTGTCAGAATAGTGACAAATATGGTAGTAGTATTGTCAGACCAGTCACTAGGAAATACATTATTTCAGAAATAATAATTTAGTAGAACTAGCTAGTTTAATTTAACTAGTAATTCTAGTAAAATAGTTCTAAGAAACTAGCTAGTTCTAGGAAACTAGGAAATTTTTTGAAAATTAGCTGATTTTCAGGAAGTTATGTAGAAAATTGCAGAAAAATTGAAAAAATTTCACAAAAACACTTGACAAAGTTGAAAAAATTTCGTATATTTGCAGCGAAAATTGAAAAGCGATATTCCAAGAGATGGAGGAGAACAAAAATAAACCAAAAATTTTTCAAACAATAGAACCTGAGAAATCAGTCAGAGTTTTAGACACAGGCTCAGAAAAAATGAACCTTGATGTTAAAAACTGTTTGACTGAAGAGGGTTATGATGTTCGGTTTTTGGAGAATGTGAAAATTCAGTATTTCGACATAATATTTAGCGATAAGTTGGATATTTGTAGAAAGATTATGACAATTTATGCGCTAATTGTGAATTTACATCATAGCGAAAGTTTCTTAAAACAAAAAGGCGCAGAAGTATTGGCGTTTTATATGGCAATGGGGTACTCACAATCTACCAAAGATATGATTGTTAAAGCTCTTGAGACAAACATTCGAAATTTGAATCAAATCAACGCTGAACTTACCAGAAAGAAATTCTTGGTGAGAGACCCGTACAACACACAGAAACGCAGCTTGTGCCAAGAACTACAACGATTGCGAGACTTCTTCCTTGATGCAGGTCGAGAGTCCTCTTTCAACATTCGATTTAGAAAGAGAACTGACGAAATGGATAAAGGCTTCGAAATTGTTGCTGATTAGTACAATTGAAAAATGACAGAACAGAAATCAGATATAGCTTTCACAAGCGACATAATCAAAAGGGTTGCTAAGGAGTTGAATGTAAGTGAGAAGGAGGTTTCAAAAGTTTATTACACTGTTGTTGGTTATTTGGATAAAGTTGTTCGAGAGTCAAAACACGTAGCTGTTAAGATACCTAAACTTGGCTATTTCTATGCTACAGAAAAGGAAACTTCTAAAAATTTACGCAGATTAGAATTTAAGAAACGAACTGATGGTGGGTTGAAGGAGAAAGACGAGAAACTTTTAAAAGGTTTATGGAAGAAATACGCGACACTTCAAGATTATAAGAAGAGTTTAAGTATGAAGAAATTGCCAAAAACCATTTCTTATCACTATCGTATTCCTACTCACAAGAGTTGGATTTTTGCTCGCGGTAAAAAACTTGAGGAATTAGAGGATTTTCAAAAAGAACTTGCTGATAAATAGATTTTGGAAAAGGTTGGTAAAATACAGACAATTGTAAGGGCTTTCACACAGAAATCAAACATTGACGAGAACATACTTAGGAAGAGGCGAGAAATATGCAGCTCTTGCCCTTTAAACAGCTTAAACAAAGAAAAGACGGGTGTGTTTGAGGAAATAAGAAAAACTGTTGTTAAAAAGCCTTTTTGTACAGCTTGCGGTTGTCAGATAGAACAAAAAACAGCATCTGAGACAGAAGTTTGTGGAGCTGTATATTTGGGTCAGAAACCCAAGTGGAATAGAATAAAAGTAGAGACGATGAAAAAGACAGACATAAATGTTATTAACTTGTCTGAGGACAAGATGAATTTAGATTTATCAATTGACGGCTCTCATTTCGTAGCAGAGTGCGGAGAGATTGATAAAAATGTTGAAAACTCTTTTAGAGTGAGGATTGAAGGTAAGGAGGACGCCTACCGATTGTACGAACCAGTTCCTGGTTGCGGATACTGCACAAGAGTTTTCAGAGAAAGTATTTCTAAGGGCGTTGACGAACTGAACGTTGTTTTTGACCTTTCGCAAGAAGATAGTGGGGTTGGAATTGTGAAATTTGTATCGCTCACTTATGAAAGTTCTGAAGGAGTTAAGAACACAAAACTTGAGTTTCGTTTTACACCTAGGTAGAACTCGAAACCAACAAATTCGACAATTTAAATGAATTATAAGAATTTAAACATATTAAAACTCGAAGAATTAAATGAGGTGTTGCCAAAGGGTTATTCTTTTGGTGCGCTTCTTTATTCTTTTTTGAGAAAACCTATCCTGTGGGAGAAACCACAGAATGGTTGCATTGCGTGGCTGCTTGATGTGAAAGACGAGGACTTTTATTCAGCTTTAGAAAGAGCCATTGAAGAAATAAAACAACACAACGAAGAAACTACTTATACAGATGACAAAGAAATACTTGAAGGATAAGGTTCTGGATTTGTTAAGATATAGTGAGGTTTTACTTACTACTATGACAAAAGAATCTGAAAGAATTAACGCTAATGTTGATGAAATGTTGGGTTTGATTAACAAAGGTGAAAATTTCGATAATTTGTTCGATAACTACAAGTTCGACCGAATTTATTACAACTTGTTTGAAGGGGAAATTATAAAAGTTTATGCAAATGTTGCTGAATTATACAAACTTGCCAAAGACGAAGGCGTTGAGTTCTCAAAAGAAGAAATTGAGAAATTGGAAACAATTTTGAAACAAGAGGAGGACGCACAATTTTTCGCCTTTGTTAATGATGAGGTTGTTCCGAAGAATGAGGAGGTTGTTAAACTTATGAAAGACCACATTTCTAAACAAGATAACTCTACTCTCAAAGAACAGTTTGTAAGAGATGCTAGAGAGAATTTTGACAAAATGAAAGAACAGGCTAAGGTTGTTGATTACAATTCTGTTGCGGACGTAGTTGCACCTGCTGTCGAAGAAATTGCTTACGAGGAGGTAGAATAGGAAATAATGGCGAAAAAAGACACTTCAAAGAAAAAAGGTACTACCAATACCGACAAGGAAAAAGAAGTCATTAAAAACGCCCCAAACCCTCCTATAGTAAATTTCGACAAGAAAACCCCAATACACCGAGTTATTGATAATTACAAAGGTCTTTTTAAAAGGTATCGTGATTATTTTGTTGCTAACAATTGGGTGTACGATGACAATCCTGTCAAGGCTTACGATATAGAACAAGGTTTTGTGAATATGTCTTTAGAGATTGCTAAACGTTTCACAAAACAATTCAAAGCCTTTTTAAAATATCAGTATGTAAAAGAGTTCCTTGATTTAATGTTAGAGCCTACCAACTTGTATATGGATAGGTGTATGTCGTACGCACAGAATAATCTTTTTATGGTTATCGAAGACGATGCTAAGCGTATGAAGGAGGTTGAGTTTCAGACAAAAATCACCTCTGACCATAGTAAGATTTCTGAAAAGTACTACGCATTGGAGATAGATGAAGATGATACAAACAACATTGAAGTACCTATAAGGGCTGACGAAAAAATCCCATTCCTTATGTCTACAACAATGGAGGAGGTTTTTCCGCATTTGAAAAATGTCAGAAGCACTTTAAACGAGGTTGACGCACTCGACATTACTAATCATACCGTTTATGACGTTATGAATAGTACAGAGATGTTCAGGAACATAAAGAATCCGCCTCCTTATGATTTGAATAAGCACTATTACGAACAAAACAAGGACACACTGGATTTTTACGAGGAGGAACTTTATAAAATTAAAAATGGGGTAACGATAGCGGGTGTTTTCATACACCCTCTACTATATTGGCACATCAACTTTTTCAAGACGGATATGCCAATGAATATGTTCAAAAATGCTCCGTTTTACGACCCTGCTGAGTCAATTTACATTGGAAACCCTTTGCTGCGTGACAATGAGTTATTTTTTGTTGATAGTTATCAAAGAGCTCAAGAACAGAATTTAAGTTTGTTTATTTTCGGAACCAGGAGGTACGGTAAGACGGTTATTGAGAGTTCTTTACTTACTTGGCGGTCTATGGTGGTTAGAAATGGTGAGGGTTATGTTGTTGGCGGTAGCGACCGAGATTTGAAGAAGCTAACAAAGACAATGGCAATAGCCTTTACTAATGTACACCCCGCTTTCCGATTGACTAATAACAAACAAGATTGGGACACACATATACAACTTGGGTTAAAACTAAAGAATGGTAAAGCTATTCCTTATAACGACTTATTTATTTCTAACGTAAACTCAGGTGCTAAGCAAGATGCCGTTAAAACTGCGGGGGGTTCTCCGAGTGTGTTTGCGGTAGATGAGATAGGTAAATTTTCTTGTAAGCTGATGTATCAGCAAGCATTACCTTCGTTTGATACACCTGAAGGACGAAGATGTCCTGTTGTTTTAACAGGAACAGGTGGTGAAGAAGAGTTGTCAAGAGACGCTCAAGATATGCTCTTAAACCCAGAAGCGTATGCGATATTACCTATGGATTGGGAGGTCCTAGAAAACTATGTACCTGAAAGCAGGCTCATAACTTGGAAAAGGCGTAAGTTTGGCATATTTATACCAGGTCAGATGTCGTTTAAGACAGGTCTAAGGAAAAAAGTTGTCAGCTTTGAGGAATTTATGAAGACTAATAGTGAAAGTCTTCGTAAAATAGACTTACATATAACAGATTGGGAAAATGCTAAGGCTGTTATGGAGGAGGATAGGGCTAAGAAAAAGAATGACCCCTCTGCATTGGCTCAAGAAAAGATGGGTTATCCGTTTGACCCAATGGAGTGTTTCGTAAACAGGATTGAAAATCCGTTCTGTGCTAAGGAGGGGCAAGAACACTTAGAAAATTTACGTGAGACAGGACAGGTTGGTAAAAAGGTTGAGATAACAAGATACGAGGGAACTAAAAGACTTCAACTTTATTTTTCAGATAAAGAGTTGGCGGTGTTTCCTTTCAAAGGTGGTAATGCTGATGCACCTGTGGTGATATTTGAAGACCCACCTGAAAACCCTAAGTTTGATTTTACTTATTGCGCAGGTCTTGACGCTTACAAACACGATAAGGCGAGTACCGATTCGGTAGGGGTTCTATACATATACAAACGTGCTGTTGGTATTAAAGACCCTTTTGCTAATAAGATTGTGGCGGTGTATGCAGCACGTCCTGATAGGATTGAAACGTTTAACCAAACGTGTGAGATGCTGCTTGAGGGCTATGGGGCGCAATGCTTGATGGAAAATGCAGATATAGCATTTCAGATATATCTACGCTCAAGAGGTAAGGATACAATACTTCTCGCCAACGGACAGGAGCTTGTTCGAGGTAAAATAAACCCAAAAGCTATACAAAACAATGAGATAGGGTTGAATACCTCTGCGGTAAACCAACGTTATATTTTTGGTTTAGTGCAGAACTACACTAACGAGTGGATAACTATTGGTCACAATGAGGAAGGAGAGGAGCTGACAAGGCGAGGTATTGTTAGAATACCTGACCCAGGATTGCTACAAGAGTTAACAGAGTATTATCCAGGAATGAATGCTGACAGATTGGTTGCGTTTGGACACGCATTAGCGTTGGCTGACTATTGGGATAGTATGGGTTGGTATCCTAAGAAAAAAGTAATGGAGGACGATGAAATGGTAAAGAGATACAAGGCTGAACAATTGCAATTCAATAGTGTTTACTCTTCTTCTCCACTAAATACTTATGGGTACGGAATTTCCCCTTACTCTACAAATTTTTTACAATAGAAATTTTAATTTCATTCAAAGTCATATATTAATTATTTTTTACCGATTGCTTATATTTTTGTAAGCAGTCGGTTTTTTTACAAATATTTTTTAAAAAATTACTTATTTGTTTTTCGTAACGTTTTTGTATATATTTGTGTTTTAAACATTTATAAATTAATGAACGTTACTTATTCACCTAATAATTTTTCTTTTTGGGATAAACAGAACCCCATTTTAGGAAGTAACTCTATCTTACCTCCTCAAGCCGTTCCTGCTCGAAAGAAGAATGACAAATGGAAAAGGGCTACAATGGACGCCTTAGAGAGAATAGGTGTAAAGCAGTTAAGAGAAAATTTAAGGTTTAAAGACTTCTATCGAATGATAGAAGGTAAAATGGCTTTTTCAGAATTGAGTGAAACGTTTCCTCAATTTCGAGAGATAGAGAAGGCTTTCAACCAAATGCAAATCCCTGCGAACATAAAACACTATGATTTGATTGGTGGTATTATAAATTTGTTTGCGGGGGAGGTTATAGAAAATACAGACAAGTTTGGTGTTGCCACTGACGATGAGATTTCTGAAAATGAATACGTGCGTGAGAAAACCGAACTTCTTCATAAATACATAGATGAACAATTTAGCAAGGAAGTAAAACTACGACTGATTGCTAATGGGATAAATCCAGATAAGCCCACAGAGGAATTTGAATCAGAAGAGGAGGCTGCTCAATACAAACAAATGGTTCAGCAGCAAATTAAGGAAAAGACACCTGAAGAGATTGAACGTTATATGAGTAAGACTTGGAAGGTTGCCGCTGTAGATTGGGCTGAGAATACATTGGAACAAGACCACATACGTTTCTATCACGATGAGAAAGATAGGAATGAGTTTATAGACTTCCTTGCTACAGGTCGTTGTTTCCGACACTTCCGATTGGGGTATGATTACTACGCACCTGAAACGTGGTCTCCACTCAACACATTCTTCTCACAGGACCTAGATACCAAATATGTACAAGACGGAGAATATGTAGGACGAGTACATTTCTACACACCTAATCAAATTGTAGCTAAGTATGGACATCTACTAACTCGTAAAGAGAAAGAGGTCTTGTTAGGTACAGACTCTTACGAATCGAAGGTCTTGAATTTAACAGACGAAGGTAGCAAAGGAAATCAAACATTTTCTAAGAACCTATTTCAGTTCTATGAGGGTATGGAAATTCTACCTTTTGAACAATATCACGAATACGAGCATTTCTTAGAATTGCAGGAGAACACGGGCGCGCCTATGGGTTGGATGACGTTCAAAGATGCTGACGGAAATGAGAGACAAGAGCGCGTATTTCTACCTTCAATAAATGATTTTAATTCTTACTCAAGAAGTCTCGCCAACAGCATACGCAACGACCTGCAAATACGCGGGGACCTAGTGCAGGTTGTGGAGGCGTATTGGGTTTCTTATGAACTTGTTGGCTTGTTGACTTACGAAACAGAAGACGGACGTTTATCTCAAGAGATTATTTCTGAGGAGTTACTGCCTGAATATATTAAAGAGTACGATATAAAACAATTATCAAATGTTTCAATATCAGAGGCTGAGGAAGACCCTAAAGCCGATACTATTGTTTGGGATTATATTCCTGTTGTTTATCAAGGTGTAAAAATCAACCAAATGAATACAAGGCTTAAAAAATCCTTGTATCTACAAGTTGGTGCTACAGAGTATCAGATAAAGGGAGATAGTAATGTTTACGATGTGAAATTGCCTGTTGCGGGGCTTATAGACCACTCGCTTGCTGAGAAGATATTTCCGCTCCAAGTGGGTTATAATATAGCCTTAAATCAAGTCAGAGAGCTTATGGCTAAGGAGATGGGTGTGTTCTTTATGTTTGACGTGCAGTGGTTGCCGTCAGAATTTAAAGAATGGAACAACACAAATAAGACTCTGACCCACCTACATAACTTGATAAAATCAACTGGTTTATTTGTGGTAGATAGTTCTAAACAGAATTTAGCAGGTGGTGGTATTTTCAATCAATTCTCAGCACAAGACTTAACTTTCACAAATCAGATATTAGCTCGTTTCCAAGTAGCTGAAACCTACAAAAGAATGGCTTACGAGAAGTTAGGTGTTAATCCTCAACGTTTGGGTCAGGCAATAAAATACGAAACTGCAGAGGGTGTAAAACAATCACAAGACGCCTCGTACGCGCAAACAGAGGTCATATTTGACAAGTTCTCTCAGTATAAGAAGAGAATGTTGGAGATACACTTAAACGTGGCTCAATACGCCCAAAAGAACGATAAGGATATTACGGTTTATTACACCAAGTCAGATACAGAGAAAGCGTTCTTGAAATTCTCTGACCCATATTTCCAATTGCGCAAGTTCGATATAATTCCTACTACATCTTCTAAACAAAGAAAGTTAGTTGAGATGATACGTCAGTATCTATTGAACAACAATACAATGGGTAGTGATGAGTTTGCTGTTGCAAAACTACTTACATCTGACACTCTTGTTAGTTTGATTGAGACAGCTCGTATGGAACGTGTTCGCAGAGAACAGATGCAGCAACAAGAACAACAAAACTTGTTACAACAAGAACAACAAAAGGCGGAACTTGCTGAACAAGCGGCTCAAAAAGATTGGGAACGTTACGAGTATTCTAAACAGAAAGATAGAGAAAACGCTATTAAGGTTAAGATTGTAGATGCTGCAGGTAGAGCCGCCGACAACAATGCTGACGAACAACAAATACAAAAAATCAGCACTCTTGGTGAAATGTACGTTAAACAAGAACAAATGGCTGCTGATATTAGTATGAAACAAAAGCAGTTGGAGATAGACGAAAACGACAAGTTGGAGGCAAGACGTTTAGATTGGGCTAAGTTGAATAATGAAATTGCTCAGTTAGAGCAACGTAAGAGAGAAGACGATACCAAACGTTATGTAGCTACAATTAACAAAAATTAACAAAACATACATTTTTAAATAATACTTGTATATTTCAAAAAATACTTACATATTTTCAATAATATTTCGAGTTTTAAATTTTGAAAGTACTTTTTCAAATATGCAAGTATTTTTTAAAAATTATCCAATTTGAAAGAAACGACAATTTTAATAATTTTGCACTATGGATTTTGAAATCACTGGAACAGAGGGTATTAGCGTAGGAACGATGGGTTCTATAGAAGATTTTCTTGGAAACTTGGAGATGCCCGCAGATAAATATAAATCTACACCTAAAGATGTAGATGTTAATAAAGTAATAGATACTATAAAAGGTGAAGATGGTGAGAACACTGTAGTTGTTGATGAAGGTCAGACAACAGGTCAGAATGGAGGTCAGACTGAAAACGAAGGTGTTGTAATCAAAGATGTTACTCCTACAGAAGGAGGTAATAATGGACAAGAGCCTATTAAGAAGGAGGGTTCTAATCAGCCTACTGAAGGTGGTAACAACACAGAGGGGGGTTCTACACAAGAGAGTAGTGAATCAGTTCTTTACAAATCCTTAATATCGGACCTAGTTAAGAATGGTTTGTGGGAGGGTTTTGAAGGTATTGAGGATGAAAAAGGTAATGTTATACCTTTAGATGAGGTGAACATTGACAAAGATTTGTTTTACTCTATAATTGAACAAAAGACAGAAGAAGCTAAAAATAAGGCTGCTGAAAACAAAATATCTGTTGAAGGTGTTTCTGATTTTGTGAAACGAGTTATAGAATTGGACAAAAAAGGTGGTAATGTCCGCTCTGCTATGGAGACTTACAACAACTACCAAAACCCAATCGATTCCCTTGACTTGGAAAAGGTGGAAGACCAACGTAAGATGGTTTATTTGCGCTATGCAACAGAAAATAAACTTGATGAACAAGAAATCCAAGATATTATAGAAATTCGCGAGAAGAATGGTAGATTGAAAGAAACTGCCATAGCCGCTAAAGAGCAGTTGCAAAAAGCAATTGATATGAAAATGGAGGCTCTTGAGCAAGAAGCTATCGCGAGAGCGGAACAAGAAAAAGCGAATATAAAAGCGTATCGTGGTAAGTTGAACGAAAGTTTTGATAAACAATTTCAACTTAAAGATTCAGTAAAGAATAAACTTATTGAATTGGCTACGAAAAGAAGTAAAGAAGGTGCTTTTCAGATTGATTTGATGTTTGACGAGGCTATGCGAGATGTAGATAAGGCTGCAAAAATAATAATGTTGATTGCTAATGAGGAGGAATACAACAAACAAATTTCTGAAAGACGTGTTCGTGAAGATAAAATAAATACAATGAAGTCTATAAGGTTAGTACCTAAGAGTAAATCTTCTAATTTGACTATACCTACTAATAAAGGTAGTCGCGAAGATTACGAGGAAAAGACTTTTGACCCTTCATTTCTTTTTGATAAATAATAAATATTCTTAAATTTAAAAATAAAAGACTATGTTTAACACCGATATTCAAAATCAGACGAGAGTGATTAACGGGGATAAGGTTGTGGCACTTACAAATACTGAGAAGGTTTCTACTTCGCAGGATTTTCTTGATATGGCTACGCTGTCTTCTTGGTATCACGCTGACCCTAAGAAGCGTCATATAGGTCTGATAAATTTATTCAGTTCGATGGCACAACAACCTATACCTGGTTACCGATGGTTTTATGATGTTGGTGCTATCATAGAGACAGATGGTATAGGAGGTCGTTTTACTTACGATGTACCTGTAACCAAAACTTATTCAAGTAAAACTAACAAGGACACATCTGATTTGTATGACAGACCTGGTTGGAATGGTACTCCGTTTGTTATAGGTTTGGACAGAGAATATCGTCCTGGTGACGTTTTAACTTACGACTCTGTGTTAGGAGAACAACTTATTGTAAGTGAGGACGCAACTATCTACCGAGAAGGTGATACTTACATTCACACTGTTAAGTATGTTGGCGGTACTCTTGGGTATTTCCCTCCTGAAAAACTGGTACCTGGTATAGAATACTTCAAAGTTGGTCACGCTCTTGGTGAGTTCTCAACTCAGTTCTCAGGTATCCAACACGCAGGAAACGTTGGTACAATGACCCTAGAATTTACTCTTGGTAACCACAGGGGTGTTGAAACTGCCGTTTCTATGTATGCAGGTATGAAGTCTCTTAGCGATGCCACTGAGCGTAGTTTGGCTTGGTTGGAGATGTTGAAAGAACAATACTCTACAGGTAATATGAACTTTAAAGACAACGACCTATTTATTGTCTATAAAGCATTACCTAATGGTAAAGCAACTCAAGGTTTGGTTGCTGAAACTTGGGAGTTCCTTGTAGGTGTGGAATTGCACAAACTTGAGGCATATCAAAATATGTTCCAACGTGGTGCTTTAATACCTGATATTAATGGTACAAAACGTTTGAATGAGGGTTACATTCACCAATTGCGTAGAGGTTATCGTATAACTTACGCTAAACCAATGGGTATAACTCGTGGTATTTTCCGTCAAATATCAAGCTACTTGTTTAGAAATAGTTCTATTCCTGTACATAAACGCAGAATAAAGGTTCGTGCAGGTTATATGTCTTATTTGAACGTAATGCAGTTGTTCAAAGACGAGGCAATGGCTCAACTACACACTCTTAGTCCTCTATTGAACCACACTCAAATACTTCCTAAATCGCCTGTTTCAGGTAAAGACTTGCAGAACTTGTCACTTGAGACTGTTCGTTTTGTGAGTGCTCCGTTTGACGGAATTGGTATTGTGGAAATTGAACACGACCCTACACTGGACTACCAACACTTGACTGACTCTAAAGAAAGAGGTTTCTTTGCTGATGGTTATCCTCGTACATCATTTATGATGATAATAGATGACGCAGAAGACCCTAAATTCTCTAATGCTGAGAAAGAGGTAGCTAAAGGTGCTAAGGTTGTTAAAATGGCTGACAATCGTTACAACACAAGTGCTAACGTATGGCGAGTAGAGCCAAAACGTAGAAGTTACTGGTATGGTAGTAGAAGCGGTCGTTGGAGTAGCAATAGTAATGGTGGTCAGATATTGAGTTCTATGAACACAATGGGTGAAGAGTTCTTCGCTCACTCATCAAGTGCTATTTGGTTGAAAGACAAATCTCGCACTATAATTGTAGAGCTTGTATAATTTAGGTTTTTCGCTTTTCGCTTATATATTTAGAATGGGGTGACTTAAAACCTCACCCCTTTCTTTTAAAGAAACAAAACAAATTTCAACATAATTATGGCTTCAAGAAAAGATACTAAGGGAACGAAGGAAACAAAAGAAGTAAAAGAAATAAAAGAAACAAAAGAAATAGTAGAGGTTAATGGTCTAACTATAACAGAAGGTGTTGTTTACAAAGTTACTCATAAACCTGATTCTAATAGAGAGGATAGTTATCCTGAAGAGGGTGCTACTAAATTCCCTTCAGAAGGAATTTTAGATTTGTTCCAATGTAAATACATTATTACTGACTATGGAAATAGTACAGGTGTGTGGGACACAGGGCTTTATGCTGAGTCACCTTGCTACGCTTCAATGGATATAAACGAAGTTAATGAGATAGTTAAGTCGTTAAGAACAAATATAGTAGAACCTTACGAACGCAAATACGGAAGAGGTATTCTAAGTCACGAGAATGACAGCTTTTGGGTAGCTAAGTACTTTACCTTGATGGACGGTCAAGTGTTTAATATGAATAGTCCAGAACATCGTTTAGACCTTTATATGGCACTACGAACATTTAAACTTACACCTAAAGAGTTTATTAACGACTATCGTTTTAAAGATAGTATGTATTGTGTTCAAGATGAAACTAAGGTTCGTAGTCGAAATGCAGAACGTTCTGCCAATAAGATGTCTGCAATTAAGATGTATACAGTGTTGGGTACTACTGACGTTCGAGGACTAAAAGCTATTATGGCTTATGTTGGCTTCTCTGCTTTTGATAGCAGTGCTGACGATAGAACTAAGGACGGAATGTTCTCTAACTGGGTTGATAGTAGTGCTGATAATGTTCAGGCTTTCTTAGACACTTACAATTTGTACGCTGATAAAGATACAACTGATGAGGTCTTCCTTTACAGCAAGTTACCTTTGGCTGTTAAGAAGAAAATCATAGAACGAGACAGAGGTGCTTACTACTTTGAGGAAACTGTTGTCGGTGGGGATTTGAAAACTGCTGCTCGCAGAATAAATTCTGATAAGACTTTTGAAGACCTAAAAACTACTATTTTAGAGCTGTAAAGTTTAACAAACAATTGATTATTAAATCCATTATATATTATGAATATTGGTACAGCCTACCTTAAGTTCCTTGAAAAAGTGAATAAAAACTACACAAACGATAACATATCGGTAGATGTTGGTAGGTTTGTATCTCTATTTAATGCCAAGCAGATACGATATTTAGAGTATGTGTTGGAGAAAAGAAACGAAGATGACATTCGTTATGTTCAGAAAATGTTGGTGAAAGACAGAGTGTTAAGTTTCGCAGGTAATGTTGTAAATCACTACGATTTTGAATTACCTACTGATTACTTTGCCTTTGTAAATGTTCAAGCTAAAGCAGGTAGTGGTGCTTGTACCTCTAAGTATATTAACTTGTGGGAGGTAAAGAACGAAAACATTCACGAGCTGTTACAAGACGAATATAACAAGCCTTCGTTTAAGTGGAGAGAGACATTTTACTCTTTCTCGTCAGATAGAATTACAATTTATGTGGATTCTTTCTCAATATCTGAAGTTTATCTTAGTTACTATCGTTATCCTAGAGCGGTTGATATGTCAGGGTACATAAAGGAAAACGGAGATTATTCTACAGATATGGACCCAGAATGGGACGATAAAATAGTTGAGCGGATAATTGAGTTCTGTGTTGCCGATTTTGACTTAAACACAGAGAACTTACAACGTTATCAGTTTGACAATGCTAAGAAAATTTCAAAATTTTAATATAACGCTTAATATTATTTAAAACATTATGGCTATACATAAACCTTATGACCGCACGCTTGTATCTACAGGGGCGGTAAAAACAGAAGGGGGTTCTATAAATCTTGCTCTTGGGCAGTTGGGTGTTTTCAAAGTGAACACTAAACACAACTCTCAGGGTATGGAGGCTTTGTCCAATTTTAAGAATCTCCCACTAAAAGAGAAAGTAGAAATCAAAGTGGGTAATAACACAGAGACTCCGTCTTCTACATTCCCATTTGAGATTGGAAAAATAAAAGGGTTGAGAGCTTCTGCGCCTCAAAAAACCGAACAAACTGTTGACGAGGTTATAATCGGTTTTAACGGAATAGACGAAAAAACGTCTTTTACCTTTGGGGTTGGTGAACGTAAGGAAATCCACTTCCGTTTATCGGGAGAAAAAGTTGGTCTTTTGGGATACCCTCAAGGTTTCGTTGATTTGGTTATGCCTCTTGACGCGAAACGTTGTTCTTACTACCCTAAAGACAACTGTAATGGGGCTTGCAATGAATGTGCTACCGTGAACCCTCTACCAATACTATTGGCGGGTTATCAGACATTCCTTAATACCCCACTTAAGGGTGGTGTGTCTGTTAGTGAACTTATTGACATAACTGTTATTAAGAAATGTACTGGTGGTGCAACTCCTACTACTACTAACTTTGACTTCTACGAGTTGAATATTGTAGATAACGGTTCTCCTGAAGCGTTGGCTGCTGTACAATCTCAATATCCTAACCTAAAGATAGTTCGTGAGGGTCGTAAGGGTAATGTGACAACTTATCGCTTTGTTCAAATTGCTTCTGCGGCTGCTCCTGCTAAGTTTAAACGTGGTGTAGAAAGTTTTATTAAGGGTTGTAAAGATTGTCCTTCTACTCCCTGGTCAGCTGTTCAAGGTGGTCACCTATACACTTTGACAATCGCCAATGGTGCTGCCGAAACATCTATCAAAGCTATTGATGCTACTCCTGATGTGGGTGTTGTTCAAACATCAGTTGTTTCAGGTGGTTCTACAAAAGAAGGTCTTTACACATACTCTTTTGTTTCATACAAAGAACTTACACAAGCTAAAATTGATGCTTTCTTAGCATTGCCTGCTAATAAAGATAAATCAGTAGCACTGACTTACGTTGGTCAAGTTAGTTCAGTTTGTAAAAACGATACTAAGGAAGAATTTGCTTGGACTAAAGCTAAAACTTGTACCGCTATCAAACAAGAGTACATTTTAGACTTACCAGACACCAAGTGTGGTGCTAATCGCCTTGAAGAACTTAAAGTTCAATATCCAACTGTTGCCCTTGAGGGTACTACTGGAGGTTGCCAAACTCGTTATAAGTTAGAGGTTATGTCTAATCTTGTATGTCCTGACGATTGTGCAGACCCTATTTTCGCAGGGCTATACTCTACAGAAGCACCGACTCCTTATGACGGACGTTCTTGGGTATTGAAAAATGAACTTAACTTAGGTACTGATTGTAAAGTCGGTTTACGTATTAAAGGTAAGACTTATGCTATCCACCCTTCTGAAAATATGAAGAATGAATTGGCATTTACTGAAAGTTCAGTGGCTGTTCAAGTTTCAGGCGGTTATCCTGATGACCTTCCTGAAATGGCGTTTGACAGTCGTCAAGAACCTTTCCACGTTGAATATATATCAAGACAAGCCCCTCGTACTCACGTAGGAGGTAATTTGTGGCAGTTTGAGAATATGAGTCGTACTTTCTTCACTGGTCAAGAAGGTCACGAGGAAAACATAACCAAGATGCTTCTTGGGGAGGCTTCTCTGATGCCAGCGGGTGCTCAATTTGTGGATTACGCAATTGAGGTTGAGCGAGAAGTTTATTCTCAATCATTTGCTCAAAAGTACTCTTCAAATGTGGAATACCACATTTTAGTACAGGTTGGCAAACATCAAGAGATTGAAAAATTGTTGAATTTGTTGGTTTCTGCGAACGGAATCGAGCCTGTTCGTGCGCTTGCACAGTAATTGAGGATTTACTCCTTTCGCTGTGAAAGAGTGAAAAGGGGGCTTAAGTGCCCCTTTTTCTTTTATTACTAACTTTAAAATTTAAACAATATGTCACAACAATTTTATATTCTCACTCTAAACGAGCTAAAATGTTTGAACGAGAGCAATAAGAAAATACTTGAAGCTCTTTCAAAACTGGACGGCTTGGGTAATAAAATAAACGATTTAAAAACTAAGTCTAAGGAGAATACTGATGAGTTAGTTGCTAAATTGGAGGATGTTTCTGGTAAATTATCGCAGTTAATTTTGAAATTTCCATAATAATTATTAATTTTGCACGCTGAAATAAAATGACAATACAAATTTCGTTGATAGGAGAGTATTTTCAGAAAATGGTGTTTGCTAAGAATGGTGGTTTGTCTATGTTTTCTGCCTTTTTTAGTTCTATTAGTATAACTGAAATCTTTTCTGTTTTTAAAGTCTTTGACAAATCTCACATAATGCTACCTTTAATGGTAGAGTGTGTTTTCTTGTTCCTATTTGTGCTTTTCACTTCTGTAGATATGGTTACAGGAATTTATGCCGCTAAGAAGGTGAATGCTCGTAGGAATAACCCACAACCAAAGGTTATACAATCCTTTAAGATGTGGCGCACGGGTTGGAAATTCTTTTCCGTAACTATGGTGACTGTTGCCTTGACATTCTTAGCATTAATTGCTGAATTGGCAGGTTCTGGTTGGATGTACACAGCCTTTTTATGGGTTGTTGTGTGGTTCTGGGTCATAGTTATAGGATTTGAGTGGAAATCCATAGGTGAGAACCTTGAGAGAGCATCTGGAGATAAACCCGCAATTTTTAAGTTTTGGGATAAACTACTAAATATTTTACAGGTTGCTGGATTAAAAAGGGTATCTAAGACTATAGCAGGAGAGGACATAAAGGTGGAGGAAGCTGAAGTAGACAAACCTGAAACTGGAGAAGACCGCTAACTAAATAAACTACAAAAATGAATGTAAATAAATACAAAAGGGTCGTTTTGGACTTTGGGCACGGTGGTTTCAACAATGATGGGAAATACACCACTGCTCCTGCCAAAATGCACAGATTCTCAAATGGTGATGTTGCCTACGAAGGTGTTATAAATCGTTGGCTTGGAGAGAAATTGTTCTTGGAAATAAAATCACAAATTCCTGAGTTGGAGTGTGCTATGACTGTCCATTTCACCAATGGTAATGATGTTCCTCTTGCTAATAGGGTTGTGAAAGCTAATAGCTACAACCCTGATGAAACCTTTTTTATCTCTATACATTGTAATGCAGCAAACACTGTTGCACGAGGGTTTGAGATATTTACAACTCCAGGTCAGACAAAGTCTGATATTTTAGGTGAATGTATAGCCAATGCCGTAGAGGAGTTGTATAGTGAATTAGGTCTTAAAGTGAGAAAGGATTGGTCTGATGGGGATAAAGATAAAGAAGCTGAGTTTTATGTGTTGAGGAAAACAAGATGCCCTGCTGTGCTTATTGAGACTTTGTTTTTCGACAATTACGAGGACTTTAAGTTCTTACGAGACCCTGTCTTTCAGGAAGATTTTGCTAAAGCTGTAGTGGAAGGTATAAAATGCTTTCTTGAACACAGCTAATTGAAATAAAACTTTTTTCATTATAATAGATGTTTTTTAATTTTCTCCTCGTCTTTGTGGCGGGGAGTTTTTTTATTATAAATTTATTTGTGAGTTTGTACTAAAAGTTGTATCTTTGCACTCTAAAAGTTTAGACTTTTCCTCGTTAAAAAATTGAAAAAAAACTAAAACATTTATTGTAAAATATGGCAAAAAAAGAAACAAAAGAAGTAAAAGAAACTAAGGGAATCAAAGGTTTAGAAGCATTATCTAAGTTGATAGCTAATGTGGAGAAAAAGTATGGAAAAGATAAGATAGGTACAATTCACACTCTTAATTTGGAGATACCTAGAATATCTTCTAACATAATGTCTTTAGATTACGCTTTAGGTGGCGGCTTTCCTAAAGGTCGAATTGTGGAGATGTATGGTGAGTCGTCTGCAGGTAAGACATCTCTTTCTTTACACGCTATCGCTCAATCGCAAAGGGAAGGTGGACGTTGTGCTTTCATAGACGCTGAGAACTCTTTTGACCCATTACAGGCTAAAAGGTTGGGTGTAGATTTGGATAGTTTGTTGATTGTAAGACCTAGGTCTGGTGAGATGACATTTGATGTTTTGCACGAATTTGTTCAAAGTAATCTGTTTTCGGTTGTTGTTGTGGACTCTGTTTCTGCGATAACACCCACCAAATTACTTGAGAGCGAAATGGGTGATAATATGATTGGGCTACACGCACGACTTGTTCAGCAAGGTGTGACAAAATTAAATACATTATTAATGGATTCTGAAACCCTTGTTATTTTCATTAATCAGTTAAGGTCTTCTGTACAAGTTGCTCAGTGGGGTGGTGATACAAATCTTACCACAGGAGGTAAGGCTCTTGTATTCTATTCTTCTCAACGTTTGGAGGTTAAAAAGAGCACAACTCTGAAGGACTCAGACAACAAACCTATTGGTTATTTAATGAAAGTCAATGTTAAAAAAAATAAAGTTGGAATACCTTTACTTGTTGGGGAAATAAATTACTATTTTGAAAGAGGATTTAGTATGGAAGATGAGGTGTTGGATATGGGTATGAAATATGGAATAATTGAGAAGTCTGGTTCCTGGTTTAGGTATGGAGACACCCAACTTGCACAAGGACGTGAAAAAACACTATCCCTGTTTGAGGACAATCCTGAATTAACAGAAGAAATATCTAAAAAGGTTAAAGAGGCTCACACCAAAGTAATGGGAGGTAAAGATTTCAAAGGTGTTGGTGTACCGACAGAATTAGATATAGATGTCTTTGAAGAAAATGAGAAAAAGGAGGTAGAGAAATGATAGAAGAATTTATTAAAGTGTTGGAACAAATTTTGTATATGGAGAACTTCAACACTCCGATAACAGATAGTCTGAAAGTTAAGTTTTTAGGGTTGTATGACTCTTGTTCTCAATATACTCCTGAAAAATACAAGAGTGATGTTGTGAGACTAAAAACTAAGTTTTCAGGTAAATAAAAATGATGTTTTATGTTGAGAGGTGACTTTTTTGTCACCTTTTACTTTTTATAACTTATTGATTTTGTTTATTTAAAATAATTTTGTATCTTTGCATATAATTTTATTTGAATATAAAATGTCTAACAACAGCGTAAAATTTAGAGGTAATTATTTCCCTGACGGAGGGACTGCTCAACCACAACCACAGCCTAAACCATTAAAGTTTGGTCAGGTGAGACGTACCCTTGTTCCTCTTTCAACTCAAGAAAAGAGGGATTATGGCGCGAAAGTTCTTGGTGTATCGGGTATTGATGACGAACTTACAACTAACGGCAATGTCTTTGACTTGTACAAAGAGGTTGTTGAAAAGAATGACAAACTACCTCCTGCCTTTGACTTAGGTAAATATGAAAAATTGGGTTATTTTAAACAAGAATATGACGCTGCGAGAGGTGGTTATAGAATATACAACACAGATAAGTTTATGTACGGGAAAGACCCGTATCGCACGGCAATGGAGTATATAACCTCTTTACCTTCTAACAAAGGTAAGGTATTCTTGGATTCTTATGGGTATAAGCCTAAAATGGGGTTGGGTGGTATTCAACATACTTTTCGGTTAGCTAATTCTCAAACACTTAGAGACCTGAAAGGTGACTATGGTTCAGGAGAAGGCATAACAGGTGATAGTGTTAATATAACACAGAAGAGCTACAAAGGATTTAACTACGATAATGTTGGTGGGGTTTTAGCTTCATTGGGTACTTCTTCGGGAATACCTACTTATTCTTACGAAGCTCCTCTTGCGGAAAAACCTGCTTATGCTTTTATGATAGATAAAAATTCAGGTGCTGAAGATTACAATAGGTACAATTCTTGGAATGACCACGAACAGATGCCTTTGAATTTTTATGGTGAGACTCCTGCTTATTTCACAGATAAACGAGATTTAAGAAATCGTTTTAAAAGTTATGTTAAAGAGGCTAACGATTTAAAAACCCCTTATAGGCGAGAATTGAGACAGGTTAGAAAGCAACCTTTTGAGAGTGAATATTCTAATGGTTTTGACAATTTCAACAATAGTTTGAAACAAACTTGGGAGGGGGAGATTTACCCTGATTTGAATAAAACAAGTGAAGATTTTTTCAAGACAAATCCCGCACCTATGGTTGGTAGTTATTCTCAATATGACGAGAATGGAGACCCTAACACTGTGTGGAAAGGGACGGACGAAACTGAATATGGGGTGATGCAACGAGCAGAGAAAGAGAGACAGGAAAAAGCCAACGACCCTAACCGCCCTGACAGGTATGACCAATTTGGGACACTACTAAATATCGCAGGTGCTGATACAAACCTTGAGGGGGCTATGTTTCAATTAGGTCGTAGTCTGAACTTCAATTCGGAGAAATTTGCACCTGAATATCAAGGTTTAGCAAAAGCAGGTAATATAACTGCAGGATTAGGTGCTTTGGGAAAAGTAATCTTAGGAAGTGTTCGTAATGTAAATGCAGGTATGGGTTATCAAAACAGACTACAAAACTTTAAAGAGTGGTACGATAAAAAAGAATCAGAACGAGCAAAAGGTCACTATCAAACAGCTGAAGATGGAGGTTTAATTTATCTTAGTAAAGGTGGAGAAGTACCTAAAGAGAAACTTATGTCAGGAGACTATACAACAGGTGTTGGTCCTAGAATGCCTGCTAACGCTGAAGTAGAACACGGAGAATATTTACAACATAATGACGGCTCTGTTCAGAAAGTTCTTGGTAAGACTCACGAAGAGGGCGGAGAGCCAATGATGTTAGACGCAGGCACAAGAGTTGTTTCTGATAACCTTAAGATAGGTAAAGAGTTGTCTAAAGAAGTCAATGAGTTTTTCGGGTTGAAGAGCAAACCAACCGATACATACGCTACCATTATAGATAGATACAAAAAGAAAAACGATATAGACGATGTTGAGAAACGAGAACAAGAAGTCTTGAAAAAAGTTGAAAAGAACGAGAATGTTAAAAACGCAACAGCTAAGACCTTGAATAGTGAGTATTTGAATGAACAACTCCACCAAATCCAAGATGAGAAGTTAGGGTTGCAAGAGAAACTATCTCAATTCACTGATTTTGTTTTCAAGGCTCAACAAGAGGCTAAAGGTGAACCTGTTGAAGCTCAAGTTCCACCTGAACAAACACAACCTTCTCCTGAAGAGATAGAAATGTTACAACAACAAGCTGCTATGCAACAAGGTGCTGATAGCGTTGCGCAACAAGAAGGTGTTATGCGAGACGGAGGTATTTTTGAAGATGAGCGTTTTAAAGAGTTGTTGAAAAACACAGATTTAGACGAAGAGCGCGCAAGACAGCTTTACGAGATATACCAAAATGGAGGATATGCGGGATTACCTATATTTGCTGACGGAGGTGGAAAACCTAAAAGGGATACAGAATACTTTTCTCCTACAAAGATATTAGAAGAGGCTCAAAGTAGTCCTGAAGCGGCTGCATATTGGGCTAATTTCTTCCGTTATACAAATGTGAATAAATATGCACTGATTGACCGAGATAGACAACATTTCAATAAGGATTCAGGTGTTTATGGAGGTATTGAAGAATCTTATCAAGACCGCTTGAAGTGGTATTACGACAACGATAACGATATGCGTAAATACATTGAGAAGACTGATAAAGGGTTTGCGCTGAAAAAAGGTTATACGGTATTGAATTTTCAGAGAGCTTATCAGGAAAAACTTGAAAAACAAGCCAAACGCCTACAAAGTAAGGGTTATTTCAAAGACAAGGAAGTTGAGGACGTTATGAAGTACCTTGCATTTATGGATAAGCAAGATACTGCTCGCGGTTTTGACGGTAAAATGGGTGATTTCACCTCTTCTCGTTCGTTTTTGGCTATACCTATTTTGAAAGATGAGAATGAATTGAAAATAGCAAGTGAGAATGGTATTAACTCGTTGAAGCAGTTGGTTGAACGTGAGGCTGATTTGGAGAAATTGGGTATATCTAAAGAGTCTTTACAGCGAGCCAAAGATGAATTGCAAGAAAATGGGGATTTGGATTTAGGTCTTACCTATCTTGACCCTGTTACTGGTGAACCCGCTCCTCCTGCTGAACCTGAACCACCTACCAAAGAAAAAGGTAAGCCTGTTACATTTGATGATGACCCAGAGAAACGCAGACGTGCAATAGGAAGTCTGAGCGGCTTATTATTCCCTGACCAAACACCTTTAACCCCTGACGGAGTGACTGCTCATTTAATGGTAGATAGAAATTATGAAAGGTTAGACCCTATAAAGGTGAGTTACGAGCCACAAATGGTGGAAAGTCAGAGAGTGTATAACGCTGCCGCTGACAACATTGCGAGCCTACCTGAAACACAACGTGCCGCTGTTCTTGCTAATATGATGGCTTCAACTCAACAAGGATTGAACAATGTTATAGGACAAACTGCTCTTGCTAATCAGCAAAATGAAATGCAAACAGAACAATTCAACATACAGCAGTCAAACAATGAAGAGAACGCACGTGCTGAAGACTTGTTGAGTTTTGAACAACGTCAGTTAATGGCTTGGGAAAACACGTTGAGAGATTACAACGATTGGTTTGAAAAAGTACAACAAAACAGAATGTTAGAGCGTCAAACTGAAAACCAAGTAGCTCTACTTAATCAGCTTAACGAACATTATAAATACGATATTAATGGTAAATTGGTTGCCGTAGATAACGGAGAAAGATTTACCCTTAATAAAACAAATGTTCCTGCTACTACTAAAGCAGAGGCAGAGGTTGAGAAAAAAATGAGTGAAAAAGAGTTAGCAGAGGCTAAGGCGGTGTCGGAACAAGCTAAAAATATTAACTATCTAACAAAAAAATTTAACGTAAAGAGATAAATGGCTAGTGCTTACGGACATAGAAGAGAATATAGAGATTGGGTAAATCCTTATGATGTTCAGATGATGGCTCAGGTTTCAGTGAGTAAGGAACAAGACCACATTAAGAATTTTAAGGAAATACAAGGTTTAATTGACAGGTATCAATCTATGGACCTAGTTAAAGACGTGGATAAGGCTTATCTTTATTCACGTCTCAAAACCTTAACAGATAAAGCCGACAAGATGGGAACTGTTAATTTGGCTTCCAACGCTGTCACACAAGATTTACAAGATACTGTTTCTCAGGCTGTAGATGACAATGTTATGACCGCATATCAGATGTCACAACAGTATAGAAATTTGGTAAGTACCATTGACGGTTATAGAAAGTTGGGTGCTAAGGGTGGTTATGCTGACCAAAATGCAATGGAGGCAATGGAGCCAGCGAATGCGTGGGCTAACGATGGAAAAGTAGGTTCTACATTTGTTAGCAAAGGATATACTCCTTATGTTGATTACAAGGCTGAACAAAACAAAATGCTAACAGAATGGTATAAAGACTCCGAGACAACTATAGACACAATAACTCCTGATGGGCGGAAGATACGTAGAACTGTGAAAGGAATGGAAGCGAGCGAGGTTGCTATGCTTGTGGAGGCGAATATGAGCGGTGCGGCTAAGAGGCAACAACAGATTGATGCTAAATGGTTTATTGCTAAAACATCAAGACCTGAAGATGTGAATAACGCATTTACAGGCTCTATTGATGGTTCTATAAAACAACTGAAAGCGCAGTATGATAAGGAGAAAGATAAGAACTCTGCCCTTGCTGTGAGTTTAAAGGGGAATATGGATAAACTTGAGGGTTTAAAAACAAGTCTTATGTTTAGTGATAAAGATGATGATGAAACAAGAAATCAAAAGCTATTAAATCAGTCTGTTTATATCCAACACAATTCGGATTTGAACGCTCAACAACAAGTCTATCGAGAACGAACAGTTAAAGAATTGTACGAGAAAGACGAGGTTTATTGGGAGAAGTTCAAAATGGAACAAGACGAGCGTCACTTCCAACAGAATTATCTGTTAAAACAAGAGGAGTTGGCTTTAAAATCACAAGCTAATAAAATCAACGCTAAAGCCAATGGTCTTAAGATAGACAAAGATGGAAATATACTTCCTGATATAGGTCTCCAAAACGGATTGGAGGGTACTGACGCATTGTCTAAGGAACAACAAGAGAATGTTTTAGGTTTCTTCCAAAACTATCGCGCAGAGGCTGACAACAATAGTAAAAAAGCTGTTGATGATTTTGCGAATGCTATTGCTGCTGACCCTATGCTAAAGATTGAATTTGACGCTTATGTTGATGCTGCGAAAAAGACCAATGGAGGTAACGAGGCTGCTGCAAGGGCTATGGCTGTGAGAGCTATTTACGATAGTAAAATGACAGCTGAACAACAAGCCGCCTACAGAACACAATTTGAGGCGTATGATAAAGCGAAACAAAAACAGGAGCAGATTTGGAAAAAAGATGAGGAGGCTGTAGATAAGGCTTACCAAGACATAGATAATTATGTCACTTCTGATGCTGTAAATGAAGTTGGTTCTTCTTACAGAGATGCTGATTCTGAAACAAAAACAAAATTGAAAGTTAGACAAGCGTTAAAGATGTTGTCTTACGGATTAAATACTGTGAACAGACGTGCTTTAATGAAATATGTCATTACAAATGGTGGTACTCAGCAGGTTGATAAATCTATTCTCGATAAATACACAACTCAAGGACGTTTTGTAAGTGCCAGTGAGATTGCAAATGATATAAGTAAAGCCCCTGGTTTGAATGCGTTGCTTAATTTGAGTTCTTATCGTTTTAGAAACAATGTCCCTTTGACACCTGGCTATGTTAGAGATGCAAATGGTGTTAAGATAGATTTGTATCACGATACAAACCTTTCAGATGATGGTAAAGATTACTTAACAAAGAAAGGTATGAAAAACTATGCGAGTGATAGGTTGGCGGGTGTAAAATACCTCGCAGGGACACGAACCTTGACTCTCCCTGACTTAGAAAGTAAGCAAAAATCAGCAAGTTCTCTATATTCTCTACAAACAGCAATAGTGAATAAAGTAACAAATAGTCCTGATAGTGGTATGAGTCAGGAAGACATTAAGTATTGGAACGAGGCTTCTAAAAATACTGGTGGTACATTTATATTTGACGAAAGTAATCCTAATGCTGTAACTTTAAGATTGAATGGTAGAGATTTCACGGTTGATAGAACAGCCTTTCTTTCTTATGTTACACGTGATAATAATGAACAATTGATGCCTATATTGGAATTGATGAAAGCTCAAACAGGTGAGGTGTTTAATGCTCCTGATAGTAATAAGACGAAAAGAGTTACTTCACTTAGAAACTTAAGTCAGGAAACTTGGATAAACACTGATGCGGGTAAGGTGATAATGGACTCTAATTTTAATAAGGCTGCTTTACAAGGCGCTGACGGAATTGGTGCTGTATTGCAGCAAAGTAAAGGTGCTTTCACTCCATATTTGGCTGACGGAGATGTAGATGCTAAAGCGTTTGGGGAAGGATTGAAAAGATTGGCTACCGAAGGTTTCAATGGTGAGGTTTATACTCAGACTGCTCCTACCAATAAAGATGGAGAAAGGATAATGACAATAGGTTTCAGGAATGCTGATTCGGGTAAAGCGATTTACTATAAACAAGACCTGAACCAAATGGGTGAGGACGAGTATGACGAATTGAATCGCGCGATTGCTTTGGTCCCAGAACAAGTAGTTTATAACATATTATCTCACTCCGCTGATAGTAAAAGCTCTTTCACAGATTTGATTAATTATATGGAATCTGTAGGTATTAAGGTTAAAAAATAGAATAATGGATATACACTCAGTTTTGTCGCAGATGAATGTGACACCAACAGATAAAGGCGTTTGGGATTCAGCTCTTGGTAATGTTCAGGAGCTGAATTATCAGCCTATTCAACAAGTTGCACCTATTGATTATAACAAGATAGCTAAGGATGTACAAGATAAATTTTCAATGCCTGAAGTTTCTCCTTCGGTTAAAGGTATTGTTTCGTCTCTACGTTCTCAGGCATTACCTACTGCACAAACAGGTTGGAATGACACTTTTGGAAAGACAGGTGATGTCAATGGGAGAGATTATATTGTACCCACAAAACAACAAATAGACAACAGCGGTAAGTTATTTCACGATTCGAGGACGCCTTTCACTGAAAGTACTATTAAAGATATGACCTACATAGATTGGTTTGGTGATAAGGCTTTGAAGTACGACACTTATGAGATAGGTAGAGACAACGAGACTGTTGAAGCACTAAAACAATCAAAAGTTGAGAAGTTTGCGAAAGGTATAACAGGTATGGCAATGAAAACCTTGAGCCACGCGGTTGGTGGTACTGCAGGTGTTGCTTATGGCTTGACAAATATGATTGTGAAAGGTAACCTTAGTGCGTTCTATGACAATGACTTTGCTAAATATCTTGATGACCTAAATAAATCTATAGACGACAACCTTGCTATATACAAGACACAGGAAGAAAAGAATATGAATTTTTGGCAGAAGATGGGAACTGCCTCTTTCTGGGCTAAAGATGTAACTGACGCAGGCGCATTTATGTTGGGAGCTATTGTTGTAGGTAAAGGTGTAGGTTTAGTAACAAGAGCATTACCAAAAGTTGCGTTGGGAGCGGCTATACGAGGTGGGGAGGCTTCTGTTAGAGTTGCTTCTACAGCTGCTCAGACGGCTCAACGTGCTACAATGATGTCTCGTATTAAAGACCCTATTAGAGCTTTAATGCGTTCTGTTTTTTCGGGAAAGAATAGTGGGGAAGCTATTATCAACGCGTATGAGGCGGGTGCAAGAGCTTCAAGATTTGCTAAGGCGGGTGAGACTGCGTTGCAGGTAACAATGAGTGCCACTTATGAGGCAGGTGTTGAGGCTCGTCAAGCGCTTGAGTCAATGAAGGACAATTACTTGAGGGAATATAGGGAGTTCTATGGGAAAGAGCCGTCAGGAGAGGAATTTGCGGCTTTTATGGACGATGCTATAAAGAAGTCAAACTATGTGTTTATGGCTAACATTCCTCTTGTTGCTATAGGTAACTACGCTACCATTGGTAAGATAATGAAGTGGCAAACTCCTAAGTTCTTAGAGAGATTAGGTAAAGTCACAAACCCTCTACAGTGGGGGGAGAAAACAGCATTGGCGGGTGTTGTGGCTACAGAGGGTGGTAAATTTGCACAAACCAACTTGTCTAAGGGATTACCTAAATATTTAAAATACACCTACAGCTACCTGCAAGCCCCTATAAAAGAAGGTTTGGTTGAGGAGGGTGGTCAGAACTTTGTATCTACCTTTGCACAGAATTATATGGCAGCCAAATATGACCCAAAAGCTGCCAATCAGAACTTATCTTTTATGGACGAAATGTTTGGAGCTTTCAAACACGCTTACGGAAGTAAAGAGGGTTGGGACGAGATAGGAATGGGTATGCTTATCGGTTTCTTGGGGGAACAATCAGGACGTGTTGCTCAATCAGAAAAACAGACGAGATTAGGTCGTATTTCAGATTTCTTTGGTAATGATTACGCAGACCAGGTCCGTAAAGGTAAGGAGTTTGTAGATGTTTATAACAAGGCTGTAGAACAAGGAAAAGCCGATTGGATTTCTGAAGAGCAATTGGATGTGTTTAATCGTCTTGAGAATATGAACAGACAAGTTGCCGCAGAGGAAAGAGCCGAAGTTAGCAAGAATGAGAGAGAGGCTGAAATGGTTCGTATAGCTAATCAGTTCTCTCAGTACGCTATTGCTCGTCAGTATGGAATGGGAGATTTCGTACAAGAACAACTTAGTGCGCAGATAGACAATCTTACTAAAGACCAATTATTGGAAGCAGGTGTTGAGGAAGCCAACCACGAAGAGTACAAAAAGTTCTTGAAGGAAGAGTCTGAAAGACAGCACAACATTAACAAGAAAGCATTCGATATAGCAGAGGAACTACAAGAGGGATTGTTCACCATTGATAACTTAGAACAATTTGCTAAGATGAATGTTTCCTCTACCGAGTTATTACATACGACCGCTATGGAGTTGGCGTTGGGGTACAACTCTGCCAAGAATGTCGTGAATTTGTCGCAACAATTGCAGACCCTATTTAACGACCCTGAAGCGGGTGCTGCGATTGTGTTGTCACAACACTTGTCCAACGCCAAGAGAAAACAGATTTTAGAGCGAGACAATCTTACAACTCAAAAAGAGGAGTTGTTAGCTAAGCAGAAAGAACTCGAAGATGTGTTAGTTAGAGAGCGCGATAAGAGCAGAACACTTACTAAAGAGAAAGACATTCAAGGTAATGCAGAAGCTAAGAACACTAAGTTAAATGAGGCTCTCGCTAATTTGTTGGAGGTTGAAAAATCAATACGTGAAATAGACGCTAAGTTGGAGGCTAATGCTCATCGACAAACTAAGTTGGAGGAGATAGACGCTGAAAACTTGTTGGGCGGTATAACAAAAGATTTAGAGGGGTTCTGGAATAGATACACTACTGCGGATATAGATGGAGCGGTTAAGAAACTAAAACAACTTGAGGAGATAGTAAAATCTGTTAAAGAGGAACTTAATGACCCAGAAACAAGTGAGGATAGAAAAAACGAATTAAATAGGTGGTTGGACAACTATGCTTCTTTAAATGCTCGTCTTGTTCAAAATGTGGAGGCTTACAGAACTTTGCATAGAAACTTTGTGGAGCGAACAAACCCTCGTTATGCTTTTTCTAAGTTTAGTAAAGAATTTAAGTTTTCAAAAAACAGAAACATAGAAAACGACAAGTTAGATGACACTTTCACAGAGCAGGAAAAAGAGGAATTTGAAAAGCTGAATGACCTTATTGAAAACTCTGAGTTATCATCTTATCAGGCTTATCAACTCCGTGCTAATTTTAAGTTGCTGTTAAATCAAAGACGAGGTGCTGCTTGGTCTCATACCGACATTAATAAGAAAGCGTTGGTTGATAGTGGTGAGGTTGTTACTGATGCTGTGTGGGAACGCTACAAGAAGGGAGATGTTGATAATGGATTGTTGGAAAATATTGCCGTTAAAATAAACGAGGGTGTTAAATTATCTCCTCGCGAAATGGCTATTTTTTCTGAAAACTCTGCTAAGGTGCAAGATATTGTAGAAAAGCTGCAGTTAGAGAATGGAGACCCTATGTCGTTTGGTTTTAACAACAACGAAGAAACAGACACAGTTATAGACAGGTCTTTAACCTTTAAGGAGGCAATTAAAAAAATAATAGATAGTTTTATTGCCACAAACAGCCGCTTATCTAAAGAACTTGTAGAAAAGGCTAAGAATAATAAGCCTACCGAGCAAGAATACGAACGTTTTCGTGAGTTACAAAGAAAGAAAACAGGTCGTGATGCTAAAGGTAAAATGACTGACAAGGCAACTCGTGAGAAGTACAAGAAAGAGTTTGAGGACAATATTGAGGAGTATGAGCGTTTGAGAGATAAAATCAACACTTGGGGAGTGATGATGGGTACTATTGCCAATGGAGTGCGATTATCTGACCTTTTGGAATTTTACGATAGTTTAGACAATGACGCAGGTTCTCCAAGTAACACAAACGCTGTTAAACAGACAGATGTTAATATAGACGAGTTGTTAGATGAAGAGGAGTCATCTGCGAGTTGGCAATCAACTAACAAAGGTCGTAAGTTTGATGTTGCTCAAGTTTATGATTTAGCGATGGTGTCCGTAAATAAGGACGGAAACTTTGTGCTGCATCATTTCGGAATAGACAATCTTTTACAAGAGATAGTAAATGGTCACCCTAGAGACGATGTTAAAGTTTTCGGTGTTAGGGACATAGGTGGCACTCGTCCTTTGTACAATCCTAACGACAAGGATAAGTATGACGCGGTGGAGGTTACTATTACAAGACCTGACGGCTCTTTTGAGAGTTTTCAAATAAAATTCGATAATCAAAATAACTTAGTGTTCCCTGAAAGGGCTGTACCTTATCTTGGTTCTTTACGCCTTATGCAAATACCAAGTATTAAAAGGAACTATCAACCGCTGTATCGCGAAAATCCTGATGGGTCTTTCGAGCAGGTTAAATCTACATTTGACGGAGGTATAGACACCAACGCGACAAGAGAGGTGAAAGTTGGTGATACTTTGACTGCTGAAGTTGATTTAGATAATCCTTACAATCAAAGACTTATACGAAACTATCACAAAGCCTTAGCAGATAACAAAGGAGATACAAAGGCTAAAGAAGTTGTGGAGGCACGTACTGCACTAAAAGACAAGATGGTTGTAAATCTTGTGGATAGTAAAGGTAGAGTTGTTTCGGTTATGAAGTCTAATGCTACAGTACAGGACTTAAAAGAGTCTGCAACAGCACCACAGATGATAGACTACCGAAACAAGGCGGTGGCTCAAGTGTTACTTGGTGTAGCTAAAAATGGCAATGTTAATGGGGTTATCAAGTTGAACAACAAGATGTCTGTGACGGTGAATGCTGTTATGTTGGGCGTCCCTAATATTACTATCGCGAGGGACTCTGAGGGGAATGCTGCCGTTACACTGAATCCCTTGACTGAACAAGCCAAGAAAAAAGTTGTTGATGTGGGGTATATGTTAGATGGAAAAATACACTCTAAAAACCACACTAAAGTAACTGCAGGACACAATTTGCTACATCAATACAAAGAGGGTGTTTATATTGGTCGCAATATACCTTTAGTGTTTATTGAGGAGAATGGTAAGATTGTTGCATATCCTGCTCACCTAAAATCTCAAGGTAACCTGTTACAACAGTTTGATGAAATCATAAACAATAACGACCCTGTGCAAGCAGCTATAAAGTTGAACGAACTTATGCACAAAAATGGCATTTCTACGCAGTTATTCGGTATAACTCCTGATATGGTTAAGAACAACTCGGAGGAGTTACAAATGGCGCGAGAACAGGCTGAAAAGGCTCAAAAATTCAACGACCCTGAAGAGTGGGTTGGTGATACCTTTACAACAGAGGAAATATTGGACAGAGATATACAGGTGAATTTAGATATGCAAGGTGATGCGTTTGCCGCACCTAAAATAGGATTTAGATTTGATAAGAGTGTAAAACCCGCTCAAACTACCCCTACAACGCCAAGCACTACAAGTTCTGTAACTAATGTTGTGCCGCCTGCACCGCCTGCTGCACCATCTTCTCCCGCTGCTCCAAACAGTACAACACCTGCAACTTCTCCTAACAAAGGAAAGAAAAAGAAGGGTAAAAGTGCTGAAAATAAGAACAATGAGAATAATTCTTATAAAGAGTATGTGGAAGGAGCACCTTCTTTTGAATATAAAGGTAAGAAGTACAAAGTTGTAACTTATGGTGAAAATCGCGATGTTGGTTTTGTTGAAGAGGGTTCAGATGTTGTGTTGAAATATGATTCTTTCTATCGTGATTTAGGTTTTCAGATTGCAGCTAACAAGTGGTCTGAGATACATAATCAAGGAGTGCCGTTATATCTTGTTACACCTGAAGAGGTTAGTTCGTGGGAGCAACAACAATCAAAACCCGAAGAAGCTCCTATTGCGCCACCTTTACCACCTGTAACTTCTCAAAGTGTAGAGGAGGGGCAGCAAGCCTCACAGGTTGTAGAGAATGTTTTAAGTGAAATAGAGAACGAAAATGTTCAAGACTCTGTGGAAGAAGAGCGAGTTGGTACAGATAATTCTGAAAGTTTTGTAGATAGGGTAACTTCTTTCATCCGAAACTTGTTTAATAGAAGAAACCGTTCTTGCTAATTTATTCGAAATCAAACAGTTGCGATTTTAAACAATGTTAAAGTTTTGTTAAAGTTCGTAATAAATTTGCTATCTCAAAAACTTATCGTACCTTTGCACCATTGATAATTGTATACCAAAATTCTCCAGAAGTAGTGAGGGGTTTAACAGCCCCTCCTACGTAAGGAGTTTATTAATTTTAATAATGGAAAAAATTAATAAACTATTTCTAACAATGTATGCACACAAGGAGGCTTTGCTTAGGGCAAAGGGTTGCCCTGAATGTCAGAAAGTTATACAAGAGTGGATTGATGAAACTTGTGAGCAACTTGCGAATGAAATTTGTAGAAAATTTCGCTCTTCATAGAATGGTGATTATTTAGAACAATTCTGAATTTATAAATTTTTGTCTGAAAAGTTTGTTATTTTAAAAACTTGTTGCACCTTTGCACCCAAATAAGCTAATTAAATAGATATTTATGAACAATTTTTTAGAAAATTTGAGATGTTATTTTAAGGATAGTTCTCAAGAAAGGATTTTGGAAGATTGGGCAAAAACCGAAGAATTTGACCAAGTTGGGATTCTTATGGAAGATTTTTTAAACATTATTAAAGAATATCAACCAAGTGTAATAAAAACAAACGAAAATATTACAAATTCATATAGTCCGAAGTTTTCTTTTGGTTTTTTATTAAATTAAAAAATCACATAATTTATGCAAAAACATCATACTCAATACAAAATTGATTTTTTTTGATTGATACATAACTTTTTATTTTGGATAATCCCTTCGCTAATCGCGAGGGGATTATTTTTATAAGTACTCTCTTGGAAAAATTATATTTTTTTATTATATTTGCACTTTGAAAAGTGTAAGTGTATATCACTATGGTTAAAGATAATGTTACAATGTCAAGCGGAAGAAAAGGTATGAACCGAGAGGCTCACCCTTCTGCTTTGCAAGATTCGGAATACAGCTATATGCGTAATGGTAATATAGAGGAGAGTTCAGGTAACTTAGCGATGTTACAGAATGAACCCTCTACATTACTTGCTACACGTTTTAAACAAGGTTATAAAGTTGTAGGTGTGAAAGCTGACAAAATGTCAGATAACACTTATTTCTTTTTAACCAACCCTGACACAGGGTATTCTGAAATAGGTGTTGTTAGTGGTAAATGTAACTACCAAGAATTAGGAGACGAAATAAAAGATTGCGATGAATGCAATTCTTATGGAGAACTTGCTGTGCCGCTTGAGCAACAAGAGCAAGTGGAGGGTTGTACCTATAAGACATTGATTTCTGACGAGTGTGACCAAACACGCAGTTTCAACTTTGACATTTACCACCCTATAAAAGACGGCAACATTGTTATCAAGGACGAGAAGTGTGGTAAGAGAATGTATTGGACTGACAATTACAATCCGCCTCGTTACATTGACCTTGATAACTTGGAGCAATATAAGTATGCAGAGGACGCAGTTTGCGATATACCTGCAAAACTCAAATGTGAGGACTGCAATCAGAACGATTACGTGAAGTGTCCGAATGTGGATAAAATGCGTATTTTCCCTATTTATTCGCACCCTTGCTTAGAACCTGATGTGATAATGGTGGGTGGTAATTTAAGAAAGGGTACGTATGAATTTATTATTGCCTATTGTACAAAATCAGGTGAGGAAATAACTCCTTATATGTCTATTACCAATCCTATATCTATTTTTGATAAACAATCTGTAGTACAAAATCAAACACAGATTGCTGACATCACTAATTTAGGTATAAGATTATCTGTAAGAAATTTAGATAAAAAATATCAATATTACAAAGTAGCGGTAATACATAGAGCCGATGTAAATAACAACACTTCTTATTTTGTTGAGGGGATACATCCTACAACAGAAGATAAAGTTTATTATACAAGAGAAGGGGAAAAGAGAATAACCCTCGAACAATTGTTGCAGGAGAAGACCTTTTACGAACGTTCTGAAGGTCTCACCGAGAGCAACAACACTTTATTTCAATATGGTCTTACCTCACATAGAGAGTGGAATCTGCAGCCTGTTGTGAATTTTATGGGCGCATTTATGAAGTGGGGTACAATGAAAGCGGACGAGAGTCTGTATGAAGATGGTGTGAATTGCTCTATGTATAGAGGGTATATGCGAGACGAAGTGTATCCTTTTGCTATACGTTTTATCACTAACACGGGGTATAAAACTCCTATATATCCACTAATACCTCGCCCTGCGTATCGTGAAGAGAGACGTAGGGTTGTTCCTGCTTCTGCTAACACCCCTGCTAAAGTTAGAGAGGCTCTAAAAAATCACAACAATGCGGACATACGCTCTGTGAATGAATACAATCCTGATTGTTCTGACACGGAACGCTTGGAGTATTGGCAGTACTACAACACTGCGGGTGTGGGTACATATTGTGAGGCTGAACCTAATGTTGAGTTTGAATTTCTGAACGTTAATGAGGATAGAAAGTTTTCAATAAAAAGGGTTGCGTCTTTTGAGTTAAACGAACAGGCTACTTTCGATAGATGGAAAAAAGATAGACAACAGAACATAATATCTTTTAAATTAGATGTTTCTGGTTTATCTGCAAGAAAAGCTAAAGAGTTAGGTGTTGAAAAGACAGCTTACAATAACTTCTTTGAGTACTTTAAGATACTAATGAACGCGGTTTATGAAAAATCCGATGTTCAAGAATTGCACGACCTATACAACGAGGAAGGAGAAGACGCTCAACGTAAGAAATTGTGGGATAATTTCTGCAATTTTGTGTTGAGAGGTGAGGAGATTGTGGGTCGTACTACCCACGAAATCACTTTCAAAAGCAAGGTGTTCAACGAATTGATGGGTATTAACGAAACGGAGGCTAAAAACCAATATGACATAGGTATTGATATAGACACAGAAACAGGTTGTAACACTCCTGAGTGGGTAGATATAGAACAAGAAGATGTTAAAAAAGAAGCTCGCGACTTGTCTTTGTCAATAGACGAAATGAGTATAGATTCTTCAACTTTTGACGAGGAGTTTATATACAAAAAAGGAGATGAGATGGAACGTTCTTATGAATGTACCGCTTGCCGTCCTTTTGAGACAGATGCTGAGGCTGAGGAGATAATCAAGGGTAGAGATAATCCTGGTGATTTAGATGGTAGAGATACGGTGAAACATTTTGACAACTATCTTGCTCACGATATTGATTTTATGTATAAATATGCCGATTGGTATATTGATGGTAATTTTACAATGGAGACAAAGTGTAATAGCGATTGTAAAAAACTTGCTCAATTTGGTGAGCTTAATGTTCCTATTATTGGTTCACTTATAAACTATGGTTTTTTTGGTAAATCTGCTTTTTTTGGATGTCCTAGTTATTGTGAATACACTCGTAGAAAATGGCACAACTTCATTGTTAGACCTAAATATATTTTCTTAAAACGTGATTTACAACAATTCACCAACGTAATAACAAAAAATTGTAATCAAATTATAGGTAGAGCATTGGAGTTATCTCCTTCAGCTCAACCTTATGAGAATACTATACCTTTCTTTTTTGGAAATTTTGGTGGAGATACAGACAATGAGTTTTTCTTGAGATATAATGAGAAGAATGGGAAAAAGTCTAAGAATATTTTTGAACATAGTAACAACTTTTCAGGAAACTCACACATATTGACAGGTGGTATTCCTAAAGAGATGATGGAGGAACTCACAAATCGTATTTTGAATGGTGAAAACATTGCAATCGATGAAAGTCTTTATCAAGATATGAACCTTTTTTCCGACAAGGGTTTTACTAAAGGTTCTTTAGCATTCAAAGGTAAATTTGAAGATGACACCAAAAGGATGTTTTTAGAAATTGTTCCGTTATCTAAAGGTGTAAGAAACAACGACTATCACAGTATTCACATAGAGTGGCTTGAGAGAAGAAGAGAAGTTGTGCGTGTCACAATTTTCAAAGATAGTACTTTAAAGAAAATACTTAAGCAGTCTATAGTGGAGATAAAACCTAAAAGCAGTGATAGTACGGATGGTGTTTTTATTGAACTATCTTTGAAAGATGGTTTTAGAAAAAATCAATATTTCTATGTCGTTGTAGAACCTAGTTACGAGGTTGCCGACATTAATTACCCTGTTAAACTAACGTCTGCACAGACGTATGTGGATGGTGTTTTAAATAATGCGAGAAAGGCAGAACTCAATGTTTTTAGAGATTATGTAGGTGATTGGGTTACACCTATGGACGTGTTAAATAAGAAGAAAGTCTTTAGAACGGTGATACCTTTAGGTTGTTTCTCTGTTGTTTTGCGTAAAGAGGAAGTGAAGGAAACTATTCTTACTTTCTCTAAAGTGTGGTTGAATAAAACAGTAACCTTTAATTTTGATTGTACGCACAAAGTGCCTGTTTATAAAGGCTGCAAACCTGTTGATTACAAAAAAGGAGAAATGGGTTATTGGGAGTCGTCATTTAAATATCCTGATAACAAGGAGTTGTACGATTCGTCAAACCTTAAAATAAGCACTAAAGATGTGCCTGCTGTATATGAGGCTAAATTTAGACAATGGTATGGTTTCCCTAGTGCGCAAGATGTTACTGAGGGTGAAAACACATACTTCAAACTAAATGACAACTCTAAATTCTATTGTAAGCCTATACGTCACTATCGTATGCCTGACAATGTGACAGCTCCTTTTATGTCAGAAGAGGATATGAATCCTTTCCAACGCAGTCTTGTTTATCCGTTAGGTGTTGAGTTAGACCCTTATGTTATTCACGCATTTTTAAATGTTGCTGAAAAGAACGGATTGCTCACAAACGAAGAGAGAAACTCTATTGTTGGCTACGAAATATTAAGAGGTGACAGAACTCTTGAGAAAAGTATTGTTGCCAAAGGTTTGTTGTATGATACATACAAATATACAGAGAATAACAAGGAAGTATTTTACCCTAACTATCCATACAACTCGTTGGGTGTTGATACCTTACACTACGATGAAACTAGGACCAACATAATTGACCATCCTTTCAGGAGTAACAAGAATAACAAATTTACATTTCACTCTCCTGAAACACATTTCAATAAGCCTATATTGCCGAGAGAGATGAAAGTTGAGACCATTCAGTACGGCTCGTCTAAAGGTGTCTTTGCTCCTGTTGAAGACCACTCTAAGTGGGTTATCTTAGGAGATAAAGCCTTTGATAAGGCATACAAGTTGGCGTCTGCTGAAGTGTTGTTTGAGAAGATAATCAAGGCAGGTGAAATGGCTGTAGAGGCTTCTAAGAATGGTTGGTTTGTTGGAGGTTTCAGTAATGGTGGTGGTATGGTTGGTGCGGTTATATCAGCGGTAGCATTAGGTTTAACTGTGCATCAGATGATAGAGCAAGCCAACTTTAAACGCAACAAGTTACAATATGAGTGGGAGAAGATTTTTATAGATAAAGGTGAGCCTATAAACTTTGCCTCTTACTATACATCTACAGGTTGGTACAATTTCGTAAATCCTGATTTTGAGGGAAATACAAATATGGATATACCTAATGGAGCGAAAATCTTTCAAGGTAACTCATTACGAGGATTGGCAGCCGTTAAGTATTTGAAACCTGGTCGTTACTCTATTACTGAAAACGGAGCTAATGCTTCTTATCGTTTTAATAATTTCCAACGAGAAAGTACGGTTATGCTCTCTATGGGAAAAGACGAAAGAAACTGCATAAAGTATTCAAATGTATTTAGTACTTACGACAATTTAGATAAAGACGGAAATTTCTTAAGTAGTAGAGATACAGCAGGAAGTAGAGGGATAAGAACAGGAGGTATTAGTCGAGAACTAACTTCTCAGATTGCCTCTATGTATGTACAGCTTAGAAACTATGTACCTGGTCAATACGGAAATATTGACTCTGTACAATGGTTGCCTACAGGTTATTGTAATTCATTGAAGTTGCAAGCAGGTACAAATAGTAAAATGTGTACCACTATATATGGTGGTGACATATTCATATCTCGTTTCTCACTTAAGAGAAAACAGCCTATGTTTATTGCCAATGCTATAGGACTTGCACCTTTGACTCCGTTCTCTTATACAAAACAGATGAATATAGGTAGGGCTAAGTTTTATGCTGATTATCTTATAACATCAGAGTTAGACGTGGGTTCAGGACTTATGCCTTCACTACGTTCTAACATAAACTTTGATACAGACAGAAGAGGTACAGCAGGAATGTATGTGGAAGCTCCTGCACGTTTCTACCTATTCTATTACGGAATACCTCAATTCTTGGTAGAAAGTGAGATAAATTGTAATTTCCGTTACGCTAAAAAAGAGTGGCACGAAAACTTTTATCCAGAAGTTGGTGACTATATTGAATGGACACAGGAAAAGAATGTGTCTATAAAGAAGGATAATGAGTTTCATTATAATTTCGCTTATTCTAAAAACACAACTCAAACAGGAGGTAAGAAACTACCTGCTATTTATGATAAGAAAAAGTGGGATTGTCTTAATGACGCCCCTAATGGTGTGATTGCGTCACAACAAGATGGAAGTGAGCAAGACCTTAGTGACCCATACCTTATATACAAACCTCTTGACTTCTATCAATTCCCAACATCTTACGGAAAACTGATAGATATGCGAGGAATCGATGTAGCGACTGTTTTAGCGAGGTTTGAGAATACTTCGGCTATTTTCACAGCTGTAGATACAACTCAAAATAAAGCGGCTACTCCCAATAACTATTTGTTAGGTACAGGTGGTATTTTCGCTCAAAAACCTCAATTGCTATCAGCCAATGAATTAGGTTATGCAGGAACACAGCATAAGGCTTTGGTTGGCTCTGAAGCAGGTTATTTCTGGACAGATGCTAAAAGAGGTCAGGTTTTCGCTTACAATGGAAAAGGTGTTGAGGACATAAGTGAGGGAATGCGTAATTGGTTTAAAGAACAATTACCTTTCAAAATGTTAAACAAGAGAGGAGATGAAACTGTTCTTGATTTGGATAATCCTTTCTTGCATCACGGTATATCTATGGGTTGGGACAGCCGATACAGACGTTTGTTCTTGACCAAATTGGATTATGTTGCAGGTGAGAAAAAACCCAAAGAGGTAGAGCAAACAGTTCGCAGGTATGAAAAAATATTGAATGTTAAAACGAAACAAACAATAGTTGATGAGACTAATCCTAAGACCTACAAAGAGGTAGAGAAGGTGAGAGTTACTTTTGAGGAGGACAGAAGTAAGCCGATGGTGAGTGAGAAAAAATCTGTAGAGGTTTATCCGTCAGAGCCTTTCTATTTCTTCTACAATGGGGAAAAATTGCTGAAAGATTTGTGGAGGGATTCTTCTATTGATAAGTCTTACCTCACAAACCCACCATCTAAAATGTACAACAAAAAGGCTGTAGATGACTATGTTGTAGCAGGTAAAGAAAAGGTTGAGGGCGATAATGAGAAAGTTTTCATTTCGTCTAAAGACGATTTGTTAAGTGTTTTAAATAGTAAAAAGAACTCTGACATTAAGGACCCAGATGTTCCTGATAGAACTTCAGTTTTTGTGTTTGTAGATGTCAGTGGTGATGAAAATACCAATCCTTTGTTATCACAAGGAGATGGGGGTCAGAAGTTTAGAGAGATACTCACTCAAATTATAAAGTGGTGTTATTCTAAATATTCTGCTATTCAAGCACCTTATAAATACGAGGGTAAAATTTATTTGTTCGGTAGGTGTTCTGACAAACAGAACTTTTTCACCGACACAATTAATTTGATTACTGATATTCCAGAAAACATTTTCGAATATGATTACGAGGAGAAAGACGGAAAAACTAATAAAAAGGATTCTTGTAGTTCTTCTCATAAGATGTTCAAAAGTAATGTGTTGTTGCAAAATAGTCTTACTCCTCAACAAGTGGCGTTTGCTGAAAAGTACATTGCCACTTCTGTTCCTAACAAGTTCAATCTTGTTAATAGTCTTGTTGTTTCTATTTTCAACGAAAACGACTTGTTGGGTCAGGAAGTTGAATTGACTAATGAGGGCTTAACAGATATAGACGATTTAGTGAATGCTCAAAAAGCACTATTGGAGGGAAAACGTTTCGTTAAGGTTTCTAAGTTGAAAGATTACGACCCATTGAGTATTTGGAATAAAAACAAAAATGATACAGATAAGATACGAGAGGCAGGTGGTGAAAAGAAAACTAAGGAACTCTTATGGAAAGTTAAGTATGAAGGTGGTGTTCTTAAAGAGGGTGCTGACAGTTCAAGTTTTATTTACACATTTAGGCGTCTAAAAGAAGTTTTCGGAGACAGAGGTCTTGGTTACTTGTTCAAACATCTACTAATTCCTGTAAGTTCTGATAAACACAAGAATAGTAGTACAAGATTGTTGAATAGTTTGTTTGCCTTAGAGAATGCCAATGTTGAAACTTTTGACGCAGCCACTTTAGCTGATTATCAAAACAATGTGGGTGTTGAAGATGGAGTTCTTAAGATAGTAGAGGGAGACAAGAACCCTTATTATTTTACAGATGTTCCTTTCAAAAAAGATGAGTATTCAACGGTAAAAGTAACTAATCACGAGAAAATGTACGATTTCTCAAAAGGTACATACAAGGTTGATTACAATCTGAAGTTTGACGCCAACAACTCCTACAAGACAGCGGGCTACCTTAATAAGCTGAACGATGCTCTTGACCAAATGGATGTATTAGCTGTTCGTGAGGGTCGAAATGGTTACTTTAACAATTTTTCTGCAGGAGAAAGCAGACCTCAAAAGGACACTAACTATGAAGTTTATAGAGAGTTAGAGCCTTTATCTAAAGAAACAAAATGGGAAGATTGTAAAGATTGTCCTCCTACTTATCCTAAAAAAGTAGTAACAACTAAGTATAAGGTTAAAGAGCCTATAACTTATGAGGAGGTCACAGAGAATGTGATAATGAAAACCCTTAGAGTGAGGAAAACCATTTGGGAGTATGAAAGGAAAGAAGATGCGAGTTTTACACTTGCCTACTCACCTCTAACAAAAAGTTGGATTTCATATTATGATTTTAAACCTGCATATTATGTAAATCATCACAATTATTTCCAAACAGGTATAAACTATGGAAAAGATGATAGTGAGTTTGGTTTGTGGTCTCATTTATTAACCAATAAGTCTTATCAGGTATTCTATGGAAAATTCTATCCATTTACAATAGAGTTGCCAATAAAAGAGGTTTACAGCAATAGGATACTCAAGAACGTAGAATATTGGTTGGAAAGCAGGCGTTATCACAATAATTACGATTACGCAGAGGGTTCTAAAGTAGGTTTCAGTAAAGCGTGGGTGTATAACAACACTAACAACTCTGGACAATTGAATTTGTTTCTTGCTGAAAAGAACAATCGTTATCAGCAGTTACAATTCCCTAAAATCCATTCGGATTCAATGGATATTCTTGTAAATAACGAAGATAAGAAGTGGACTTTCAATTATTTCTTTAATCAAGTAAAAAGTGACCGAAATAATCTACCTATATGGAATTATGACGTCAGTGCTATAGAGAAAAAATTAAATATGAAAGCCTTATCTTACAATCAACGTATGCAAGATAGACTTAGGGGTGATTGGTTCTTTGTGAGGTTGTCCCAAGACAAAGAAAGCCGCTACAAAACGATATTTAAGTGGTTGTCTGTACAGGAAACACTTTACAATTAGACTGACAAATTGACATATTGCAGACAAAACAGCAGACAAAATGGCAGATAATAAACAAATAAAGACAGGTGGTACGGATGCAGAACCTACCACCGTCTTTAAAATAAAAACGAAAAATAATTCGGTGAATTTAAAAGATATTCACTCCAACCTTGTAGGTTATATTAGTACCTTACCTGAAGATTTGCAGGAAGAGGTTCTTGTTACAAGCGGTAATGACTCTGACGCACATTCTAAAAATAGTTGGCACTATCACAACAGAGCAATGGATTTACGATTTAGTAAGAAGTTGTACGATTATATGGTAGATGACCCTAACAGAATAAAATATCAAATCTCCTTGTACAATCCTAATCACGGAACAGGGAAACACATACACATATCTCACATCGGAGAAGAGGGTATTAAAAATGGCGCAAGAGAGCATTTGAGTGATGTTTTTATGAATGTGTATTCACCTGAAGCACAAGAGTATTTGAAAGACACACAGAACGAAAAGTACAAATCGTTGAAAGACAAGGCTTTAAGTTATGGGAGTATGAACTATAATGGTGATACGGGTGCTAAGAGTATTGCGGGCGCGGAGGGCTTGTATCAAAATGTCGCCTACACTCCTCTACAAATGGATGAGCATAACCACAGCCACAAGGGTGAGGGTTTGTCGCGTTTCGCTCCTTATGTTGGGGGTATGAGTGTGGATAGTGACGTACAGGCTTTGACGTCACAAAACCAACTCTTGCTGTCTAAAATGATTGAACTTGAGGAAAACAAGAAGAAAGAGGGTGAATACAACGCGCAGCAAGCAGTAGAAAATAAACATAAAGAAAGGTTGGCTCAAAAACAACAGGAATATAATTTCATAAAACAAATGATATTAGATATGCCGTCAATGGTAAGAGAGAGTAAGAGTTCCAATTCTCAACCTGTGTCTTTTGACCCGAATATGTTTAGAGTTACAAATTTTCAAAATAATATGAGAGTAGGTTAAGATATGAGAAAGAAATTTAATTTTGTTCATTCTATAGGGGAGACAAGACCTTATTGTGAAACGGTTGATTGGAGTACTGACTATTTGCGTATTGTATTGAGAGGTGTAGACTCGTCAGATGATTATTTGTTTGACGACTTTTACAATCTTAGTGGTGTATATCAAGGTGGTGTTCGAACACATACACAATTTAATTTTTACAGTTTTAGGGGCACATTCTGTCATCGTAAACGCAGAGTTGATAGAGACCTATATTTAGAGTTTGTAAATCACGAAGTTTCACCTTTTCAACATTTCAAGGATTGGACTACTACTTACAACAACCTGATATATGGTATGTCTTACGAAATAGAAGGGATTTCGAGAGAAAATGCTAAAACTTTGGAGGATAAATATAAAGTAACAGGTGAGTGTGAGTTCTTTGGTATGAATGGTCGTAGTGGTTCTAAACCAGGTTTAATTCTTTCTAAAGAGACCACTTGTAAAAATGGTGTGACACCTACACCTGTTAATCCTTCAATGTTAGGAATGATTTCAAACCCTTTAGATAGAAGTCTGATTTGCACTTTTAATTTAGTTAAAAAATAGAATAAAATGAACAGTATATTATTTTTTGATTGGGGTATCAAAAGAGGAACAAATATATTTGATGAATATAATAGGTATTTATATAAAGATGCTATTATAGGGTTAAAAGGTCTTGATGCAAATGATTTTACTAAAATTGAAGTAACATTTTGGTTTGGAGGAGAATATAAAAATAGTGGGGCTGCGGGTTGGTTAGAAGTAATAAATAAATCATTTGATAAGTTTCCAAATACATCTATTTATAGATATTATTCAAAAAATAGTTCTGATGCACTCTGGTTTGATAAAGAAGCATATGCAACACGAATTGAAAAAATACAATTTAGATTCTGTTATGACGCTGCACACAAAGACGTAGTTGATAAGTTTAATAAAAAATATAATTATAATACCTATAGTTATAGTATTAATAGTATTTTCTTAGAATTAGATGTACCGATAGAAAATGGAAAAACTCCTTTAGATTATTCAACTAAATTGAGTGATAAGATTTATTATTATGAGTTTGATTTTACAAAATAAAGGTGGGAAATAGATGAAAAAGAAACAAGATATGTTACACAGATTGTCTGAAATACAAACCGTTGTCAAGCAAGAAAGTAGTTACATCACGTCTATAAATTTCAAAGGTTGGTGGAGAATTGACGAACACACAAAAACTAGTAGCGGTCTTTATTTGTCTTCAGACAATGACAATAGAATTGTTAGTAAGACAAAGTATGAGGTTGTGTGGAAAGGTGAGATGCCAAGCGGTGTATTAGCTTATGAGTTGAATAAGGAATTTAGGATTTACTTTAGAGACTTAAACCCTACCGCTCTCCCATTATATATGTGGTTGAATGGTCAGCGATTATTTTTTACTGCTACAAACAAAACAGTAACCTATGTAGATGCTGTGTTGGACTCTCCTCTTATAATCAATTCTGCTTACACAATAAAGTTTAAAGTTGGGTGGTAATTGTTTTTTGTGTTTTTTTTGTATAAGCCTCTAATTTGCAAACACTTACTTTCAGGTAAGTGTTTTATTTTATATTTTCTGTAAAAAATCTTTGTAAAAAATTTGCAAGTTTCAAAAACTCTCCGTACCTTTGCAGCGTAAAACTAAGAAAAAATGGAAAACGAGAAACATTTTAAACTACTAAAAGAAGATTCTATTGAAATAGACGGAGTAAAACTATACCGAATACAAGCTACTAAAAACCTTCCACAACACTATATTGCAAAAGGAGAAAAAGGTGGATATATAGAAAAGGAAGATAATTTATCAGATGAAGCGTGGGTGGGAGGTAATGCTAAAGTATATGGATACGCTAAAGTGTGTGAAAAAGCTCGAATATCCGATAATGTAGAAGTGTGCGGAAATGCCTATATTTGTGGTAGAGCGAAAGTGTTTGATGATGTTAAGGTGTTCGAAAACGCTGAAGTGTGCGGAAACGCTCAAGTTTATGGTATGGCTGTAGTTTCGGGAGATGCTTTTGTTTCAGGAAATGCTGAAGTTTGTGGGAACGCTGAAATGTTTGGAGATGTTCGAGTAAGTAATTCTGTTCGTTTGTCGGGTAAAGCCTTTGTGGGAAGTGATGACGACTTGTGTTTCTTTTCTAAATTCGGTAGTGAAAACAGAAACACCACTTTTTTCAAAACAAAGAACGGAGACATATTTGTAGTTTGCGGTTGTTTTCGAGGAACTTTAGAGAAGTTTGAGAAACAAGTGAAAGAGATACACGGAGATAACAAATTTGCAAAAGAATATTTGGCAATGATTGAGTTGGTGAAAATTAAGTTTGGTTTACCTTAGAATATTTAAAAGTTGTGACTATGATAAGTGAAGGAAAATTTAATTATATAAAAGAAGGAGATTTTGTAATTTATGGCGATGTTAGGTGGATTATTTCACTTATGAGTGACTACGGAATTGTTTTGGAAAATAGTGCGTCTGAAATAGTAAGATTAACTAAAGAAGAGTTTTTAGAACAAACCACTTTCGAGTCTTATGGTGTTTTTAATCCCTTAAGTCTAAAGATAAACAATTTTGATAAACAAATATTAGAGTTTAAATCGAGAGAACTTGATGTGTTGAGGAGAAAAAACTCTAAACAGAAGTGTTACAGACTTTCGTATTGTACAAGTGTGAATGGTATCACCAAACACGAAACTATCCTTGTTTCAGGTAAAAACCTATGTAGGTCAAGACGCAAGTTGAAACGATACATTGAGAGGGTTTTAAAGCCTGACAATTATAAAATTTCTAAAAAGGAAGTTGTTAGATATATATTGTTGTAAAATTTATAAAAAACGTAATAAAAAGATGACAAGGTACGAAGAATTTAAAGAAAAATTTGCCGATAGTGATAAACTTGGTGATTCGTTTGTTGCTGAGTTTGATGGCATTAAAGTGAATGTCAATAAAGTAAAATTTAGAAGTAGAGCAATCGAAAACATTTATCACTACGAAGTTACAGACGAAATTTTTAATGAAGTTTTGTATAGCGAATCTACAGATTACAAACGCGGTAAATATGGCTATATGGCAATGGTGCTTGATGCAGGTGTGCGCAAATGTTTTGGTGTGGCTTACAACATTGACTATTGTTTAAAGTTAGCAAATAGGGCTTTGGAAAATCACCCTGAGATAGCCTTTACTCATATCAATAAGGTTTTGTGGGGAGAACTGAAAGAGGATAAGAAGATTTTCGTTAAGAAATTGTAAAACATTAATAAGTTACATATTAAATAATTATGCAAGTTATGATTGAATATTTAGTTGCGTTAGTTCTTTGTTATGCTTTATCAAGATTGTTGTTTTTCATTTTTTGGAAGAGATACAAAGGCGATAACAAGATTCTTGAAGACAGAACTGATTATTTTATTTCGGACTACCAAGAACTTATGCGTTATTGTCGCATTGCTGTTGTTGTAGGAATTATACCTATCGTGAATATTTTTGTAGCACTGATTTTGTTAGTTGTAAATGTTTGTGTATTGATTTGGTGGCTAACTTACAACATCGTTGGTTTCAACTGGATACCTAATAAAAAAGTAAAAGAAGATGGGAAATAAAATTTTTAAGAAAGCTGTTACATTACTTTTATGTTTTGTAGTTTTCATATTTTTGATGGTAGGTTGCGATATTATGCTCTTCGAGAGCGACCAACCTTTCTTAGGTTTTGTAGGTGCTATTGTAACTGTTTTAGTTATAGTTTGGTTTCCTTACGAAAAGATTTTTAAACAATTTTTCAACAAATAAATAAAAAATGAAGAAGTTATTTTTAATTTTAGTTGGTTTCTCTTTATTGACGAGTTGTGAGAGACCTGAGCCCAATTATGAAGGGATTTTAATGACTGATTATGGTCGTAATGGTGTGGAATCGTTCCACCTTGTAACAGGGGCGCAATGGGTTGCTTGGTTAGGTAGAGCGTTGTATGAAGTGCCTATGTGGGAGCAGAGTGGTGACCCAGATGTGGTAGAGATAACTGCGAAGGACGCAGGGGTTTTCAGAGTTGACCCTCTTTATACCTACACACCTATTCGAGGTAAAGGTCGGGAGATAGTTTTCAACTACAAAAACTACAATATTAGAGAACCAGAGCAGTTCTTTGAGAATATTGAAAGACACGTCCTAAATAAACGCGTAACCGATGCTTATCGCGAGGAGGCTCGGAACTACACTACCGATAGCTTGATGAATAATCTGGGAAAATTTGAAGTTGCTGTACAAGAGCGGTTAAAGACAGAGTTTGAAAACAAATTTTTTAATCTTACTACTTTAACCTCTGGATTAACTCCTCCCTCTTCAATGCTGAAAGCCGTAGAAGATAGGAATAAGGCTATACAAGAAGCTAACAGAGTAAAGAATGAATTAGAGACATCAAGAATGCTGTTAGAAAAGGCTAAGATTGATGCTGAAACCAATAGAACTCAATCTTCAGGATTAACTAAGGAAATCCTAATGCAGCAGTATATTGAGATGCTCAGTAAGACCTCCAATAAAGTTATTATAACAGATGGTAGAACTCCTGTTATATTAGGGAATTAAAATAACGAAAAGCAAGTGGCGAAAATGGGAGACGCTCCGTCTGGTTGGCGGGATTAGGAAACGTTCGAGTCGTTCGTTCGCTTTGGTTGTGACTAAATTGCAGGTTCGAGTCCTGCCTTGCTTTCAAATAAAAATTAAAGTTGTAAAATTATGGAAATTAATATGTTAAGTGTTTATTTTGCATCTTTGGTGATGTGTGTGGTGATAGGTTGTATTCCATTTGTTATTGGAGAAAAACCTGAGATAACGAAGGAAAAGAAGAGAAAATTCTTATTTATGTGTGTGGTTGTTGGAGTAATTCCTGTTTTAAACTTTTTGTTTTGGGTAACTATATGTTTGATATGGTTTGTAGGTGCTATTTCTGCAATTGTAAAAGCTGTATACGAGGTTATTAAACAAAATCCCCAAGAATAATGAAAACAAATAGAATATAAATGAAATTAAGAGTTTTTGAGAGTTTTGCTGGCATTGGGGGGGGGGTCGTTCGCGTTAAAGCGAATTTCCGAAAAATATAGCGATTTTGAATACGAATTGGTTGGTTATTCTGAGGTTGATAAGTTCGCAATAAAGATTTTCAATGCTAATCACAACAAACAAGATAGGATTATTAATTATGGAGACATAACTAATATAGACCCTGACACCTTGCCTGATTTCGATTTGTTTATGGGAGGGTTTCCTTGTCAGCCTTTTTCTGTTGCAGGATTAATGCAGGGAGTTAATGATACAAGAGGTAGAGGTACAATGTTATCTTACATTGTCCGTATTTTGAAGGTGAAGAAACCTAAATATATTTTATTAGAGAACGTAAAAGGTTTTCTGTCTGAAAAATTCAAGGATACAAGAGAAGCTCTTGCTGAAATGTTGAAGGAGATAGGTTACTCAACTTTTGAGGACGCTTCTTTTGTTTGCACACTATTAAATACTAAGGATTATGGGATACCTCAAAACAGAGAACGAGTTTGGATTTTCGCTTCATTAGAGAAATTGCCTAACGACTTTGGTTTAACACCTTATCCTACAATAGCAAGCGGGAAAGTTTGCAACTTTTTAGACCCTGTTGAGACAATAGATGAGACAAACTTTCTTTCTGTTGAACAGGTGAACAAGTTGAAAGAACGATTGGGTGTAGGTAGTTTTGAGGTAACTGAACCTTTATGTTTAGACGTCTATAACAAGAAAATCAGAACTGACGGAATATGTCCTACTTTAACAGACCCATCTCATTGTAATATCCGTGTTTTGGAATGCCGCAGAGGTAAGGAAGAGGTTAGGAAACTGACCATTTCGGAACAATTTCGGTTGATGGGTTTTCGTGATGGTGAGGTTGATTTTGCAAACCTTTCTTACTCACAGCTTGGGAAAAGAATGGGGAATGGGTGGGACGTAAATGTTGTGACCTTGATTTTGGAAAATATTTTTAAACAATTAAACATTGTAAAATAATTAATAGTAAAAAATAATTAACATTATGGAGAATAATAAAGAAAAAAGAGAAGAGTTCTTTTTCAATAGTTGGTATTGGAAAGACAAGTTTAAAGATAGTTGTAGTCCTGTGAACGCTATTGTTCCTTTTTTGAAAAAGGAAGGTAAGTTTTTGATAATCAACTGCACTGAAAAAGATGTTTTTTCTTCAGTACTCAAAAAAGAAGGTTTCAAAGTAGATACTATTTACTTCGAGGAGGAGAGCGATTTCATAAACTACCCTAATGAAAAATTGGAGGCTTATGATTATGTGTTTTTCTTCCCTTTTAATTTTAGGGTAACTTATGTGATGGAAAAGCTATTTTCTACAAAAGTTCCTTTTGTGATGCTTGACATTGTAAAAGAGTCATTGTTTGCTAACAACAAAAGTTTGGGGATGATAAATAACAACAAATGTGAACTTATGTTCTTTTATTATATAAGCCTTGTTGATAAAGCTGATGGGGGAGCAAGGGAATATTCTGAAAGTACAGGTCTTGTGTTTTTATGTAGAGATGTCCTTACTGATAAAATTATGTCTGCTAAAATTTATGAAGATTCTGTAGAACTAGTCATACCTGTTTAAAATGAAAGAAGAAAATAAATCACAAACACCAAATTGGCTTGTTCCTGTTTATTTAGCGGAACAACTAAAAGAGATAGGTTTTCACGAACCTTGCTGTTTTTGTCATCGCACCTTTATAGGTTGGGAGATTTTTAAATCAAAAGGAATGGCGTATGGAGATGTTGTATCTCTTTCGCCTGCTGTAAAAGGTGAAGACAACAATCGTCACACAGACAAATATCGAAAGTTTGATTTTTCTGTACCTACTTGGGAGCAGGCTTTTGAATGGTTTCGTAAAAAAGGTTACAACTTCAGCATTGAATTGTTCTACAACTTAGAAGAGGAGAAATGGAGCGGTTACGAATACTATATTGAGAAGTACAAAGATGGAATAAATGCGAGCGAGTATTTTTACTTTGAAACTTATGAGGACGCGAGAGAAGAGTGTCTGAAGTCTTTGATTTCCATAGAACAGAATGGAAAAAGTTTAAATCAAGTTTTAAGTAGAGACGATTTTGAACACGTTACAGTTAAGCCGTCTTATGTTATGCAGCACGCTTGTGACCCAGAGTTTATGAGGAGACAAGAGGACGCAGGACTTGTAACGGATGGCTACCACACTTTTGATGAACTTTACAGGTTTAGGAAAGTTTATAACGCGTTGTTGTTTAATGAGTGGTCTAAGCAAGGTCTTTACGGAGTGCATAAATCTTGGAAACACGAGGACGGAGAGTGGTGTTTTGGAAAGAAGCACGAATGGTTTATTGTGTGTGCGAAACTACCTTCGGGAATTATTACCAATCACTACAAAGCTGAAGATTGGGATTTATTCCAGATTCCTGAATACGAGAAGTCAGTTTTTCCTTACGATGGTCATACACCTCAAGATACTGTAGATAGAATGTTGGAGCTGATAAATACAAGCGAAAATGAAAAAAAGAAAGAATAAAATATTAGGCTTACTTGAAATCTACTTAAATAAGTATAAGTGCGCGCAGAAAATCTATTACAAGAAACTCCGAAAACTTGAAAAACAAGTAGGAGTGAGTATTGACCCTGTTGTGCAATTCAAAGATTACATTGTTGATTATAGTAACGAGTATTTACTTGAAACGTGTCAGTTTGATTTCGGGTGTGGAGACATTCGTTGGAGTTTCAGCACAAGCGAATACGATGACTTTAATATATCCACAAGATATAGCGGTTATATTCCTATACAGTGGTTGGATTACAATAGAGCGCAGATTAAGGAAGATGTTGAGAAGATAGTTGAATACACTCTTCAGCAAAACATTGAGGAGGCTCGTAGGATACTAAGCTGTAAAAATTATGGAATTATGGAGGAACATCTAAAGAAATTGGAAAGTTTTAAGAAAGGAGGCTAAAAATGAAAAAGAGAAAAAACAAAATGTCAGGTTTACTTGAGATGTATTTTAATAAGTACAAATGTGCACAGAAAATATATTTTAAAGAGTTGAGTAAAGTTGAAAAAAGTCTCGATGTAACACTTGAACCTATCACTCAATTTAAAGACGATATAACGTTCTTCAACAATAATTATTTAATTGCTTGGGGTAATTTCACCTTAGACGAAAGTCATATTTATTGGAGTGTAACCATTTATGAATCTGATGATTTTGATAATAAAAATTTACTTAAAGGTTTTATACCTATTGAGTGGATAGATTACAATAAACATCAAATGAAAGATGTGATTGAAAAAATGGTATCCGAGACTATCAAAAACAATCTAAGTAAATTGCGCAGGATAATGAGTGACAGAATGGTTCGTTTTGCGGAAGAGAACGCTGAATTGTTAGAGGAAATGTATGAGAAAAAATTAAGAGAGGAGGTAAAAAATGAAGATTGAAGCGAATGTAGATATTGGAAACGTTGAATTAAGCGAGGAGGAAATTATTTATTTTGTAACCGATAAAATAATTGAAGAATCTATGCAAAGAAATAAATACGTTACATCTGCCGTTTATAGAATACTAGAAGATATAGATAACCCGAACTTGTCTCTAACCGATTTAGCTAAAGATAATTTCTTTAGAGATAATTTTGACTCCATTACCCTTGAAGACTTGGAAAACATTGTGAGAAACAAGTAGATGATTTTTTATAAAAATCATTTTGTATATTTTAGTTTGTTAAATTTTATTTATTTTGTCCTACAACAAAAAAGTGTTATATTTGCACTAATAATGTTGTAGGACATTTGTATTTTATGCAATAAATTTATACATAGTAAATACGTATGAGATTTGAAGAGTTTTTAGCGGAGTTTAAATCTGAAAAGGAAAGTTATCTATCTGCGGGACTGATAGATGATATTTCTGTATATAAGTGGGTCACTCAAGCACTGAAACCTCTTGGTGGTAATATAATGGTAATGCAGGACGCAATTGTGGATATAAAAGGTTCGGAGGGTACATTGCCGTCCAATTTCTTTTCCTTAGAGGCTGCTTACTTGTGTGAGCCTAAAGGGTACTACTACAAGGAGGAGGAACGCCCTGTGTTACAGAGGAGTTGGCAATGGGTTGAGCGCGTGGAGCAGAGTATGAAGTGGCGCAATTGCGATTTCTGCTGCCTTGACGATGTTGAGGAGAAAATTATTACAGAGAAGGTTTATTTTAATGACGTAGAAACCAAGTTGTATTACAAAAATCCAGTGCTTTTAAAATTAGGTAAAGGTTTTAAACGTTCCGCTTGTACCGAGAGTTGTAGGAACTTAGTAGTAAGGAGTTGCCCTAACGAAATAGTTATAAATGGAAACACTTTATTTACCAATTTTAAGGAGGGAACAGTTTATATTCAGTTCTACGGAATGGAATTAGATGAACAGGGGTTTGTGATAATTCCAGAGTTGGGATTGGGAAATATAGAGCAGTATGTTACTACATACGTGAATTGGAAGTTTTACGAGAAGTTACTCACCAATCAAGACGAACCTAACGTAGTAACTTTATTTCAGTACTACTCACAGATGGTGGATAAGCATAAGATGTTAGCACTCACAGAGAGTAAGTTTTCAAAACTGACACCTAGTGATATAGCACAGATAGGAATAAACAATAGGAGATTGTTGGACGTATACGAAAAAGGTTATAGCTTTAGTAGATAGAGAGATGGGGTTGAGAAAAGAACAAATCTGCAAGAAAATAGGAAATTTATTTTCTTTGAACAATGGGGTTCTTAAGTTTATAGTACGTTTTGAAGGTATGGAAGAACTTCCATTGTTTGAGAAAAAGGAAGAATTGGACATATCGTATGCTGTTAACTTTTTTGTGGAATTTACTCGTGTAACTAAAAGTGGTAATTATTCTACAGATTCTATAACATTTCACGGTTTTGTTTATGATAGAGAAAACAATTATTTCTTTGCTTTAGGTAACACAAATTCTTGGAGTCAGATAGTTAATAGTGTTAAACGAGGTAAGGATTATGTTTCTCCTAATACCCCAAGAATAGAAGTTGGTTTTACGTTTGCTTATAGTTCCTTTAACAAGTATCAAGAGATGTTGGATGTGTTTTCTAAGTATAAGTGGGGTATGAGAAAAAATCCTAATTACTTCAATTTCACCATATACAACGGATTGTATTCTATAACTACTGATACTTCAGCAAATGAAGAAGTAGAAAGTTCTTTTGATAAGTTTTTCAAAATTGAAGGGTCTACTATAACTCTCACCATACCTGCTGAATTAAAACAATAATTTTATTTAATATGTAAAAAATGAAAACACAACACAAACACAACTTTTTAATTTTTGCCGTTTTTGCGGCTCTTGTGAGCACTTTGTTTCTACATAAAGGTTGCTCTAACAAAGAAGATGAAATAGACAAGGAAAGAATATATAAACAACGCATATTAGAACAAGACAGTTTAAGAAAGATAGATAGTCTTAATTACGAACGTCTTGTTAATGATTTGTACAACGAGAGAGAACTTAAAGAAGACCTCCGTAGGGAAAATCAACAATTGTACGAAAATCTTGAGAAAGAGAAGAAAAAAATAGTATCCTACACCAAGATAGTAGGTAAAATGAAAGGTAAAACCTCTGTTATTTACATAAAACCTGAAGAGAGACTTTTCCACGATTACTACCCTAACTCTAAGGAGTGGTTTGTACATTATTTTGGTGAGATTTACAACGATTCTATAATAGGTCACTTTGAGTTCCAACCTTTACGTCTTGATTTGGTGATAACTGAAAAGGAGAAAGGGCTGTTCCAAGCCAACCTTAATGCTCCGTCTTGGTTGGAAATAACCTCGCTTAAGGTCAATACTCTACCTTTGACTTACGACTATGGAAAAGCAAGGGTTGACAACTTTGATTGGTTGTATGGAGGTGGTTTAGGTTACTCATATCTTACTCGAAATCCCTACATAGGTTTAAATTTTGGATTTAGATACAAAAGGTCTCTGTTCTACCTACAAGGTAACACAAATCAATCGTTGTTTATTGGAATAAATAAACTTTATTAGTAAACGAACAATACAGATGGATAACGCTTTAGAGAAAATACAAATAGATTTCCAAATCTTGGATACAGGTGACCCTAGAGTTTTGATGATAGCAGATAATTCTGTGTGGGGTAGGATAGACAACAAGACTAAAATAATAGAGATAGTCTTACCTGGAGGTGACCCTTCCAAAGATGGCGATGTTGTTACACACTATTATCAGGCACATCAAATCAACGCATTTAACTCGTTCTCTTTGGGTCTCACTTGCGACACTACTTGTGACGCAGAGTATATGAACTTACCTGATGGGGTCTATACGATAACGGTGAAGGGTTCGCCTGACACGTATAAACTGACTAAATTGTGGCTTAAAACTGACAACACGCAACTTGAGCTTGATAAACTTTTTATTGCCTACTACAACTCTTGCGGAGAAAATAACAAGTGTTTTAAAGACTTGATTTTTGATATACAGATGTTGTTAGACGGAGCAAGAGCCTCTGTTAGATTCTCGGATGTGTGTAAGGGTCAGGAACTACTTTATAGGGCTCAGGAACTTATTGAGAGGGTTCGCAGATGTAAGAAATGTTAATTTTTAAAAACTATATAAAATGGGTTGCGGCTGTAAACAAGGAAACAAAATTTTAGAAGGAGTAAATTCTGTACAAAACTACTCCTATACAAATAACACTGAAGATATGCAAGCAAACAGAGGAGTTATTAACAATAACTTATGTGCGGTTTCGTTATCAGAACTGCAAGATTTAATGTATAAGACTAGGTCCGTCTTATCTGTAACACAACATTCGGAAATTGAGAAAGGTCAAGCATTTGTGCGAAAGTGGTTTGAAAATTATGGTTTTGAGTGTCCTGACCGAAAACAATTCAACGACTTTAAAAAATTAGTAGAAGATGAATACACAAAGTATAATACATAATACTAATGCAGACCTTTCCTACTTGGCTGATATAGCTTTAAGTGGGATAGGTCACTCCTATATGTTAAAGACAAGGTTTGGGGTTGGTGAGGGTCACAACAAATATGACTACTTTGCTATCTCAACTTTAAAAAGACTGATGTGTGAGGGTTATTGTGATTTCCAAGAGGAATACAAATGTATGAGGATGACTCTACAACGATTAGTTTTGAAATATGAAAATTAAAAGATTAATAAAAAGATGACAAATTGCGGATATAAAATACAACACACTTGCGGGAATGGTAAGCAAAAAGCCGTATGTGTGTATTACGATACAACACTTCCTGACTTCTCTTCTCTAAAAGACGAGACTTGTGTAACTGTTGAGGAGGCTATAAGCGACCTTTACAAACTTATAAAGAAACTAAGAGAAAACAGTGATTTGGGTGAATTGGGAGCTTCTTGTATAAAGTACGGAGTGGATAAGGATAAACTAACTCCTAAGTTAGTTCTAAAAGAGTTGGAAAAGGAATTGTGCTTGCTGAAAGGTTCTGCGGGTTCAGGTTCGTCTTCTTCGGGCTTGAGTTTTGACCTTAAAAAGATAGAAAAGAAATGCTTGGAGAACGCTTGCGGTGGGGAAATAAAATCGTTAGAGGGGCTATTGCAGGCTATAATAGATAAGATTTGTGTTCCTCCTATAGCGCATTAATAATATGCAGAAAATGGCAATGACTAAAATATGCGGACAGGTTAATAAACCAACAGTTGATAATACAGCACTTACGTGTAAGGATACATTCTCTACCAAGTGTGTGTTTTCGGAAAATGCTATATCTACTTTATCTATAAAGGCTGCTGACGACCTCTCTAAAGTTTTCAACAATCTTAACGAGTATCTAAAAGGACTTAAAAAAGAAATAGGTGATTTCGAATATACGGTTAAGAGGCTTGAACAAGGTCTTGGGGGTGAAGGGAATAAGTATAAATGGCAAGAGGACGAAAACCTTGTTAATTTCCTAACTCAACAATTTAACTCTAAGCAGCCTAAAGAAGAGGGTAAAGGTCTTTCTACTAACGATTATAGTAATTCAGAGAAAGAAAAACTTGCCAACACTTCTAACAAGGTTATAGATATAGAACGTACGCTTGATAATATACAACAATCTTTAGGCTCTCACGCTGACAGGATAAGTGTGGTGGAGAGGCTTTTAGAGGAACTACAAGCCGTAGCAAATAAACCTATAACTATTACCGACAAAAGTGGAAACTCTACAGCTGTAAAGTTGGGAGATACGCTACAGGTAAAAGGTACGAGCGATAATGTGAGTACGAGAGTTGGGGATAAGGTTGTAGAGATAGTGTTTAACGAAGACCTTTCGGTTAATAGTGTGACAGCAGGCTCTGTTAAAATGAGCAAGGAGGGTATAAATGCGGGAGGTAAAAAGATAACTAATCTTGCTAAGGCTAACTTAACGGACGATAGTAGGGAGGCTCTAACAGCGGGACAGTTTAGTGTTATTTACACCGAGTTTGGACGACAACTCACTGAACACGAGAGATATACACAAGCGGAACTTGATAAGAGGGAAAAACTTGCCAACAAGGCGCAGGAACTTGAGGGTGGGTCTGACCAGGTGCGCTACCCAAGTGTTGCCTTGCTAAAAAAGGTGAAAAAAGAACTTGGAGACCTTATTGCTAACATAGACCTTAGTACAAGAGAGGAGAAAGTTAACAAGAGTGGAGATATAAATGCTGCTGATGCGGATACTAAATATCCTAATTTAACACTACTTAAAAGGATAAAAACAGATTTAGATAACGCAATACAGCAGCATACAAACGCAATAAGTACTCTGCAAACACAGATACAAGCAACAGACACAGCTGTACATAGTGCAGAGATAAATGCTGTAACTTCTGCTCTTACATTGAAAGACAAAAGAGGAAATCCTGTAGGAACTCTAAGTCTTGGCTTTTTGAACAACGAGGGTACTAAATTGGCTTTCAATCAGTCTGACAAGACATTGGAGATGCGTAACGATGCTAACGAGCTTTTGTCATCTGTACCTCTTGGTGCGTTAGTGTCAAATTTGGTGAGCGCGTTGGGACGTGATGGGAAGAAAATAAAACTCCTCGATTCTCAAGGTGCGGCTGTTTCAGAGATTGATTTGTCCCCACTCTTTGACCTATATACTCCTCTTACAAGGACAGAACAAGTAGAGAGTGATGTGCAGAATTTAAAGGTTAGAACTCAAAACAACGAGGCGGATATATCTTCTCTTACTTTTCAGATTGGAGAACTCCATAGTAAGGAGAGTCTTTTCAACAAAGTTGATGATATTTCTGTTATTAGTGGTGAAGATGAAAGGCAAAAATACCCATCTGTAAGGGCTATAAAAGAGGTGATAAAAGATACTCTAAATAAGAACTTACCTACCGCTGAAAACACAGAGGTAAAGACTATTCAAGCAGCTAACATTATAGGGAGTATAGTACGAATAGAACTCACTCACAAAGTGGATACTACAAAGTGGTGGTCTGTGTGGGTAAATGGAGTGTTAGTACATAGACCTGCTATTACCTTTACTAATACAATGTTGTCTATAGATAACACTAAAGTTGGCTATAGGATAGAAGAGGGAGACGAGGTCACTATACAATATAGAGTAAAACGAGACTAAAAAACTAAAAGACGAACTTAGAAAAAAATGGCTAAGAAAATACAAAAGAAACAGATAGAAGACGGAGTGTTTGTGGAGACTAAATCTACATACACTCCTCCTACTCAAGATAGTGAGTATGTACAAAAAAAGTATGTGGATGATAAGAATGAGGAAAAGGCTGACAAGGTGCACACCCATTCTTGGAATGACCTGACGGATAAACCTGTAATCCCCTCCTTGCCCTCTTGGGTTACGGCTGTAAAACCGAGTTATAATTGGAGTGAGATAGGGAATAAACCAAATTTAGATTTTATACCCTTGAGTTGGAATCAAAGGAATGGTAAAACAATTATAGACACTTCACATAATGATTGGTTGTATTTAAATAATAATGGGACACATAGTAAAGGAGCTTATTTTGGAGATAAAATCGTTAGGACTGATGGAAGTTTTCAAGTAGGTGGTGACGGAAATTCTGCAGGAATGAATAGTGAAGGTGTTGTTTTTGCAAAAAAACTTTTAACTTCAAACAGATTAATGTTACATCAACAAAATGTTGATTATGTGAATTTGTACTCAACTAACAATAAATTAAATGTACATCACGGTTCTGATGAAAAAGGAGGAACAAATTATGTTAATGTTGTAGCTAAAGGTTATGAAGTTTATGGTGGAGATGATAATAAGGTGGCTTTAGCTGGAGGTGGAATTACAAATCTTTCTGAACTAAAAAATGAAAATATAAAAGTAGGAGGAAGAAACCTTGTATTGAATAGTAAAGTAAATGTTACAAATAATAGTTATGGAATTTTATCTTTTTTATTATCTGAAGAACCTAAACAAAATGAACAACTTACAATAACTGTAAAAGGGGTATTAGGAGAAGGAAAGAGTAATTTTGTTCTATATAATAAAAATGGTTATCAAGAGTTATGTGTTTTACAAGATAAAGGAAATGGTATCTTTCAATCAACGTTTAATTGGAAAAGAGACCCTGATAATCCCCTTATTGCTGTTATATATGTCTTTAATCAAAGTGTAACAGTAAATAGTACAGTAGAATGGATAAAACTTGAAAGAGGTAGTGTAAATAGAGTTGATTGGACGGCAGCACCTGAAGATTTTTTAATTGGTGGTAGAAACTATTTACCAGCTTCCAGTTATTATAGAACTAATATGTTTTATTGTGGTAATAATATATCAGCTTCAAATGATAATAATGAACAAGCTATTTTATTCACTGTAAACACTCCAAATGAAAATTGGGTAAGACTTTACGCCAATCCAAATGTCAATAGTTATAATTTTTTAGCTAATAAGACACTTATAGCAAGTTTTGATTTAAAAGTTATAGAAGGTACATTAGCGAGTCCAAATTTTTATGGAGGCAGTTTTATGTCTTATAAAGATATGAAACCTGTAAATGGTAGCATTGTATTAAACAAATGGATAAGAGTTTATACTACATTTGTTGCAGATGAAAGTAATTGGAGTATTCATTTAGGTTTTGCTTATTTAAAAGGTAAGTATCTTATAAAAAACTTCAAAATAGAAGTTGGAAATACACCTACTGATTGGACTCCTTCTCCAGAAGATATTGGAAATCCTATTTATTATCAAACTATAACTAATGCTCACACTTTCTTAAATAAGAATAGTAGTGTTCATATAGGGTCTGGTAGCAACATAGCAAATGCACCTTCTTTACATTATTACGAAATGGTTGGTTTTACTCACAGTGATAGTAATTGGGGTTTTATAATAGCTAAGAATATTGATGAAGATGATAAATGTTTATATATAAAACAAATCATAGGTGGTTCATATAAAGATTGGTTTAAAATAAAAGAAAATGACCCTATTGGAAATATAATTAACGGTACTCGACAAATACTACCTATTGAAGCTGATAAAGTAATATTTATTACAAACTCTATAGATAATTGTGCATTAAATGTATTTCCAGACAAATGTTCAGTTTCGTTTAGAAAAGTATTTGATGGTGGATATGTCAATTTTACTTGTTTAGGTAAAAACATTATATATACGGGAGATAATCAGTTTAATGGTAAAAAAGGTTCTACCGCAGTTGTTTCTATTTATGGAAGTGATTGTTATATAGATATTAGAAATGTTTAACAAATTAAAAATAAACAAAATAAAAAAAAATGAACGAAGAATATTATGGTTAAATTAAAACAAGGTCTAAAAGGACAAGACAAGTTAAAACACAGCTTTGTAGGAAATCTTATATTTTTAGGAACTTTCCTAATTTCATTTATTGCAACATATAAAATCACACTATCTTTACTGATTGCTTTTGGTGTATTATTGACAGCAGCAGTGAGTAAAGAACTTTACGATAAATATGTAAAGAAAACATTTATAGATTGGTACGATATATTAGCTGCTTTCGTACCTTATTTTATAGTTAAAGAGATAAATAATTAAAACAATTAAGAAATGGAAAAAGAACTAACAAAATTAGAATCAGAATTAAAATCTTTAATAAAAGATTTTGAAAAACAAACAAGAACAAGAGAACTATCTCTTGTTATTACTAAATTAGAAGAAGCTGAAATGTGGCTTAATAAACAAATTAATAAAAATGAATAGTATATTATTTTTCGATTGGGGAAGGGGGGGGGTGCGAGGCAACCCCTCTGATAAGAATGTTAAACAGGTAGGTGGTTTCTCTTTTGGTTATTCTTATATTTTGACAGGTAATATAGAAGAACAAGTAACTGTGGGAGGTAATGGAAGTGGTTTTGCTCCAACTGTTGCAATCATTAAATATACAAATCCTCCCAAGCAAGGAAACATTATCACTGTATCCAAATCTAACAATAGCTCTTTTTTCAGCAGTTCTGTTCCTCAGTACGATTGTAGTTTGGTAATTAGTGATTTCGGTAGTTTATATGTTGTTTTTTCTACAGAGAATGATATAGATACAGATAGGGGTTATAAAGGATTCACCTATAAAGTTGAAGATTATAACAACTTTTCTATTACGTTTGATACAGAAGGTAAAGATTACAAAGTTTTTATGATATTTGACAATTTGGTGAGCGACTTGATGAATTACGGTATGTATGAAAATCCTCCGACTTGTGCTGCTCCTTACAGTTATATAACTTTCCATCGTTTTTCTTAATAACATAACCCTCTAATTCACAAACACTTACTTTCGGGTAAGTGTTTTATTTTATACTTTCGGTAAAAAATCTTTGTAAAAAATTTGCAAGTTTCAAAAACTCTCCGTACCTTTGCAGCGTAAAATTAAGAAAAAATGGAAAACGAGAAACATTTTAAACTTCTAAAAGGCGATTCTATCGAAATAGACGGAGTAAAATTATACAGAATTGAAGCCACAAGAGACATTCCTAGAATCCATATAGAAAAAGGGGAGAAGGGAGGTTATGTAGAAAAAGAAGATAATTTGTCAGGTGATGCGTGGATAGGAGGAAATGCTAAAGTGTACGGAAATGCTCAAGTGTATAATAGAGCTGTAGTATTTGGAAATGCTGAAATATTTGAAAATGCTAAAGTTTTTGGAGAAGCTAGAGTTTATGATGATGCTAAAGTTTTTGGAAATGCTACAGTGCGTGGAGATTGTAGTGTTAGTGAGAGAGCAAAAGTGTTTGAAGATGTTGAAATTTACGAAAACGCTGATATTTATGGAGGAGCTAAAGTGTTTGGACACGCTATAATTTTAGGGAATGCTCAGGTTTATGATAACGCTGAAGTATGTGGAGAAGCACAGGTTTTTGGTAATGCAGAAGTGTTTGATTACGCTGAGGTTTATGGGGAGGTGCAAATTGGTGGAAATGCTATGATTTCTGAAAATGCTCACGTATGTGGTAATACAAGAATAAACGATTTTGTTTATTTGTTAAATAGAGCCTATGTTGGAAGTAATGACGATTTTTGCCACTTTGTTGGTTTTGGAAGCGAAAACAGAAACACCACTTTTTTCAAAACAAAGAACGGAGACATATTTGTAGTTTGCGGTTGTTTTAGAGGAACTTTAAAAGAATTTATAAGAGAAGTAAAAGAAACACACGGAGACAGTAAGTATGCGAAAGAGTATCTTGCAATTGTAGAAGTGGTAAAGATTAAATTTAATTTATAAAAAGAATTAAAAAAAAGAATTAAAAATGGTAACATTAATAATGTCCGTACTTATGATTTCTTTGTTCTTTGATGCTCATTACGGAAAGAAATCTATAAACAGAGAACTTGAAAATTTTGCTGTAAGAGGAATCGAACCAAATCAGCAAACACTTGAACGTTTAAATAAAGCCAAGAGAACTTTTACAATGACTCAGATTATTGTTTATGTTTTCTTTACGATACATATTTGCTATTTCAGTTACAAGTTTTTGTTTGTTAAATGATTGAAAAAGTAAGAAAGATGAAAGATTTAGTTTATTTGCTTTTAAATATTGTATTTAATTTGGTTGTTTATCACGCTTGTGTTTGCAGGCTTCATAAAGTTGTAATCAATTATTTATATAGAGGTTTTTCTTTAGAAAGCGTTGAGGAAAGCAGGTGGCACAAAACGTCAATGATTTTGTTGAGAATTATGCGGTTCTTTTTGATTATCATTTCTGCTGCCACTTTATACAAATTATATTTATTTTTTAGATAAGATGAAAACAAAAGAAGAATTAGAGAAGATAATAACCAAAGACTTGGGTTTTATACAACATTTCTTGAAAGGTTATATTTATGACAGCCATCTTGGTGAATACTATAAAATTTTGGGCGTGATTCCTATTAAAGGAAAATGGTTTGCTTACTACTTGGACGGAGAACCTAATAATTGTTTGTTACAAGAAGACTTTTGGGAAGACAAAGGTTTTAGTTCTTGTGATGATGATATTCCCGCAGGCTACATCTATGTTGATGTGAAAGATTTAGTTCCTATAATAGGTGGCGTATTTGTTGCGAAAGAAGAATGTGAAATGTAAAATAAAAAAACAAACGAGAAAAATGAAAAAAGTTAACAAACTAATAAGAAAAGGGGTTTTCGAGACGAATAGTTCGTCAGCTCACACTCTTATTGTGAACAAAGAAGCTCCTAAAGTTTATGACACATTGGAGGTTAATGAGCAAGGAAATGTGGTGATAAATTGCTATCGGTACGACTTTGGTCGCACTGACGCCCAATACTTGACCTCTGCTGTTGATAAAATTGCCTTCTATGTGGCGGTATTTTCCGAACTTAGCGATGTGCAGTGGATGGTGGATACTTGCGGTTTTGATATTTATGACCTGATAGATGTTATAAAGAAGAATACATCTTGTAATAAGGTTTATTTTGAACAGGTTGGTCGCACTTATTTGGAAATGCCTGAGTATGGGTACATTTTACCAAAAAAAGAAGAGCTTTACGATGTCATTTTTGATTTGAACACCGTATTGGTTATTAGGTCTGATGAGGTTAGTGACGATGACGTTAGGTGGGATTTGGCTTACAAAAAGTTTGTTGTTACTTTAAACAATAATAAAAAATAAATAAAAAATGAAAAATAGATTAATTAGAAAAGGAGTTTTCGAGACGAATAGTTCATCAAGCCATTCTGTTACAATATGTAGTAAAGATAATGAGGAAGAGGGAATAATAGAAGGTCTTGATAGATACATTAAAGATGGAATTGTGTGGTTGGATTGTTATGGTGCTATTTATAACAATTATCACAAAGACGCATTTTCAAAGATTACATTCCTTGCGTCTTTGTGGAACAATAATCCCGCTGCTGTTTTTGACTTATATGACATTTACACTCTTGAGTATTTTGTGAAAAAGAATACAGGTTGTGAAAAGGTTTATTTTTACAATATGGAAAAGAGAGATGATATTAATTTTGATGGTGAGAGTTCTTTTTTGCCGTACGATAAAGATGAACTTTACTATTTGATTTTTGAAACCTCTCGTTATATCGGATTAACAGAAGATTGGAGTTAAAAAAGAAACAATTATGAAAAATAAGAACAGATTAATAAGAAAAAGTGTTTTCGAGACGAATAGTTCGTCTTCTCACAGCCTCGCGATTGTTGGGGACATTGTTTATGACACCTTAGAGGTGGGTAAGGATGGGAGTATTACAATAGAGGTTGGTGGTTATGATTTTGGTAGGCAAATACCGAGAGTAACAAATAACACCGTTGAAAAAATAGCATTTTTGGTTACGTTGTGGAATTATTTCGTAAGTATCGATTTTGTGAGTAAGATAGAATTGTTGATTGATGTGATAAAAGAAAATTCTAATTGTAAAGAAGTTTATTTTAAAGGTGTTGGGGAAAGTGAAATAGATTTCGGAGGAGATTTTAAATTACCTGCAAAGAAGGAAGAAATTTATGATTTTGTTTTTAATAAGAATTGTTACTTGCGATTAATGGGGGATTGTTTCGACTTCCCGACAGATGAGGAGGAATATGCTTACGACAATCCTCCTGTGGTGACTGAATAAATAGGTATAACAAAAAAATGGAAAAATTACTATATAAATATAGAAATGGAAATGCAGACGTTGAAATCTATGATGACGGTACAAGAGTTATAGAATTTGAGGATGGCTTACAGCTTGAGTTCCCTTTGAATATTGACATCCGAGTTTCAAATCAGTGTAGTTTTGGGCAAAAAGCTGACGGCTCACCAGGTTTCTGTACGTTTTGTCACGAAATGGCTAAGGTGAATGGTAGAGAGTGTGATTACAATCAACTCCTACATAAGTTGGACGGATTACCTAAAGGTGTTGAACTCGCGGTTGGCAGTAACACTTTTACAGATGGATTGTTTGATTTCTTGAAGTCTTGTAAAGAGCGTGGTTATATCTGCAATGTGACTGTAAATCAAGGTCACTTGAAGAGAGATTTTGACAAAATCAAAGAAGCAATACGTCTTGATTATATTAAAGGCTTAGGTATTTCTTATAGGAGCAGCTTAAAGTGGGACGTTCCTGAAGAGATATTGAATTATGAAAATGCTGTTTTTCACGTGATTGCGGGGATAGATGACATTGACGATGTTAAACTACTTGCTGATAAAGGTGTTAAAAAGATACTTATTTTAGGTGAAAAAGACTTTGGTTATAACTATGGTAAGGTGGATTTGAATAGCGAGAAACACAAGCGTTGGCGGTGGTTCTTGAGGGGTTTATTAGACTTATTTGACGTGGTGAGTTTTGACAATCTTTCGTTGCTACAATTAAAGCCTGAAAGATTTATGTCTAAAAAACATTTTGACGAATTTAATCAAGGAGAACACAGCATATACATCAACGCTGTAGATGGTTATTTCGCACCGAGTAGCAGAAGTTTCCAAAAACAAGATTGGAATACAATTTCAGTTAGCGATTATTTCAAGGATTTAGAAGATTATAGAGAGAATGTTTAATGTTATTATAGGAAACCCTCCGTATCAAAAGAATGACGGAGGAGGTCTTGGAACATCTGCTGTACCACTTTATCACTTGTTTGTAGAGCAAGCAATAAGTCTAAATCCTGATTATATTACGCTAATTACACCAAGTAGATGGTTTATGGGAGGTAGAGGGTTGGACGATTTCCGAGATAGGATGCTGAACGATAGGCGTTTGAAAGAATTACACGATTTTCCTGATGCCTCTGAGGTCTTTGACAATGTTGAAATAAAAGGTGGCGTTAGTTATTTCTTGTGGGATAAAAGTTATAGTGGAGATTGTATGGTGAAAACTTTTGTTAAAGGTTCTTGTAAATCTTCATTAAAACGTCCTTTGTTGGAGGAGGGTTCTAACGTATTTATTAGAGATAACGAATCGTTTCCAATACTAAAGAAAATTCAAAGTTTTGGAGAAAAGAGTTTTTCAGAACTTGTCAGTTCAAGGAATCCTTTTGGGTTAGAATCTAAATTTAAAGGAGATGAGGGGGCTTCTGATGTTATGGTTTACGCCACTAAAACAGTAGGTTTTACATCTTACGATAGAGTGCCTAAGAGCAAGGAACTGATTGATAAACACAAAGTTCTAATCCCGAAGGCTATAGGGAGTGGGGACAGCAGGACAGATAGGGTGAACCCCGTGTATGCTGCGTGTGGGTCGTGCTGTACGGACACCTACCTGTTGATTGGCTGTTTTGAGACCAAACGACAATGTGAAAATGTAATTTCCTACATAAATACAAAGTTCTTTCATTTCTGTTTATCTCTTATAAAGAACACACAGAATACATCTAAAAGAACTTACCTATTTATTCCTCAGCAAGATTTCAATAAATCTTGGAATGATAAGGAATTATATGACAAATATAGTTTAACGGAATCGGAAATAGAATACATAGAAAGCACAATACAAATTAAGGTAAAATAAAAAATGTCATAAATGTAGGGAAAATGGGATATAACAAAAGCTATAAGGTTTGTAAAAGAAATGAAAATAATGTCGGAGTAACAAAAATGACAAACAACTTTTCAAAGCCGTCATTTTTCAAGTTGTATATTGATGATTATCTTTCAGTTGTTAGGCGTGTATTCTACACTTTCAAGATGATTTTTTCTTTTCGTAAAAATGAAGAGGGGCTACAAGTTGAGGAAGCCGATGTTAAAAGGTTTGTTTCGGAATGTTATTATGAGGGGAGAGAAGTTGATATTACTATTTCTAAAAGTAAATTTTTTGATTGGAATGTTGTAGTGTTTGATTGTAAAGACTTTTCTTATAGAGTTTTCAGCGTTTCAGAGTCAGATGTTTTGTTTTACTTAAAGTCAAAGTTAAAAGATTAGATTACTATGTTTTGTAGATGTTCTGAGAATGGACGGAAGAAGGCACTTATGGAACTTTTAAGTGCGAGTGAAAGTGATAGTTTTGATAGAGGTACTTTTACATACGACGTCTGTGTTGGTAACACAGAAGGAGAGTTAGATGTTATAGACGTTGAAAGTAAAAAGGAGAAATACAAGAATACAATATTTCTTGATATGAATAGTGTTTCTGTATGTGGTGATGTTGTGTTTCATAGTGTTCAAGAGGATTCTTTTGATAGATATAGGTCAAACGAGTGGAGGAATACAAGTGAGAAAGTGAATAAGATAAAATCGTATTTGGCTGAAAAGGTGTATCTGTTTTTTGGTTTAGTGGATATTCAAGGAAAACACATTTATAACTATTTGTCTAAGGAAAACATAAAACTTCTTATGTCTCAGGGTTGGAAGTTTGAGAATTATGACGAAAATGCTAAAGAATAAGAAAAAATGAAAGAAAAATTAACTTTAAAGGAAGTAAGGGATTGTTTTGAGTTATACAAAGCAGCTTTTAATAAGAAGCCATACATTAGTAATCTTGCTAATGAGTTACGCATTAAGACTACCGAACTAATGAAGTTCATAGTTGAAAATGATAAACATTTTGTTCTATATCAAAACGACAAAGGTACTTACATTACTAAGATTTATTTAGACCTTAGAGATAAGCCTGGCAGCGAGGAGTTTGTGGAGTACAGAAAGCTGAAATACAAAAACACTCTATTTCTTGATACTTATAGTTACCCATATACTCGTGATGTTGTTTTCCATCGTCTTAGGGTAGATGAGAAAGATGAGGAAAGAGGTAACGAATGGCGCAACACCATTGAAAAGATTGAAAAAGTGAAGGACTTTTTGGCTGAAACGTATGTCACGAATGGTGATTATTTGGATAAATACAGCGATTATATGCCTAAAGATAAAATAGAACTCCTTATATCACAAGGTTGGGAATTTAAAAATTATGACAAAAACTCCGATAGATGAAAAAATAAATAAATTGAAAAAGTAAAAAAAATGAAAGAATTTAATTTTAAAGCATTTAAACGAAAAACAAAATTCACTTATGTTCTACCTATAACAGAGGAGGATATAAAAGAATTTAATAACAGTGGCATTATTAAAGTTAAAGGTTTTAGCAATTACAGAGTGAGTATTAGTGATGTTGACAAAAGAGAACACAACTCTCCCAAAATAGGAGACGTTATAGCTGTAAATCCTGAGTGCCTTTCAGACCAATGGTTGATTGAAAAGAGCTATTTCGAGGAAAACCACGAGAAAGAAACATCTTTTTACGGCATAGGCTCTATAACAATAGAAGATAACAACTAATAAAATTAGACTGTGTGGAATGGAAAGTGTATTAGAAAAATTAAAATGGGAATTATGGGTTGCTGAAAATTCTCTTGAAGAGGAGACAGACAAATATAAAAGACTACAGTTGAAGAGGGAAATTCAACGGCTTGAAGATAAATTATACAGAGACTACGGAGAGATTCGTACAATACATTACAATTAGAAACTACAATATGGATACAGTAAAGAAGATAACAGAGCTTATTAACAAATATGACAGAGAGGTTAAGCAACACTATAAGGTGAGTGGTAGGCTTGAATTGGAAAGAGAAAATAGTAACTCTAAATTTAGCTATAATGAAGGTGCTAATGATAATAGCATTATGCTCAAAGAAAAATTCATAGAAGAATTAGAAGAACTAAAAGCGTATTGTGGTTATGTCTAAATTTATTGAATTATTAGAGGATTACTTTGAGTTTCGCGAAGGTGATAAAATAACAATAATAAGTGAGGTAGAGGAAAACGAGAAAACCTGCAAATTTAGATATTGCTTATTTTGGAATTTTACCGAAACAGGAGATTCTGAAATAAGTAAAAAAGATTTTGTTAAATGGTTAAATAAAAATAACAAATTAGATGAAGAAATTAAATAAAATAACAGAACTTATCGATAAGTACAAAGAGCAGCTTGAAAGACTCCGCAAAGTTAGTGACAGACTTGAGGCTGATAGCGAAATACATCAATCTCGTTTTCATTACAGCAAAGGTCTTATAAACGCTAAAGAAGAATTTATAGAAGAATTAGAGAAACTGAAAGATTATTATAGCTATGAGTAAAATAAATATAATAATACGATACAAATAAGAAATGTTACGAAATTAAAGTTTATAAATTAGATTAATAATAAAAAATGAAAAAGAATAACATTGGAGAAAATATAGCAACTTTCATATTTATGCTATATTGCATTATAAGTTGTATAATTATCATATACGTTAGTATGGATATACAAAAATCAATTTATAACAACACAAATTCAACTTCATATATGACACTTGAGTATTTAATTATTCCTGTATTAATATTGGGTGGAGTTATATATGTAGTTCTTTGGCAGAAATTTTATGATATGTTTAGATAGTTGTTGCAATTATGAAAAATAAAATAAAAGCAGAGATTATATCTCACAGCAAAAGAAAAGAGACAGGTGAGGAGATAATCACCTATAAATTAACTTTTCCAAGAATTATTCTTAGCGAAGTTAATACTTATAAGATGATGGAAAAAAATACAAGTTCGTGTTTACACGAGGATACGTTTATAGACGTGTTTTGGAAAGATAAAGGAAAATACGACCTTGTACAAATAAAGAGACTTTTTGAATTTCAAGAGAGAGGTTTAGAACTACCTGAAATCGTCAGCTTCACAATGAGAGATAAAGAGCATTATATAGTGGAAGATGATTATGAAGAAAATTTCATAAAACAAAAAATAGGTAAGGTTTTCAAATCAGGAGTAAAGAGAGTTTATCGGATTCGGTTTGATAAGGACTTGTTTTTGGATTGTACTGACGAACACCAACTTTTGGCTTACAATGCGTTGAAAGGTTTTGAGTGGATTACACTTAAAGATTTCCAATTAGAGGCGGATGGTGATAAGGTTTTTGGTGATTTTGCTTTGTTGTCTAAGACTTTTTATGGTATTTCGATGACTGATTTTGAAATCAACAATCATAAAGTTCCTAATTTAAAAAATGAAACAATAAGATTTTATGGACTTGGTTCTTTTATTTTAGAGCGGAGAGATGGTAAAATCTTGAATCCTTGTTTGTACAGAAACATAAAAGGTATTTCTTGCTTAGGTGAATTTGAAACCTACGATATAGAGGTAGATGGTAAATACCATAATTTTATAGCCAATGGGATAGTAGTACACAACTCTCGCGCCATACCTTTCGAAAAAATGGTCGAAGTTGTGGAGAAAGAGCCTTTCGTTCCAATAGCCTATCAGTTGCAACATAGGGGTATGCAAGGTACAGAATATCTTACTGACCCTGAACTTATAGAGTATAAGAACAATGCTTGGCTTATGGCGAGAAATGAGGCTGTTTTCTTTGCTAAAACTGTAGTTGGTGGCATCAGAAATACTGAAGAACAAAGGGTGAGTGAGGGACGTTTTGATTTTTCAGACAAGTTTATTCCAAACACCTCATTATCAAAGAATTATGGAAATCGACTTATCGAAGCCTGGACCTGGGTTGTGCAACTTGTTACAGGCACTCGTGAATCTTTTGAACATTTGTTTGAACAGAGGTGTCCTGTATATCCTGGAGGCTGTAAATCTTGGAAAGAATTGTGCGATTTGGATAGTAACTATACTATGGAAGCACCTATTCTTGAGAGATTGCAAGTTAATAAAGGACAAGCGGAAATTCATTTTATGGACCTGGCGGAGAAAATGTATGACGCATTGAATGAATCTAAACCAACTCTATACATTAACTCTTTAAATGATTTTTATTGTAATTTTTGGCATATACCTTTTGAAGAAGAAATAAAAGAAAGGTTTGGTGACGATATAAGTACAGAAGATATTATTAAAATGTCAGTATGTCTTACAGCAAAAATATCCTACACTAAGATTGATGGTGAAAATTCTATTACCATAGAAAAAGCAAGAGAAATGTATGAAAGATTAAAAAATGCAGGACATTGGAGCTGCTTTGGACACATAGCTAAATGTATGACAGCCGAAGAGTATGAAACTTGGATTAAAGGTAAAGTGCAAAAAGATAACTACACAGATGGTTATTCTTATGAAGTACCTAAAGAGTCTAAGGGTTATAATAAAAACTTGAGAGGATTTGTCAGTCTAAGACAATATGTTGAGGACGAAGTGAATTTAAATGATATTTAAAATAATTATATTTATGAATTTTAGTAAAATTTTTTCTTTATTTTCGTCTCCTTCTGAAGAGGATTTGAAGTTACGTAATGAAGTTGCAGCAGAAGGCAGTGAGTTACCTTTCAACAAGGTAAAGAGATATAGTTATAGTAAGAGATACAATTTGTTATTACAGGTTTACGAAAAAAGTGGTGATGGTTTTAGTCCAATATCTTTTTACTATCCTTCTGATAATGATAGGGTTATACAAAAAGACATTGATAATATGTTTCGAGGACTTGTTGAGTGGAAAGATTACCCTTATAGTTCTGGGTTGCGTGCATCAGGTGTTAAGGTCACAAAGGAAGTTAAGACTACACTTTCAGAAAAGATGCTCTACTTATCTCGTCTTTATCCAGAGATGGGTTTTAGGTTAACGTTGAATAGTCACGATTTTAGAGACGAAGATTATTTCATTTCTTGGTATTTTTTGAATGGTGAAAGTGAAATCTGTTATCCTATAATAACTATCAAACACGAAGAAAACAGATTGTTTAAAATATGGTAAATGATATGTATACAACTATGGGTAAAACAACAATTATAAATTTAATCGGTAGTCCTGGTACAGGAAAAAGTACAATCGCCTCCGAGCTATTTGCTAAAATGAAGTGGGCGGGTGTAGATGTTGAACTTGTTTCTGAATATGCCAAAGAATTGGTTTGGGAACAACGACACGAAACTTTCAAGAATGAATTGTACATTTTTGCAAAACAACATCATCGTCTTTTTAGACTTAAAGATAAGGTTGATTACATTATCACTGACAGACCTTTATTACTTTCTATTTTTTATAACAACAAGTATGGAGATGGTAGTGAGAATTTTAAGAACATCGTTTTGGAGGAAATAGACAAGTTTAATAACATAAATATTTTTCTAAGACGTACTAAGCCTTATGTAAATAAAGGTAGAAACCAAACAGAAGAAGAATCTGTAGCCTTTGCTGACGAAATTTTAAATCTTGTGAAAGAACAGAAAAACAGATATGTTGAATTAGATGCTGTTAAAGATACAACTTCTAATCTTATAATGAATGTGCTTTTTAATAATGTTAGTAACTAATAAACAAAATGAAGATAGAGACAAAGTTTAACGCAGGCGAAGAGGTTTTCTACAAAGAGGATGGAGAAATAAAACACAACAAAATCAGACACATAAACATTACTATTGTTGATTTGTTCAAAGGTGTTAAAAATTTCGTGGAAATCGAATACTTTGTAAAAACAGATAGTTACGAAGTTAAGCGTCTTTTGGAAGACGAGCTGTTTAGAACTAAATCGGAACTGATAGGATATTATAGCAAACTAAAGTAATTTATATATTTATGAATCAAGTTATAGGTCATTTATTAGCTTCTGTTATATTTCTTGCGGGGCTATATGTTGTGATATTTGGTATTGGAGGGACAATCCATAAAGCATTTTTTAAAGATGAAGATGATGAAAAGAACAATAAAATTTAGAGGTTTCACTAAAGATTTAGAATACAATATTTGGAACTACGGATTTCTTGTAGGTGATTGTATTGTGGAGTATATCTTTGAAAAATCAGGACTCACTTTATCGAATAAAGTAGACCTCGAATCTGTAGGTCAATTTACAGGACTGCGCGATATAAATCATAGAGAAATTTACGAAAGTGATATAATTCAAGACGAGTCTGAAAATACTTATCTTGTTGTGTATAGAGAAGGTTTTACTTCTTTTTGTCTTATCAATTTTCCTTGTGATGGTACTATTTCTTATTATAGAGATTGTGATAACTTAACTAAGGACAAAGTGGAAAGAGACAAATTAGTTGTCGTTGGAAATTATTACGAACACATATTGAAAAAAGAACTAAAGAATAATTAAAAAATTAAAAAAATGCAAAAAGGAAATCATCCGTCTTGGCTTGTCCCTTTTGATATAGCTAAGCAATTAAAAGAAATCAGTTTTAATGAAAACACTTTATTTTATCGTTTTTCGGGCGATACCGATTTAAAGTTGAGTATTGCAGACGATGTGAGTTTGGATTATATCTTGACTATTGAGGACGTTGAACAATTCAATTACAATAGAAGAGGTTTCTATTTGTCAATTCCTACTTGGGAGCAAGTTCTTGAGTGGTTTAGAACAAAAGGTTTCTACGCCTATATAAAGAAAAAATCTATTCCCGATAGATATGTTTTCTACATAGAATATGGGATGACAATCTACTCTAAAGAAACTCTTAGAGACGAGATGTTACCCAAAACTTATGAAGAAGCTCGTAAACAATTAGTTGAGAAATTAATAGAATTGTGCAAAGATGAAAACAAATAATCAACATTCATATCCTTCGTGGTTAGTTCCTATGGAGATAGCTAAGCAATTAAAAGAAATCGGTTTTGATAAACCTTGTATATTTTCTTACTCTGAGGGTATTGGTGTCACCGCTTGTTTGCGGAGTGGTACAGGAGACGAACCCTACTTTTCGGATTTCGTGGTTGGAGGAAATTCTCCTGGTAGTCCGTATGTTGATTTGCCTGCTTGGGGGCAAGTCTTTGAGTGGTTCAGAGAGAAAGGGTTACACTCCTATGTGAGAATGAAAGACACCTCGCGGAATGAGATTGATGAATTTTATAAGAAAGAACAATCGTGGGAATATATGATTTATTTAAACTTTGATGATATAGTTTTCTATAGCAAGGAGTACTATGAATTTTCAACTTATGAAAAGGCTATGGAATCTTTGGTTGAAGACCTTATAGATTATTACAAAGAACATTACAAAAAAAAGAGATAGATGAAAGAAAATAATTACCCAAATTGGCTTGTTCGTTTGAATGTAGCCGAGAAGTTGAAAGAAATAGGACTCAGAGTTCGTACAGCCGATTATTATGTCGTTGATGGTAATCGTTGTAGTTTCAGAACAGACTTTGACGTTGATTTTGATAAACTGCAGAGAAACAACTACAATGCGTATCCTAATTATGTGGCTATACCTAATTTCACTCAAGTCCTCGCTTGGTTTAGAGGTAAAAAACTTTTTGCTACAATTGATTGGGTTGGTGTGAATGAGTACGTTTATAATATAAAATCAACAATGTCTGGTTTTGAATCCATAGAAAGCAAAAGTTTGCCAACTTACGAGTTATGCAGAGACGCTCTTGTTGATAAGTTGATAGAAGTTTATAAAGACAAAATAAGTAAATAAAATGAATACAGAAAAATTAACTAAACGTGAATACTTTGCTATAGAGGCTGCAAAGGCGATACTAAGTAAGGGTAATGAAAGTATATACATAGTTGCGGGAAAAGCTGTGTTGTTTGCAGATGATTTGTTGGAAAAACTAAACAAAGAACGGAAAGATGGAAACGGTGTTTAAAAAAGGTCAAACAGTTTACGACCAAATTTACAGAAAAGGTGAGAAAGGTATTGTTTGGTTTGTGTCTATAAACAAATATAAGCCTTTCGTGTTTGTGAATTTTGAAGATTCTAAGCCTGCTATTTACACACTTGAGGGTGTATTTATGGACGTAAGTAAGAATGAAACAATTGTTGGTTCATTCCCTACTTTATCCACTGCTCCTTACGAGGTTGATATGAAAGGTTTTGAACAAAAAGCACCTCCTCCGTCTGTGGAGGACGCTAACGATTGGTTGAGAGCTAAGGGTGGGTTTTATGATGTGGATATTGATTACAGAAAGGCGAGATACACAAGTCCAGAACTTTACATTGCTTTTGAGGCTTTAAGATGCTTAATTGTTCTGAGAGACTACTATAACAATGGTTGGAAGGTTGATTGGACTACAGAAGATTGGAAGTGTTTCATTTATCTTAGACGTGTTCATCCCATTATTGAGTTTGGAATGGAGTTGTCCGCAACTATTCCTCACGTATTGTCTTTTAACACAAGGAGAATTGCAAGTAAGTTTCTTGAAGAGCAGAGAGAACTGTTGGAGATGGCAGCACCTTTGTTGTGATAATTAATTTAAAATTTAATAGTAATGAAAACAGTATTTAAAATAGGAATGAAAGTTTACGACCAAGTGGTGTTCCCTAATAAATATGGAAGGGTTGTGGATATAGTTGAAAAAGATGCTTTTCCTATTAAAGTAGATTTGGAAGGCGTTGGTGTTACTCATAGTTACACAAAAGATGGGAGAATAATAGGAAAACTATCACCAACTTTATCCACATCGTCTTATAATATGGCAGGCTTTGAACAAAAAGCACCTATGCCAACCTTTGAGGAAGCGTGGGAAGAAGTTGAAAGAGTTTACGAACCTAAAAGTGAATACGATAAGGAGGAGTTTGGAGGTTATCCCTCACAAGATTTAGCAAATGCTGCTGAAGCGTTAAGGAGATTACTATTTCTTAGAGACTATTATAATGGAGATTGGAAGCCTATTTGGAAAAAAGATATAACTAAATATTGTATTCACGTGTACAAAGGGGAATTAGATACTATCGATTATTGCACTCTTTATAAAGTAATGCACTTTAAAACTCCAGAAATTAGAGATAAATTCCTCAAAGAGCAAAAAGAACTATTAGAAATTGCAAAACCATTGCTATAACGAATAATAAACACGGAGGGAAATTGGGCAGGTGGGAGGATGTCCTTAAACATCTGCATAACTTCGGTTTACTTGAGCCCTATTTTCCTTCTGTGTTTTTTAACAAAAAATAAATAATAAACGATGATAACTAAAAGTAATTTTGAAAAATTAGATTGTTTCGTTCCTCCGTACTTAGCTTTTGAACTTAAAAAGATAGGCTTTAATGAAGAATGTCTTTTGCAGCACACAGATGTCTATCAAGAAGAAAGAAATTTTATCAACTTTCCTTATGATGAAAACACAGACATCTCTATCGATTTGGAGGATTGCACATTAAAAAGAAATAGCGACTTAGAAGACGATTGTTTAAGTCTCTACAAATCGTTTAGAAAGGTTGTGATGATACCTACTTGGGAACAGGCTCTTGGGTGGTTTAGAGAGAAAGGTTTTCACGGAGTTGTTGAATACGAAGGGAGTGGTATTTTTACCTTCAGATATGTTGTAATAGGCACACCTTCCGTAGCTTCAAGTCGAAAGAAATACTTTTCTTACAACGAGGCTCGCGAACAATTGATTGTTGAACTAATAAAAGTGTATAAAATAGGTTGTCCTAAATTACATTAAACAGCGTTGAATGAAAAAAGAAATAAAACTCTATTCTTGTAATAAATGTGGAAAAAAAGTTAGAATACGCTCCAAAGGTTTGTGTCCTGCTTGCAGGGCTAAGGAACTAAATCACAAACCCAAAATGCGCTCCAAAAAGGCTGTAGCGCAACGGGAGGGGTATGTGGACTTCTTTGCTAAACACATCACGAACATAAAGGCACACAGCCTTTGCTGTGAAGAGTGCGGTGAAAAATTAAAAGGAAATGTTTCTGAGGTGGCACACATCTTAAGCAAGCGAAATCATAACGAAGTAGCGACTAAAGATTGGAATGTTTTATATTTATGCGGAATGTTTAGTGAAAACAGATGTCACGAAAAATTCGACAGAACATTTAAGAGCAGGAGGGAAATGAAGGTGTTTAAGAAAGCGTGCGAAGTTGTACAGGCTCATAGATATGAGGTTCTTTCTATTACTGAAGAACTTTTACAATTATTAGATTTTTGATTACAAATGGTATAAATGGAAAAACAAGATTATGATGGTAGTAAAAACTTGCTACACAGAATGATAGGCTCTTCTGCTCACGCCAAGAAAGAAAGAGCGGACGAAGATTTTTATGCAACGGACCCAGAAGCAGGTTTTATGTTGTACACACAGTTGGAGGAACTCGAAGACACAATAGTAGATAATTCTGTTGGTGCGGGACATCTTGTTAGGGATTTTCCTGAAGCAGGTTTCCGTATTATAGGTTTCGATATTGTGAATAGGAAGAAGATTGTCAATCTTTTCGAGTTTCATAATCGTGACTTCTTACAAGAACGACCCCAGGGAATGAATAACACCCTCTTAGGTTTAGATAAGTTTTCAATAGTAATGAATCCTCCTTATTCTAAGGCTTTAAAATTTGTACAGAAAAGTTTAGAACTACAAAAAGAAGGTGGAAAAGTTTGTGCTTTTCTTAAAATACAATTCTTAGAGGGTACGAAACGAAAACAATTCTTTAAAGACAATCCTCCTGTTCGAGTTTGGGTTTCTTCTAAGCGAATAAAGTGTGCAAGCAATGGAGTTTTTGTTAACGAGAAAGGAGAACCTGTACAATCAATGGCTTGCTATGCGTGGTTCATTTGGGAGAAAGGTTATAAAGGAGACACAATAGTAAAATGGTTTAACTAACTGATTTTCAGTTAGTTTTTCCTTTTTATGTAAAAAAGTTTGAAAAATCTTTGTAAAAAATTTGCAAGTTTCAAAAACTCTCCGTACCTTTGCAGCGTAAAACTAAAATATGTAAGAAATGGAAAACGAGAAACATTTTAGACTACTGAAAGACGATTCTATCGAAATAAATGGTAGAAAATTATACCGAATAGAAGCAACGAGAGACATTCCACAGCACAATGTCAAGAAAGGTGAAAAAGGTGGATATGTGGAAAACGAATATAATTTAGGTGGAAATGCGTGGGTGCAAGGTAATGCTAAAGTTTATGGGAATGCTTGGGTGTATGGAGAAGCCAGAGTCAGTGGTAACGCACAAGTGTACGATGATGCACGAGTGAGCGACCAAGCCCGAATTTGTGGTCACGCTATATTATTTGAGGGTGCTAGTGTGTATGATGAGGCTTGGTTGGATGGTAAAGTTAAAGTATACGGAAATGCTCGAATACACGGAGACACTTGTGTTTTTGGAGCAGTTGAAATTTACGAAAATGCAGAAGTGTATGACAATGCAAGAGTAACTGAAGATGCTCAGGTGTTTGGATACGCTCGAATATCTCAAAATGCCTTTGTACGCGGAGACGCTAAAGTGTGCGGAGACGCTGAAGTGTTCGGAAATGCTCGAATAGATGGTAAAACTCGTTTGTTTGGAAGGTCTAAGGTGTCTGACCACATTCATTTGGCAGGTGACGCTTATGTAGAAAGCAACAATGATTTTTGTTACTTCTCTAAATTCGGAAGTGAAAATAGAAGTACTACGTTTTTTAGAACAAAAAACGGAAAGATATTTGTAACTTGTGGTTGTTTTAAAGGAACTTTAGAAGAGTTTGTAGAGAAAGTAAAAGAGACACACGGAGACAATATTTATGCAAAAGAATACCTTGCAATCGTGGAGGTGGTAAAAATTAGGTTCAATTTGTAAAGTAAAATAAGAAAAAATATGGAAAATATAGAAAATTACCCTTCGTGGTTAGTTCCTGCAGGGATTGCAAAAAGTTTAAAGAAAATAGGTTTTAATCAATCTTGTGAATTTTGTTTACCTTTAGATGTGTATGATGATTTTAACACAAGAACTTTAAGATTTGATTCTGACAAGCAGAATTATAACGATTGTTTAGGCTACCTATCTATTCCAACATACGAACAGGTTTTTGAATGGTTTAGAAGTGAAGGTATCTATTCTCATATTTCTGCTAAAGACAGAACTCTGATATATGAAGATAGTGAAGGCAATGTGTGTGAGCAATCATTGTGCGAATTTATGTTCACTGTTAGATGTGTAGGTTTAAAAAATCTAAACATAGGTGAAAAAATTGAATACAACTTTGAGTCAGAGAAATCTTATGTTCTTTACGAGGATGCTCGTGAGGAACTTATCCGTAAACTTATAGAGTTTTACAGAATGTTAAAAAGAACAATGGAGACAAAACCTGCAGAAACACCTTTAAAGGTTTTAGCTTTTCAATATGTGGTAGTGAAACTCGTTGAATGGTTTGAAGATGAACACAAGGATTTGATTGTACCGAACACATTGTCAATTATTCCTACGATGCAATATTTATTCTTACTTTCGGGAGTGGATAAAGAGAATCACTTGTTTGATATTTTTGATAATTTTCAGGCTTGGACATTCACCTACTCCGAAGCGGATATTTATAGTGCATACTCTAAGTGTAAAGGGATTTTTGATTTTGTTGGTGTATCGAAAGATAGTGTTTGTATTTTCGATGAGGCGACTCTTTTGGCGAAGCTACCTGAAGATGTTAAATCTAAAATAGACAATGCTTTTGTAAAACTTAAAGAGAAGAATATTAACTTGATAAATTATTCTCGTGACCGACTAACAAACCTCACAAAAGCACATCATTCTTACCAGATTTATGACAAGAGATTGAAAACCCCTTATGTGACAATGGATAAAGGAATGCTTATCACTGAACCTAAATATTTTAAATAATATGCGTGAGAACAAAACAACTTCAACAATTTCAGTAATTATAAGGTGTCTGTTATGGGCTGTGTTTGTTGTCTGTGCCACAATGTTCGTTTCTTGGGAGACAGATTTTGAGAAAATGGGAAATGACGCGAGATTTTCAATGGTTTGTTTTATTTTAATTGGTTGTATTGTTATTTATTCGTTAGACGGCATCAAAGAAAATTATAATGATTACAACAGAAGATAAACTAAAAAATAACAAATGACAGACACAGAAACTAAGATAAAAGCCTTTGAATACGTTGTGCTAAAACTAAGAGATTGGAATGAGGAATGCTCTTGTAAAGAAGAACTGACTCAGCTAAAGGTAATGCGGATGTTATTTTTTGTGAGTGGTGTAAATACTAAAGACCATCTTTTCGATATTTTTGACAACTTTCAGGCTTGGCAATATGGTCATAATGAAGGTGATATTTATAAAGCACTAAGAGAAAACAAAGGAGAATTTTCTTGTTTCAGACTACATATATCTGGAATTACTTTTTATAGGGAGTGTGAGGACGCATTTTTGCAGACTGTGCCTGCGTGGGTGAAAACAAAAATAGACACTGCTGTTGATGCACTTAAAAGTGGGAACAAAGGTTTAATTTGTTGTGATGCTTTCGTTTTACTTGATATAGACCGTAGCTATGTATCTTATGATGCTTACTACAACAAATGGAAAGAATCCTACACTAAAATGGATAAAAACTTATTAATTTACGAGGATAAATTAGCTAATTACGCATACATAAGGAAAAAACGATAAATAACAACAATAATAAGAATGGCAACAAAAAGAAAAATAATATTTAAAGCTAAATCTAAAGAGAGTAACGAGTGGATTACAGGGTCTTTAATCCAAAATGGTAATGGTTGTTTTATTAAAAACCCTTTTACTAACAAGACAACAGAAGTTTCAGGTGACATAATTTATAGATATACTGACGCTGTGGATAGTAATGCGAGAATTATATGTGAGGGTGATATAATTTTGATGAAACACCCACCCTTTAAAAATAAGTTGTTTATTGTAAAGTGGAGCGACCGTTATATGGGTTTTGTGTTTTGTTAGCCGCAATTTGTGGAGAATGAACACGGCTCTTACTGTGTTGATAATTATCGAAGATTTACCGCAGAGCAAATTAACGACAAAGTAACAATTGTTCGCAGCATTTGTGAGTTGATTAATGATGGTTTTCCTTTAGAAGAAAAACTTAAGGAACTGATGATTGAGACACAAAAGAAGTCAGATAAAGAAAATTAAACAATAAAAAGCAAGTGGCGGAACTGAGAGATACTTAAATCCTGCCTTACTTTTAAAATAAATAAAATATGAAAAAGATAAAACAAAATTTTGATTCTTTGGAAAAGAAATTTGGAAGGTTAGATACCGCATTATACAAATCTTTCAATGAATACAATGAAAAATGTAAAGACTTGGCTGACTTTCTTATAAAAAATGTTATTTCTGATTACGATGAGAACGAGGTGTACTCATTTTATGTGGAGTATAAATTCTCCGATGGTTTGGTGCTTAATATTGATTTGAAAGGAATGAGTTACAGAGCTGTTGTTTGCGGAGTCAATGCGATTTTTGATTTATTTCTAAAAGAACAAAGAAAATTATCTTTTAGGGAAATAATAGATAAAACAAGTTCTTAAAAATTAAAACTATGGAAGAGAAAGAAGAGTGCAAATGTTATGTGGAGTATCACCCTTTTTTGGATGGTGAAATTCCTTTTGGAAAAGAACCATACATACTTGTCAAAACAGAGTACGATGAGGAGAGGGGTGTGATAGTTGAAACATTTAAAACAGAATTTAAAAATGTTTTTTGGATAAAAGAAAGTAAAAAATAAATATATGAAAACAATATTTAAAATTGGAATGACCGTTTATGACCAAGTGGTTTTTCCTAATATGGAAGGGAAGGTTGTAGATATTAATGAGTATAGTTCGTTTCCTGTTAAAGTGCGTAGAGAAGATGGTAGTGATTTTTCTTATACTGCAGATGGGCGTTATCATAAAGACATTGAACCAACACTTTCAACAAAGCCTTATACATTTGAAAACTTTGAACAGGAAAAATCCTCCGCACCATCGTATGAGGACGTTCTTGAAATAGCTCGCGATAAAGGTGGTTATTACTATCTACCGAAAGATTTACCCGTACCAAGTAAAGAACTTGCTGACGCGACAATGGCGCTTTTGAAACTTCTGTTTTTAAGAGACCATTACAACAAGGGTTGGCAACCTGATTTAAAAAACAAAAAGCGAAGGGGTGTTTCTGTTGTTTTAGATAGTGAAGGGAATTTTTTTGTGTGGGGAGTATTGAAAGAAACAGAAACTCACGCGTTAGTATTTGAAGATGAAAAAGTTGCTAAACGTTTCATCGAAGAGCAAGGAGAACTGTTGGAGATGGCAGCACCTTTGTTGTGATAATTAATTTAAAATTTAATAGTAATGAAAACAGTATTTACAAAAGGAATGACCGTTTATGATAATGTATTCTTTCCAAACTCTAAAGGAGAGGTTGTTAGAATAGACAAACACTACGATAGTGAAAGAGTTATTGTAAGGTTTGATAATTGGGACTCTGAAGCTTCTTATACAGAAATAGGGCGATTAGTTGCCACTTATAGTGGGGCTACTCCTACACTTTCAACCTCATCTTACACTCTACAAGGTTTTGAACAGAAAGAAGCCGTGCCAACATTAGATAAAGCTATTAATTGGTTGAAGGATAAGGGTTTGCATAAAATTTCGTTGAAAGAAGCGGAGGCTGTGTATTTCACACCAAAAGAAAATTATGCTGTGTTTGATGCTCTTAGAAGGCTTATAATTCTCCGAGACTATTACAATGAGGGTTGGAAACCTGATTGGACTTGGCCTTATCACGCTTCAACAGTTCACAGGACTCGTCAAACTCAATCCGCAAACTTATTATGTGAGTATGGTTCCCGTGGAGTATAATATCCCTTTATTTATCATTTTGAACGTTGCTACCCTACTCATCAGCCTCTTTGTGCTCATCGCTCCAAGTTATTTGATTTCTCATATCCATCCTGCAAAGTCCATGAGATACGAGTAAATAAAATCTAATATAGGAAACAAAAAGTGCACATAAAGTTTTGAGATGTGCAAAGAAAGAACTATCTTTGCACAAAAATTTTGATATTGTGCAATGGACTCACAACCAAATTTCAACCGCTTTATAGAACAAAGCATCATCAATAATTGGGATAAAGACGCCTTGACAGACTACAAAGGTGCCACGCTTCAATTTCATGATGTTGCCCGAAAGATAGAAAAACTGCACATTTTATTTGCGTAATATGCAGAAACTGCGTATCTTTGCGCCATATCCAAATGGATAACCAAAAGGACACATCGCAAAGGTAGCAAATACCACTCACACAACCAAGTAAAATTACCAACAATGACACAAAAAGAAACAGCAAAGGCTTTCTTTGAGACCAACAAAGTTCTCCAAGAGTCACTAGCGAAGGTGAGAGAAATCGCCATCGAAGCTCAAGAATTAGCGATTGGACTGCGTAAGTCAGTAGACGCAAGTGAAGAGATAATCAACATCGTAGACGCGCTCAACATCAATCTCTACTATGAGCACATTCTCTCTGTAAAATTCCATTTAGAAGATGTTTCAAGATTCTTGAAACCCCTAGTGAAACACGGAAAAGAAGAGGACTTCAGCTTTGCCTCCGAACATATAAAGGCTCTGATAATAGAAGCGGGACTTCGCAGAGACAAAATCAAAGAACTAATCTCCAAACTCGACTAGCCCAACCTCAAGAAGGCGAACCACGGATAACACCAACAACCCAAGGGAGA